CGATGATCCATTCCTTCACCGGCATGCGGTGTCCTTTCGTCGATGTTTCACGTGGAACATTGCGCCGTCAGGTCAAGGGAACACCCCGCCGGGGAGAGGTGGCGGGGTGCTCGGCTTGAGGTGACGGGGTCAGTGCTGCCCGACGAGCAGACGCTCGGACAGGCGGACCGCGATGCCGTCGTCGCGAATGTAGCTGTCCTGCGTGAGCACGAGCGGCGCACCGATGATCTCGGCGGTGTGCTCGTCGCAGAACGGACGCTGGTCCTCGATCTCCTCGCGCGGGTCGTCCTCGCGCACGTAGTAGGCGGCGTAGTAGTAGCAGTCGTCGCCCATGTGGCAGGCCACACGCGTCCACAGTTCCGTGTGGAACAGGTACACCACGTGCCCGGTGTGGCTGACGATCATGTCGAAGCGGCAACGCTGGCCGTTCCGCTGGTTCGTGTCGTGCCACTGGTGGTGCGTGTACTGGAGGGAGGGGAGTGCGGTACAGAGGTCGATCGAGCGGTCTCGGTCGACCACCGTGACCACGCCCCGGCCCGGGGAGCGGTGCCGCATGAACGCGTAGTCGGTCACGGTCTCGGAGTTGTCCCGCACTTCGAGCGGGATCTCCACGGTGAGGGTGTCGGTCATGTTGTCGCCTTCCTGGGCTGTCGATGTTTCACGTGGAACATTCACGCCGACTGGCGCATCTGGTTGATCGCGAACCGCACGAGTGCGCGTCCCTGGTCCACGGCGTCCGGCAGGTTACGGGCGGTCGCGCCGTCGGCGAAGACGTACCGGCCCTCTTCCTGCGCCACGACCAGCGCACGCCCGTCGGTCAGGTCGGCGTACACCAGCTCAAGCGTGTCGAGCTGCGCCTTCAGTTCTTCGGTGACTCCCATGTCCTGCCTTCCATGTTTCACGTGAAACAATCACGCGTGCTTGTTTCTCAGCGCTGGCCGAGCATCCGGCGCTTCGGCTTCGGCATGGTGTGGATCTCGCCCATGCTGCGCTCGACCTTGAGCTGATAGAACTTCTGGTGCCCGGTCTCGCGCGAGTGCACGTCGAACCACACACTCCAGGAGGGGTTGTCGATCGTGGTCAGCGGACTGTACTCGTTGCACTCCCGGCAAGCGTTGGCGCGGAATTCCAGATGCTGCGCATCGGGGTCGATGGACAGTACGCGGCTCACCTCGGCGCTCATCTGCTCTCCTCCTTCTTCAAGATCCACCACACGTTGGTGCTCCCCGACGGGACCACCTTGACGCGGACGAACAAGTCGGGCCGCAGCCTCTCGCGCTCGTGCTTGAAGCGCATCGCGGTTGACCATGCCGCCTCCCATCCGTGATCTATGGACACGAACTCCCACCCCTTGGGGATGCGACTCGACTTGATCACAGATACACCTATCGTCCGTGCCACGGGGACGCCCCCACGGTTCCACGTGAAACATACGTGACCGTGGAGACGCCCCGAAGCGGGACGCTCAGGTACTACGGACGCAGCGGGACGATCGCCACGCCGGTGCTCTCGTACGTGCGCAGCGAATCGAGCGCGTTGACATACGCGCTCGCACCACCGCACCCGCCCATGCGGATCACCGCGTCACCGATGCGCGGATGACTGCGCACCATGCGGTCGAGTGCCGTGCACAGGTCGGCACCGTCCTTCTCGTCGACGAGCAGGCGTGATCGGAACATGATCACGCCGTCGTCCCGCCCGTGCAGGGTGGGCAGGCTCTTGCGTCGGGACATCATCGTTCCCCTTCCTGGTTGTCAGCGGACGTCGCCGAAACCGAGCGATTCGCAGTCGGCCACACCCATGCGCGCCGTCCAGCGGATCATCTGCTCACCGTTGCGGAAGTTGTCCGTGATCACGTCGCCGCGCGTCTCACGCACCACACCGATCAGGTCGCCCGTGCGTCGCCCCGTACGGCAGTCGGCCGTGCGCTGCGCGTCGGAGTAGCCGAAGTACCACAGGACGGCAGCGTCCTCCCTCGTGCCGTCCCTCATGCACTCGGCCGCGTAGTCCGGGTCGCTCGGGAACCCGGTCTCGCAGATGCTCACCTTCGACACGGTGGACGCGGCCCCCTCCGTGGCGGACGCGCTGAACAGCGCTGCCAGCCCCAGGAACAGGCCGGTGACCGTGCCGAACGCCAGACCCGTGCGCGCACGGCGCGCCTTGTGGTTCATCATTCCTGCTGTCTCCTGTCACCTTCGGTTTGTCACGCCGCGCGTGCGGTAAGCACACGCTTTGTCGAATGCAGCGGCTTACCGTCCAACAGCGTCGGACAGATGAACCCCTGCGACAGCAGCCGGACAGCCAACGGCTTGCCCGTGCTGCGGCTGAACGCGACCCGGTCCAGCCGGATCGCCCGGTACGCGGGACCCCACACCCCATCAGGGGTGCGGTCCACCACGCGCACGATGCGTGCGCCGATCTTCGCCACGTCGAAATCGAACGGTTCGACCACGCGCGTCACCTTCACGTACTGACCCGGAACGATCGCCCGGTCCGGCCGCTTCAGTTGCTTGAAGTACGACACGCGCACCGGTGCGCGGTGGTCCATGGCGGAGGCGAACAGCTGTCGTAGGTCGTACTGCTCATCCTCCGCCGTGCACATGCGGTACCCGAACACGGGTTATCCCTCCCTAGAAACAGGCGTCCCCACCCGGCGCGATGATCGTCCGGTGACGCCGGTTACCATCCTTGTCGATCTCGTACTGGACGGTCGAGTTGTCCGCGTAGTGCACCACACCCGACTCGTTGCCCGCGTACTCCGTGTCCGGACGCCACATCGGCGCGACCTCCCGCCGGTAGTGCATGCGCTCGTTGTACGCGCGCTGCGCACGGCGCATCGCTTCAACGTGGTCGTACGTCACTTCCCACCGCTTGAGCGGGTCGAACAGCCCGTACGTCGGTGCACCCTCACGCCCCAAGTGCACATTGTCCGGCCGGGCCGGGTACGGACGGCCGCCGGTGCGGTGGGTGAACAGCCGCTCCCGCAGCGCGAACCTCAGCAGCCCCATCGACGTGGTGATCGTGCGCGTCTCACCCGGTACCTCGCGCACCACGCCATCGGTGCCGATACGCGTTTGCGGACGCTTGTGGATCGTGAACATGATCATTCTCCTCTCATCCATGCGGACAGGGGACCCAATGTTCCACGTGAAACATTGAGCCCACGACCCGCACGACCAGGTCAGTGCAAGGCGAACGCCGCCCGGTAGTGGAACCCCTTCGCACCGGACGTCTGACTGGACGACCGCCGGAACGCCTGCCGATACCCCTTGTTCTCCTGCACCCACTTACGGGCCGCCTTGTCCGCCGACGCCGACGCGCCCTTGCTTTTGCTCACGGGGCATATCACCGTCACCCACAGCACGCTGCGCACGCGCTCGATCTTCAATTCCGTCATGTCGATTGTCACCTTCCGTGTGGACACTGGGCGCAGCGCTCGCACGATGTTTCACGTGGAACACTGCGCCCCGAACCCGCACGGTCAGATCTGCAACGTGCCGTCTGCCTTGATCCATGCGACGGTCACGTAGCGCACGGCGGCCAGTTGCTCACCACGCAAACACGTGAAGCACGCCGCCTTGTTGCTCTTGTCCGGCATGCGCAGGTAGTTGCACGGGTTCGGACTGGAACAGAAGTCGCATGCACGGGCGACCACCTTGCGCAGCCGCTGACTCTCCGCGTCGAGCACCCGTACACTCGGCCACGCGTTGATCGTCGGGTGCGTGGACGTGTCCATGTGCCAGGACACGAACGTGACCGTGCTGTCCTCCGGTACCGCCGCCTTGACGGCGCGGAGCACCGCGCGCCTCACCTCACCCTGATCGTCGGTGTGGACGTTCCACCAGGCGCGTGCCTTGTGGATCCACCCCGGTCCGGCCGAACGATCAGCCGGGCCCGCATACTCAATGATCATGCCGTCACCTCCTGCGCCACGTTGACCGGACGGCCCGACAACCGCGCCGCGAACGCGTGCGCGTCGTCCTCCGCCATCGGCTTGATGTACGCCCGATGCGTGTACGCGCCGTCGTACCGGAACACGCCCCATCGCGCGTCACCCTCGCCATCGACGAACTGCACCCGGTACCCCTCCGGCCCCGTGAACACCCACCGATTACAGATGAACGACATCCCGTTCGGGTTACCCGTCGGGTAGTCGATGCTGCGCGCCATAACAGCCCCTCTCTTCGCTGACCATTCCCAGCGCACGCCAGGACCGGGCGTGCATGTTCCACGTGAAACATGCACCCCGGACGTTGCGCGCGTCAGTACTCGATCGGCCCGTCCCATCCGCACGATGCGTAGTTGGATGAGCTGTCGTCGTAGTACATTTCGTCGTCGGTGTCCTCACCGTTCGCGCCGTACCCCGCCGCGATGTTCTCCGCCGCCGACACACCGGCATCCATGCAGTCATCGCACGGCGCACCATGCGTGCACACGTAATGCCCTGACGCGAACGAGCCGTCCTCACAGTGCAGACACCCGACCACACCGGCGACCCGCTTGTGCCACCCGGACGCGTCCACGTGCCCGTGGTCCACGTTCGTGCACTGCATCGCGTGCGCGAACCTCTCCGCACTCGCACGCGTCACGTCCGTCGGACGGTCCGTCACGCGCCAATGATCGAGGCACACAGGCCCCCACATGAGCGCCACACCCGGCAACCCAACTACCGGATACGGGACCGCCGTCGCCAACGCCACCGTCATATCTCACCCTCCGACCGTCACCACTCAGCGATGCGCCGAGACCGGGAATGCACGCCCACGATGTTTCACGTGGAACATGCACCCCGGACACCAGAACACCCCTACGGCACATACTCCGAAACGAACGACACCCAACCACGAGCCTCAACCATCACGACCTGCGGAATGTCGTCCTTCAGAACCAACACGCCATTCCCTTCCTAGTTGTCGTTCGGCGTGACAGCAATCGCGACCATGAGCGCGACTCCAGCCCCGACCATCACCACGATGGCAACCCACATACGCATTCCTCCCTGGTCATGCATGGGGGGGGGTGCCTGTACGAGACAGACACCCCCAAACGTGACCACGCAGGACCTAGTCCATGAGCGCGACGACCGACCGCACCGACCGCATGAACGTGGCCGTGCGGTACGGGCCACGCCTCACGATGCCGTATGCCATCCGTACGCTCACGTCACCCGGACACGCAGCGTTGATCACAGCCTCCGAACCGTTGCCCCGGCCCATGAGGACGTGCCCGGCCATACGGCGCCTGAACCCGTCCGGCACCCATACCCGAGTGCCACGAGAGCAGTGCGGGCAACGCTCGAAAACAACGCGACGCGTTTCCCCGTCGACAGTCACCCTGATCCACGAACGCCTGAACATATCTCTCCCCTTGCTGTCAGACCGGACGGCCTGAAACACCGTAGGGACACCGTTCTGAAACGGTGCCCCTACGGTCCAACCACTGCCCGGAACTACCACCCATGGGTGGGGAGATCGGCGCCGCCCTTACGCAAACGCTTCAACTCCACCTGCACCGGGTCGACCATGCGCCCCTTGGGGACGAACTTCTCCCCACGGCCCTCAATGCGCTCCCGAAGCTTTCGCTCCGCGACTTTACGCGCACGGTGCCGACGCTTCGACGCCTTAGTCCGCTTAGCGGTCTCCAGCCGGAAACCATCACGGTCAACCCGTTCGACGATCTCGCGGTCACCACGCTCACGCAGGGAGCCGTCAAGCCGCGCAGATGCAGGCTCAATCTCACCCGTAGCGGGATTACGCCACGTCCGACGGGGAGCGTCCGGGTTGTCCTCCGCCATCGGTGCCCCATCGAGGCACGCTGGCAGACCACCCTTCGGGAGCGCGGGACGCGTCCAATTGGTGAGCGCACCCTCATTCCCGTTCATGTTCGGTCCCTGAACCATGGCCACGCCATCGATTGCGCCATGATCCCGATTGCCGATCGGGGCACGCTCCGCTACCGGAACGGGACCCTTACGCCCCTTGGACCGCAGCTCACGAGAGCGCGCATCCAACTTACGGGCGTCCGCAATCGCCGCTTTCTTGTCGCCCGAACGGAGAGAAGCAACAATCTCCGCATTCGATTCACCAGCGTCGCCGGACAACGGAGCCAACTCCGCCCTACGGCGCAACTCCGCCTCGCGCGGGTCACCCTTGGCCGACCCGGTGTCAACAATGTCGACAGTCGGTTCGGTCAAGCCGGTGCCACGCTTACGCGTGTCCTCCGCCATGGCAGACGAGCACGTCTTGCAGCGCTCACCCTTGGACGGGATGAGCCGTCCAGCTTCCATAACGCGACCGCACACGCCCTTGACGGTGTCACGGTCGATCGGTCCGGCCGGAACGAGGAACGCGTGTCCCTTGCCAGTGGCGTAACCCAACCACCGGGGCGCACGGACCTCATTCTTGATCGTACGCGGCATAATGCGCGCACTGGTCCCCTTGGCTGTCCCATAGCGAGGCAGCGGAGGAACCGGACTAGTTGCCAACTTGCGCATAGCGCATCCTTCCGATTGTCACCCTTCAAGGGGCGAACGGAGGCGACACACGTTCCCTACGGGAAAGGTCACACACCGTTCGCCACCTTACGAACGGGGGAGTCACTGGTTTACAACCCGCAGGCAGTCATCCCAGACTTACGCTCCCCCACCGGCCTCTCCGCTACGCAGAGAAGACCCCTCCCCCCGTTCAACTTGCGAGGTATTCCGGGGAGGTAAGTTGGCGTTTTCGCCCATTGGCCACAGCTAGCGAATGACTGCCGTCCGGGCCTCCGTTCTACAGGGGGTTATCCGGCGAGTACGTCATCCCGCACCACCACAGTCGTAACCGTTAGAGGCGTCAGGGCTAGAGGGCCGATCGCACGTAAGCAAAGTGATGTGCGAACCCGGATTGACGCGCGCATGCATGAGTGGTCTGAAATAGCACCCTGACCATGCGCCCTCTTGGACACACGGGTATCCTCACCCGATCACTCCGGGGTCTCAGGTTCTCTCGACACCCAACCCCACCTTGGGGGTTCTGTCGGTCCCTTATCCCGCACTATGGGGCACGGGGTTACAGGGTCCCTCGTCCCGCCGGTGATTGCGGAAGTCATAGGGAACTCACGCATACGAGACACACGTGTCTCGGTATGGGCATATTGCACGCTGTTCAGTTCTCAATGGACCGGCCGAAGCCAATCCGCACAAGCCGAGGAGACTCCTGGCGCTGTGCCAGGTCGGCATACGTCGGCGCACTCCCGCACGCGGGGGGCCAACCACTCTCCTTCCATAGGGAACCAGACCCTTCGGGGGAGGGAACCTCCCCCTTGGGGTGACCCCAGTCTATCAGAGCCCCGGGGTCCTGTCCCCCCTTCGGTCCGGGCCTTTCGGCCCTTCCCTCCGGGAGTCCCCCGCTGGGGGAGGGAACCTCCCCCTTGGGGTGACCCCAGTATATAGGGTCGTTGGTCTCGTAACCGTAACGCGAAGGTAACGGGCGTATAACGGACGTATGAGTATGGTCGTGCTCGTTTGAGCGCTCCGGTGTGCATGCCCGTGCTCAACTGAGCGTGAACCGGCATGCCGCTCATGTGAGCGCAGGGTGACGCAACTGAGCGTGAACCGGCATTGGCTCAAAGGAGCGGATGTCTGCTCATGTGAGCGCTCATACGAGCAGCACCCCTGCTCATATGAGCGACTACTCACAGCTATGTTACCGCTACGTACAGTTACCTCGAAAATGATCATGGCCGGGCGCGCGGTCCCTCAAGATTTTTGCACCCTCCACGAACCTCTAAAGAATTCCGACATAACGGGCAAATCACCCGTCGGCCTTCAGGAGGTTCATGACCCGCTCGTACAGCCCGCCGTTACGTTCCTGCCCCACGGTCGCAAGCGCCAGCATCACGTGACTGCTCGCCTCGGCCAGCTCGGGTGAGCACCGGTGGCAGAAACCGAAGCTGGCGCAGTGGATGGTGGACCGACAGCCGGTCATATGCCGGGGCGGCAGCACCTCCGCCCCGAACACCCCGACCCGTAGCCGGTCCAGGACGATCGTCCCCTGCGTGCTGGTCTGGACGTACCCCTTGTCCCGCAGATCCCGGACCGCCTTGGCCGCTGTTTCGGTGGCCACGCCGAACTGCTCGGCGATGCGGGGAATCGGCGGGAGCTTCTGTCCGGGCATCAGATCATGGGTGTCGATGGCCTGCTCGAAGTGCCGGGCGATTTCCTGGTATCGAGGAATCTTCCGCACGGGGCCAGGGTCACTGTCCATCACTTTCCCTCTCGCCTTCGACGAGCCTCCGCCTCGGCACGCTCTTGTTCCAGCCTCCGCTGCCTGTGTGCCGTCAGATCACATTGCTGAGCGGCGCCATAGGTTGCATGCGGATGTCCGGAGTTGTTGCAGTACCAGGTCGAGTCTCCGTCAGCCATCTTGTCTCCTTCTTCCTTCTTACCCCGGTCATAGAAGAGTTGGCACCCCGACAGACACAGACATATGCCGTGGTGTAGGGTGCGCCACTCTTTTCGCCTACAGCCCCACCACTGTGCGCAGGGAACGCTCGACCTCGACCATTGTCTCCATGGACAACTTGCCGAGGTCTTCCTTGAGTTCTTCCTGATGCACCATGCCGATGTCCCGGCAGATCACGTACCCGAACACGGGGTCGCCGGACTTGAGCCGGACCGCTCCCCCGGTCCCCTCGTGGTCCTTGCTGGCCGCGACCTGTGCGGTGACGTACTCGTCGTACTCACCGTTGAGGCGGTCGTTGGACAGGATCAGCCCGAGGACCGTGGAGTCCTGCTCCAGGGCGACGCGGTAGATGTGGCCGCGCTTGGCGATGATGTTCATGAAGTGTGTTCCTGGGTGTTCGTGCCGTGATCTTCGCTCGCCGCCTGAAGAACCGAGTCGACCAGGCCGGAGAGATAGCGGTCGAAGCAGGCGTATTCGATCATGGGGGCCAGGGCGAGTCCTGCCTGCTCACAGAAGACGTCGAAGGCGATGACTCCGTCCAGAGGGTCACCGTAGTCGAAGCTGGCCACGGGGTTGTACCACTCCTCCTCGGTCCAGGCGGAGGGGGATGGATCGGCGCACCTCAGTACGGTTCCGTGTCCGCGCCGGTAGCGCATGTAGTAGTACCGGCCCTCGGTGTCCCATGCGTTCCACTGCGAGGGGAATCCCAGGGATGTCTGCTCGGCCTTGACGATGACCACAGGGTTGTTCACGCGGTGGCCTCGCCGTCGAGGAAGGGGCGAGCGACGCGATGCCTGCGCATGGCCCTTCGCCAGGTGATCCGCTCCGGGTCACGGGCGTCGACTTCCGCTGCCCGCCGGTAGGAGAGTTCGAGGGCCTTGTCGGCGACGGCCCGCCGTCCGAGGACGACGAGGTCGTGCAGCACTTCGGCTTCGGACGCGTTCTCCTTGACCGGCTTTCCGAGGAGATCGGCCAGTGCGTCCGCCTTGTTGGTTCCCGTGATCCTCAGTGTGGTGAGGTCGGCGAGGTCTTCCCTGTCGAGCGGCACATGCTTTCTGACTTTTCCGTTCTTCTCCGTCATGCCTCAACTTTAGCAGCGGATGTGGGCCACTGCGAGTGGAGTACATGCATCAGATAAGAACCCACCCACCAGGTGTACGCAGGCGGTACGGCTTGACGGAGGCCGTCCTGGTTGGCCCACGGCATCCCCATGGCATCCCCCGCCTCCCATACCCCGGAGAAGTTCCCGGCGATGGACCAGTACTCCCCCTCGCGCGGCTTGCGCCCCATGGACGCGACCGGGGCGGTGTGCTCAGGGTGCGCCGGTGGCTCGGGCCGCTCGATGTTGCCGAACTCGATGAGCCGGTGCCGATACATGGGCAGGCCGAACATGGCACCGCACAGGACGACGGGATCGACGAGCGGGGCACCGACGACGTTCTCGATGACATACGGCGTACGCAGTCCCCGTGCCCTCATCTCGCCGAACGCCTTCCGCAGGCCAGGGATGTAGTCGGCGTGCCGGTACCGGCCGGTGGCCGCGCCCCTGGCTCTGGTGTGGGCACGACAAACCGGGGACGCGTGGATGGCGTCGTATTCATGGCCGCGCTCTCTCACGTATTCCAGGGCGTCGGCCTGTATGAACTCCATCTGCGGTGGATGCAGCGGCATGGGCCGTACGTCCACGCCGGTCACATCGAACCCGGCGAGGTGGTACCCCCATCCGGCACCGCCCTGCCCACAGAAAAGGTCGAGCAGACGCGGTCGCGCCATTCCCTACGCCTCGTCCACCAGGACGAGCTTCTCCTCGGGGAGCAGCTCTGCCACGGAGGGCCTGCGTCCGGCCAGATCCCAGTCGCCGCAGTGAGCGCCACGGATGGACGACACGAAGTACCGGCGGTGTCCACCGTGGGTCCGGGTGCTGCGGATGCGCCCCTTGTCCGACCACATCACCAGCGTCCGTGTGGACACGCCGAGAAGCGTGGCCGCCTCGCGCGGGGTCAGAAGAGCTTCGAACACGTCCTCTTCATTGGGGACGTTGGTAAGCGTGTCGGTCACGTGATCTCCAAGTCGACATGTTCCTAGATCCATTTGAAGGTATACCCATGAGGGTTTCCCCACGTAGGTAGATTCTGCAAATTTTTTCGTTTTTTCTGTGTGACCTGGGAAAACGACCTGAACGATCGCCATCCAACTTGTCGATGATGTGACACGCGCCACATAGTCGGATGGGTATTTATAAACAATATTCACTTCGTATACTGGAATCCGGACACGCTGGCACCCATCGCACTGTGCCGCTGTCCTGCTCCTGGGGGCAGGAGAAAGCGCCCGTACGTAACACGTACGGGCGCTTCTCTTGCCCTGCTTCCAGAGAACCTCGGCAGGTATCAGTGAGCGACAACCTCCCCAAGCCCTTCACGGGCAACGAAGAGTTCTTCCCCGACCAGCGGCCCGACGACTACCCGGGCTACCACAACTGGAAGCGGGACAGGGAAGCCTCGCGCCTCTCCGCGATCGGGCACAGCCCCGACGAGATCGCCGAGATCCTGAACCTCACCGACTACGAGACCAAGCTCCCGGACCCCCGCCGTGCGATAGCGGCGATCCGGCGCGGGCTCCACGCGGTCTACCGCTTCTCGGCGGACGAGACCAAGCTCCAAGAACTCCAGTCGCTGGACGAGATGGAGCGGCACCTGTGGGGACAGCTGCGCCGTGAACACGTCCTCGTGCAGCAGGGCCGGGTCATCATGGTCGAGGGACAGGTCGTCCAGGACGAGCGTTTCGTGCTCGAAGCCCTGGACCGCATCCTGAAGATCAAGGAACGGCGGGCCAAGTACCTGGGTCTGGACGCACAGGTCCGCCTGTCCGTCGAGGCCGACCAGATCGGCAGCGAGATCAGCCAGCTCATCGCGATGATCAACGCGACCGAGGACGTCACCAAGGCTGTCCTCGACACGGGCGACGACGAATGACCAGCCGCTGGCTGGCCAGCAGCGGGGAGATCTGGAAACGGCTTCCCGAGATCCGCCGGGAAGAGCTGCGCAACTGGCTGCGCATGAACGGAGTCGATCCCTACCACGTCCCGGTCGACAGCGACGTCACGGTTCGTGAGATCTCACCCGGCACGTGGGTGATCGACTACGAGGCACACGTACTCACCGAGGACGGCCGGGTGCAGGTGTCCCCGACCGACCCCGATGACGTGTACGTACAGACGAAGACGACTCCGCTGGAGATCAACCCGCCGATGTACCTGCTGACGCCGGTCGAGGACTAGCGCACCATCCCGATGAACTGCGCCCAGGTGGCGGGAGCCACCCGGATCCCCGGAATGGCGCGGTCCTTCGTGTCACGCACACGGACGGACAGGGCGTCCGCCTTCGTCTCCACACACGTGTTGTTGGCGGCCGTGTAGCTGGCCGTCTTCCAGTCCCAGCCGGTTGTGCAGCTGGACGCCTTCTGCTCCATCTTGCGTCTCCTTCTCTCACCAGGACCAACGAACTTACCACCACCGCAGCAGAGTTGCCGGAGAACGACATGACCGCTCCCAACACCGCCCCATCCATGCACCGGCACACGGTCGCCCTCCTGAACCCGGCGTCCATGACGACGTACACCCGCGACGTGATGGCGGCCTACTTCGTCGAGGACCAGTCGCTGGTGCTGTTCAAGAACAGCGCGCACCAGGTCGTGGCCGCGTTCAAGTCGGACCTGTTCGTGTCGGCGCACCGCGAGGACAGCGCGAGTGACAACGGAAGCTGAACTCGGCGGGCTCGATCCCCAGGGAATGCAGGAGCTGGTCGAGCGCCTGATCCGCACCGGTGACACCAAGCGCCTGAAGATCGTCCGCGATCAGCTCAAGGCAGCGGTTGACCGCAAGCAGTCGAACCAGCGTCAGTCCAAGTACATGACGGACCCCGCACTGTGGGTCGACGAACGTCTCGGACAGGCGGTCTGGTCGAAGCAGCGGGACATCCTGGAGTCGGTACGCGACTATCGCCGTACCGCCGTGCACAGCTGTCACGGCATCGGCAAGTCGCACGTCGCGGCACTCGCCATCTCCTGGTGGCTGGACTCGCACCCGCCCGGCGAAGCGTTCGTGGTGACGACGGCTCCGACGACGGCGCAGGTCCGCGCGATCCTCTGGCGCTACGTGCGCCGGTTCCACAAGTCGGTGGGTCTGCCGGGCCGCGTGAACCAGACCGAGTGGCTGATCGACGAGGAGATCGTCGCCTACGGCCGCAAGCCTGCCGACCAGGACGAGTCGGCGTTCCAGGGTATCCACGCCCGGTACGTACTGGTCGTGATCGACGAGGCGTGCGGCGTGCCGGAGCAGCTCTGGGTCGCGGCCGACGCCCTGGCCACCGGCCCGGACTGCCGCATCCTCGCGATCGGCAACCCCGACAACTCGGCGACGCACTTCTTCAAGGTGTGCCAGCCCGGCTCGGGATGGAACACCATGGGCATCTCGGCGTTCGACTCACCGAACTTCACCGGCGAGCACGTCAGTGAGAACGTCGCCGCCTCGCTGGTCTCCAGAGTGTGGGTCGACGAGAAGAAGCTGGACTGGGGCGAGGACAACGCCCTCTACCGAAGCAAGGTGCTCGGCGAGTTCTCGGTCGACGCGGCGGACACGGTGGTGAGGGCATCCGATGTGGCAGCCTGCCGACTGGACCCGGAGACCAAGTACTCCCCCGCTGATCTCTCGCCTGTGGAACTGGGCGTGGACGTGGGCGGTGGTTCCGACGAGACGGTCATCCGCGAACGCCGGGGCATCCTCGCCGGACGCGAATGGCGGATCCGGACGGACCGACCCGAGAAGATCGCACCTCTTGTACTGCGAGCACTGCGGATCAGTGGTGCGACCAAGGTGAAGATCGACTCGATCGGTGTCGGCTTCGGCGTGATCGGCGAGCTGCGCAACGCGGCCCGTCGGGGCGAGCATCAGGCGCAGATCGTCGGCGTGAACGTCTCGACGAAACCGCACGACAAGAAGAAGTTCGTGAACCTGCGGGCCGAGATGTGGTGGACGATCGGCCGGGAGTTCTCCGCTTCCGGAGCGTGGGATCTGTCCCAGATGGAGAACGCGGACACCGCATGCGCCCAACTCCTGTGGCCTCGTTGGTTCCTGGACTCCAAGGGCAAAATCCAGGTCGAGCCGAAGGACGACATCATCCGCCGCTGCGGCAGGTCGCCGGACAACGCTGACGCGTTGCTGCTGGCGTACTACAACGGCACGACACCACGTATGCGCTTCCTGTGACTCGGCATCCGGGCGCGCACGAGGGGAGAACCCATGGAGCAGCTCGAAACACGCCACGAACCGACCGTCGTCCGTCAGGTTCAATCCTGCACGGGTACGGAACACGCCATGCACCGTGAGCTGACGGGTCTGGTCCTCTACTACTGCAACTGCGGGTACAGCACCGGCTGGGTTTCGGTGGACACGGTGGTATCGCCGGACGCTTTCATTGCCGACCATCCGCCGTACTTCCGCGTACAGGGGAGTCGCTGATGCACGCGAGTACGAGGAAGACCCTGCTGCCCAAGCTTGCACCAGGGGCAGCAGGGTCGATCATGTCGGGCCTTCTGGCCCTGGCCGCCGTCGCGCTGGTCGCGTTCGGCATCGGGATGATCTACATCCCGGCAGGAGTGATCGCCGCCGGTCTCGGCGCTGCGGTACTCCAGTGGCAGTTCTTCGCCGGTCAGTGATCAGGCGCTCTTGCGGCCGAACGCACGAGTCGGATCCTGTCGCCTCGTCTCTCCGTAAATACGGGTCGCGTCCTTCTCGACGTCGTCGGAGTCGCATTCCGTCTCAATGCCCACGAACTTGATCGTCGTGCCGAGCGCGTCCATGTACCGCCGCAGTGACGGGAACATGACGTCCGGGTAGCTGGCCTCGATGCGGCTCACCTGCGTGTTGCTCACGCCCATCTTCTTTGCCATCTGCGCCTGGGAAAGCCCAGCCTTCCTGCGCAGATCCGCGAGCGTCATGGTCATTTCTGTCTCCTTCGTTTCCTTTGAACAGTAGAACAGGAGCGCGCATGGGACGCACACTGCTCGGCGCGGTCCTCAAGAACAAGGCCCCTGTCCCTTACGTCCCACGGGGCGCAGGACGCAGGAGCTGGCTTGCGGGCACCACGCCACCTGGCGGCATGGTCGCCCAGATGCAGGCGCAGGGCCAGGTCGGAACCCTGTTCGCCATCGTCGACCGCATCATCACGGCCTATTCGCAGGTCGAGTGGAAGCTGTACCGCATCCCCCGCGACGGGCGGCGCCGGTACAGCGGCGGTACATCCGGCATGCAGGACAACCGCATCGAGGTCACCAAGCATCCCGCACTGGATCTGTGGCACAAGCCGAATCAGTTCTTCTTCGGCTCCGCTTTCCGTGAGTCGACGCAGCAGCACGAAGAGCTGACCGGCGAGCAGTACTGGATCATCGTACGCCGGTTCAACATCCCCGCTGAGATGTGGTTCGTCCGGCCCGACCGGATGGAGCCGGTGCCGGACGCCAACGACTACCTAGCCGGGTACATCTACCACGGTCCGGGTGGCGAGGACATCCCGCTCAGCCGGGACGACGTCATCTTCATGCGCCGTCCGCACCCGCTGGACCCGTACCGGGGACTGGGTGCCGTTCAGTCGATCCTCGGCGATCTGGACGCGACCTACCTGGCCACCGAGTACAACCGGAACTTCTTCCGAAACTCGGCCACTCCCGGCGGGATCATCGAGGCCGAGAACAACATCTCGGACGAGGACTTCCACCAGTTCCAGGCACGGTGGGCGGAAACCCACAAGGGTGTCGCGAATGCGCACCGGGTGGCGATCCTCGAAGCCGGGATGAAGTGGGTCGACCGCAAGTACACGATGGACGACATGCAGTTCGTCGAACTGCGTGAGGCGTCCCGCGAGACGATCCGCGAAGCCTTCGGCTTTCCGAAGGCGATGACCGGCGCCACCGACGACGTGAACAAGGCCAACGCCTACGCAGGCGAGGTCATGTTCGCCCGGTGGATGACGAAGCCGCGCCTGATGCGGACCAAGGAAGCGCTCAATTGCCTGCTGCTGCCCATGTTCGGCCGCGCAGGTGAGGGCCTCGAATTCGATTTCGTCAACCCGGTCCCCGAGGACGACGAGATCGCTGCCCAGGTGCTGGTGAACAAGGCACAGTCCGCGAAGTTCCTGGCCGACACCGGCCTGTGGGAAGCGGCCGACATTCTCTCCGCCGTCGGCCTGCCCGACATGGCGGAGCTGCCAGAGCCACGCACTCCCCCGCCTTCGGCGCGTCCGGCTCTGCCACCCCCGCAGGAAGAAAACACACCACCCGAGGAGGCGACCAATGCCTTTCATTGAGCTGGCGGCTCAGCGTCGCTCACCGGCGCCTCCGCCGGGGATGCAAGCGCCTGAGAACGCCAAGGACTGGTTCCGCATCGAGAATTCCATCGATGAGGAAGACACGACCGATATCTACGTCTACGAGTCCATCGGCGGATGGTTCGGGATGTGGGCGGATGACTTCATCCGCGAGCTGAAGCAGGTCGCCACCTCGAAGATCAACCTACGGCTGAACTCGCCGGGCGGTTCGGTATTCGACGGCATCGCCATCGCCAACTCGATCCGCTCGCATCCCGCGACGGTCACTGTCTACGTGGATTCGCTGGCCGCGTCCATCGCCTCCGTGATCGCCCTCGCGGGCGATCGGGTCGTAATGATGCCGCAGTCACAGTTCATGGTCCACAACGCATCCGGCGCCGTCTACGGCGATGCGACCGAGATGACGAAGATGGCGGATCTGCTGGACAAGCAGTCCCGCAACATCGCCGAGGCGTACGCACAGCACACCGGCGGCTCACTCGCCGACTGGCAGGCGTACATGGACGCGGAGACCTGGTTCACCGCCGAGGAGGCTGTGGCTGTCGGCCTGGCCGACGAGGTTATGCCGATGAAGCCCGCCAAGGAGGAGGCACCGGCTGCCTCCGCCTCTCCCCATGTCATGAACCGGACATGGGACCTGTCGATGTACCGCTACGCCGGTCGCGACAACGCTCCGGCCCCGCAGAAGCAGGGCACGACCCGGGTCGAACTGAACCTGGCCAACGGAACGGAACAGGTCACCGACCTGCTCCGGGAGGCGGTCCGCCCCGTGACGAACGAAGCCACCGACACCACGTCGGCAACCAGCTCGGAGTCCATTGCGAACATGACCCGTGACGACCTGGTCGCCCTCATTCGGGAAGTCGTGACGACCGCCATGGCGCCCATCGAAGAGGGTTCCGAACCTCCGGCACCTCCCGCGCCGAGCACGCCGGAGTCTCCGGCACCCGAGAACCCGGCGCCGGAGACTCCCGCGCCCGAAACTCCTGCCCCTGAGAACCCCGCGCCTCCGGAGCCGGAACTCAAGGGCACGACACCGGCGGAACCGGCCGAAGAGCCCGACCCCGAGGACGCCGACAAGAAGCTGCCTCCCTTCCTTCAGCCCGATGAGGACGAGGAAGAGGAGGAAGACGAGCCGACCGACGAATGGGCCGGACTCGTCGCCCGCCTCACCGCACCGTCGCCCAGCGCGGACGACGTGTTCACGAGCCTGAAGGAGGCTTGGTAATGTCCACGCCCACCACTCCGCGCAACGACGCCGAACTGGAAGAGCTGTTCAACGACGGCACTGCCGTCAAGGAAGTCTTCGCTTCCCGGGACAACGCTCTGAAGTTCGTGCGGGACTACGCGAACCAGTTCAACGCCGCTTCTCACGGTGACCTTGAGGGCCAGATCGACGCCCAGGTCCAGAGCGGCATCCTCAAGTACCTCGCCGACTCCGGGTCCATCGACCCGAAGGGCGACGCCAAGCGTCTGGACCTGCGCCCGTCGAACTCCACCAAGGGTTCGCGCGTCGGCGACAAGTACAACAAGAACGCTCCGGGCGCCAAGCTCGACGAGCACTTCTCCAACGTCACCGAGTTCATGTCGGCGATCTGGCACGGCGCCCGCACCTCCGAGGCGCTGGCCAACCAGCACAAGATCAAGGAGATCCAGAACTCCTTCGGGTCCACGGTCCCGGCGGACGGCGGATTCCTGATCCCGGAGACGCTGCGCTCCGAGCTGCTGCGCGTGTCGCTGGAGAAGGCGCTGGTCCGTGGCCGTGCGCGCGTCATCCCGATGGAGACGCTCACCGTTCCGTTCCCGATGATCGACACGACCTCCAACGCGTCGAACATCTACGGCGGCGTCACCGCGTACTGGACCGAGGAGGCGGCGTCCCTCACGGACTCCTCGCCGACCTTCGGCCGCGTCAAGCTGGAGGCCAAGAAGCTCACGGCCTACAGCGAGATCCCGAACGAGCTGTTCGCGGACTCGATCATCTCCCTGGAGATGTTCATCAACGAGATCTTCCCCGAGGCCATCGCCTGGTTCGAGGACCAGGCGTTCATCGGTGGCTCCGGCGTCGGTGAGCCTCTCGGCTTCCTGAACGCTTCGGCCACGGTCGAGGTCTCCAAGGAGTCCGGCCAGGCTGCGAACAGCATCGTCTGGGAGAACATCGTCAAGATGTACGCCCGGATGCTTCCCAGCTCGCTGGACTCGGCGGTGTGGGTCGCCCACATCGACACCTTCCCGGAGCTGGCCACCATGGCGCTCTCGGTCGGTACCGGCGGCTCCGCGATCTGGCTGAACAACGGTGTCCAGGGTCCGCCCATGACGATCCTGGGTCGCCCCGTCGTGTTCACCGAGAAGGTCAACACCCTCGGTACGGCGGGTGACATCAACCTGGTCGACTTCTCGTACTACCTGATCGGTGACCGGCAGGCGATCCAGGCCGACACCTCGCCGCACTACCGCTTCCAGAACGACCAGACCACGGTGCGCTTCATCTCGCGCCTGGACGGCCGCCCCTGGATCCAGTCGGCGATCACCCCGAACCAGGGCTCCAACACCCTCTCGCCGTTCGTACGGCTGGAGACCCGCTCCTGATCTGAGCGGACGCACGCACGCCGGTTCTTCGTGAACTGGCGTTTTTTGATGCCGTCGTTCGGCGGCATCTCGACCCCCGGGCGGCAGTAAAACCCCGCCCGGGGGCTCGCAACGCAGGCACCGGCACCCCTGCGCCAAGTATCGCGCCGTACTGAAAGGACCAGACCATGAAGGGCCTGGGACGCGTTTTCAACGTGGTCGCCGCCGCGAGCGGTGTTCACATCCCCCTCAAGCAGGGGCTGGCTGTCTCGTTCGTGACCTACCTGGACGCAGGCTCGCAGATCGCCACCGTCAAGCAGTCTGTCGACGGTGCGTCTGAGGCGGCTCTGTCTGTCAAGGGCTACCCGCACAAGGCTCCGGGTGTCGGTGGCACCTGGACCGCCATGTCGGACACGGAGGCGTCCTCGTTCGACCTGGCCGACGACGCCACCAACGACTGCATGGTGTTCACCGTCGGGCACGAGCAGCTCGACGACGGTTACAACTGCGTCGAGGTCACGGTCGACGGCGGCATCTGCGTCGCCATCGTTCACGACCTGCTCGTGCAGCGGAAGCCCGCCAACCTCGCACGCAACGTGGTCTGAGGGGGCTGACACATGAGCACGATCATCCATGGCAACCAGCTCCGGGACATCGGTCTCGGACGCATGGCCAGCAACTCGATCACCCAGTCCGGCGCCGGTACCCAGAGCGTCTTCACCGTCACCGGCGGCCTCGTTCTGGTCACTTCGCTGGTCGGCCGTGTCACCACGGCCATCACGGTGGCGGGCACGACCAAGCTGACCGCCAACCCGACTGCCGGTACGAGCGTGGATCTGTGCACCGCCACGGACCTCGGTACGACCGACACGGCGGCTGGCGAGATCCTCGTCGTCACCAAGGGCGCTTCGATCGCCATCGGCGCTGACGACCTCACCGGGTTCCCGCTCGCCGTGGAAACCGGCGTCATCGAGCACACCGTCGCCACCGGCGGCGATGGCGTCATCAAGTGGTACTGCACCTGGGTTCCGCTGGACGACGGCGCGACCCTGACCGCTGCCTGATCAACACCTCGGAGTAACTGATGCCTGCAAACCTGCGGACGTGCGCGAGCTGCTCCACGCAGTATGCGCTGGACCTGGCTGCGTGCCCGCATTGCGGCAGCAGTGACTACGTCGAACAGGAGGGGGTCGTCGCTCGACGACTCCCTCTGTTCGTCACCGTTTCCTGCGCCGACTGCGGACGCGGACCCTGGACGGTGCGGATGCAGTCCGTCACCTCCGGCCTCATCGAACTTCCGACTCTGGCCTGCGCCTCGTGCGGTAGCCGGGTGCCGGTCACCTGGCCTCCCGAGGAGGAGCCGATGTCCCCCAAGATCACCGTCACTGGCGGTGCCACCAACGCTCGCGAGGCGAACGTCTCCCCGGTCGCTGTCGCGAGTGCGCCCCAGGTCGTAGCCGAGGACGACCTGGGGCATCCAACCCCTGAAGAGACGACGGTCGAGGCTGTTGTCGAGGCGGACGAGCCCGCTGTCGACTACGACGGCATGACGCTGGCGGAGCTTCGCGCTGCCGCCGACGCTGCCAGGCTCCCGACCTACGGTACGAAGGCGCAGCTCATCGAGCGCCTCAAGGGCGCCGACGAGGAGTAGGCCATGGGGTCCTGGTACCAGCTCTCCAGCATCTACGCCGAGGCGATCGGCTACGTCGAGCAGGAGAAGTCAGAACCCCCGACGGCCTGCCCTTACGACGGCGAGCCTCTGGACCAGGGCCCTGACGGCAGCCTGTTCTGCCAACTCGGCAACTATTCCTGGCCGCGTATGCGGCGTCTGATCTGATCTCCCGGGAGGGCTGATGGCAATCACCACGCCCGTCTACACCACCCGGGAGACGATCAAGCGCGCACTCGACCAGGGCGAGGTTGCGCGCAACAACCGCAACATCGACCGCTGCATCGAGTCCGCGTCCCGCAACGCCGAGCTGCTGTGTCACCGCACGTTCTACCCGCACATCGCGACCAAGTACTTCAACTGGCCGAATGCACAAGGGTCGTTGCCGTGGCGACTGTGGCTCGATGACAACGACCTGATCTCCCTGACGACGGCCACGTCCGGCGACGATTCGATTCCGACAGGGAACATCCTGCTGGAGCCGAACACCTCCGGCCCGCCGTACAACCGGATCGAGATCAACATCGGGACCTCGTCGGCGTTCGGCGGCGGGTCGACGTACCAGCGTGACATCACATTGACCGGCCTGTGGGGCTGGAACGACGAGCACATCAACACTGGAGCGACGATCGAGGCGCTCGACGCTTCCGAGACGGAAGTCGACGTCGATGCCGAGGTCGGGGTTCAGGTGGGCGTCGGATCGATTCTGAAGATCGACAGTGAACGTCTCCTGGTGACAGAGCGACGCCAGCTCGACACCGGGCAGACCGTCGGAGGAGCAGGACTCACCGTCTCGAAGGGCGACACCTCGCTGACGGTGGCCGATGGCACGTCCTTTGCTGTCGACGAGACGCTCCTCATCGGCTCCGAGCGCGTCCTGGTCACGGAGATCGCTGGCAACACGCTTACCATCGAGCGCGCCTTCGAGGGATCTACCTCCGCTGCCCACGCGGCCGATACGACGATCTACGCACCGCGCACTCTCGTGATCGAGCGTGGCGCCCTGGGGAGTACCGCTGCGACACATGTCTCCGGCGCGACGATCCAGATGTGGCGCGTCCCCTCCGGACTACGTCAGTACGTCACGGCTGAGGCAATCCACGAACTGATGCAGGAACAGACCGGCTGGTTCCGCACCATGTCCGCCTCGTCGATCTTCGGCGGTACGGCGAAGCGCGCGGCCACGGTCGAGGCGCTGATCGACTTCCGCGATCAGACCTACCAGACCTACGGCCGGAAGGCGCGTACCCGAGCCATCTGAAGGGGGATGCCGTGGCTTCTGTCAGTTACCACATCAGCTTCCGCTCCAGGACTCAGGGCCCGATCTCGTCCGGGGCGATCCACAAGCATGTCCGTGATTACGAGAAGGACGTTGCGGAGGAACTCGGAGAGGAAGCCGAACGCGCGTGGCGCGACTTCCTGAACTCTCGACTCCGGCATCAGACCCCTTACTACATGACGAGGATCGACACTCGTCGCCTTGCCTGGAATCGCTACAAGATTCATGACAATGGGGTTATCTACGGTCACTGGCTTGAAGGTACGGGTTCCCGTAACTCGCCAGTCACCCGATTCCCCGGTTACTGGTCGATGCGGGACACCAAGGCAGAAATGAAGATGCGGCGTCGACCGATCGCTGAACAAATCCTGGAGCAGCACCAGGCACGGGGTCGCCTGATTTAGGAGGAACCCGTGACTCTCGCCATCAACGACATTCTCGACATTGTCGTCACGCACGCTCAGAACACCGGATGGTTCCAGTCCGTCACGGAGTACGAATCCAAGCAGTCCGGGACGAACGGACTCACAGCCGGTGTCTGGGTCGAGAGTGTCGTTCCGGTCAAGTCTTCCGGCCTGAGCAACGTCTCTGTCCGCCTGGAACTTCAGATGCGGCTGTACGGATCCACGATGGCGGAACCGTACGACGATATCGACGCCAATCTCACGAAGGCGGTCGACGATCTCTTCACCGCTTACATCGGTGACTTCGATCTCGGAAGCAATGTCAGGCACATCGACATCTTCGGCGCCCACGGAAATCCACTGAGCGTACGCGTCGGCTACATGAACATGGACGGCCGCGAGTTCCGGGTCTTTCAGATCGTACTGCCGATCATCATCAACGACGTTTGGGCCGAATCGCCCTAGTCGCATCGTAACGTCCCGAGGAGGGCAGTAGATATCGCAAAGTCCAGCGGCCTCGGCGACAATTTTTACGTCGGCGGGTACAACCTTTCCGGCGACACCGCATCGCTCGACGAAGTAGGCGGCGGACCTGCCGTCATCGACGTCACCGGCATCGACAAGTCCGCGTTCGAACGTATCGGTGGGCTACGAGACGGCCGTATCGAGTGGACGTCGCACTTCAACCCCGCCGAGGGCAAGCAGCACGAAGTGCTCGCGACCCTGCCGTCCACGGACCGTCACCTCATGTACTTCCGTGGAACCACCCTCGGGAATGCTGCGGCTGCCCTGATCGGCAAGCAGCTGAACTACGACTGGACCCGTGGTGACGACGGCAAGGTCACCATGAAGGTCCGGGCCGAATCGAACGGCTACGGCATCGAGTGGGGGAAGAGCCTGACGGCCGGTGTCCGCAGCGACACCGCAGCGACCAACGGCACGAGCGTTGATTTCGGCACCGGCTCGACCGATTTCGGCGCGCAGTTCTACCTCCAGGTCTTCTCGTTCACCGGGACGGACATCACCTTCACGATCGAGGAGTCCTCGGACAACGCCGCTGCTGACGCGTTCGCGGCAGTCACCGGCGGGGCCTTCACGGAAGTGACGGCGGCACCGGCGGTTGAACGCATACAGACGGCGCGCGATCAGACGGTCGAACGGTATCTGCGAGTGGCGACGACCGGAACGTTCACGGAGTGCTCGTTCGCCGTGGTCGCCGTGCGCAATGACACGAGCGTCGTTTTCTAGTCTGCATTCATCGGGGAGATCAGCATGCAGCGCATGAACCGGATTCCGCCGCAAGGCAAGGTTCAGGACTACAAGACATACCAGATCGTCTCTCCTCTCAGCACGCATTGGCGTCCCGCCACGTGTGCCGAGGTGGACTGTCCGGAGTACACCAAAGGCTGGAAGCTCCGTGTCGAGGGGCTGCCGCCGGAGATGCTGCATGCGGCGAAGACCTCCGGGCGAAAGTACACGGAGCTGAACGTCACGGCGACCGAGAACTGGCTGATCTTCGAATCTGGCCAACCGTGTTTCCGTACACAGCTACACCGAACCCTCCTCGACAAGCAGGAGATCTTCATCGTCCGAGACGGTGACTACCGGGGGAATCCCACCGGCAACGTCCGGAAGCACACGCGTCCTGATCACTGGCAAGAAGACTTTGCCGAGCACCAGGAAAAGATCGCCCAGCAGATCCAGCGGGGCTGAACTCTTGAGGGAGTGATTTGCAATGGCAAAGGAGAGTGGCCTCGCGTGGACTACGCTGTCGGTCGACGACAGCTCGGGGTCTCCGCAGGACATCCGCAACGATGTGACCAACCTTGAGTTCGCGACGCCGCGCGCGACTCAGGACACCACGGGTATCGACAAGTCGGCGTTCGAGCGTCTGCTTCTGCTGGCCGACTTCACGGTCACCCTGAACGGCGTCTTCAACGACGCCGCGAACGCCTCTCACGCGGTCTTCAAGACGGTTCCGTCGACCTCCGTCTCACGCACCGTCAGCATCACCGTGTCGGGCCAGTCGCTCAACAACGAGTGCATCTTCACCGACTACCCGCTGACCCGCTCGGACTCCGGTGAACTCACCTGGGCTGTTCCTGGTCAGCTGAGTGATGGAACCGTGCCAACTTGGTCTTGATATAGTCTCCGGGTCAAGTCGCTGACCCGGAGGTCTAGTCATGGTCCAGGGGGCTGCCGCAGGCAGGTACTCCGTCAAGTCATGCGGGCAAGCGCACGCCTGGTGTCGCGCGTGTCGCCCGCAGCAGATCGCCGCTCTTCGGAAGCCCAAGCCGCCCCGAGAGAGTTACGATCGGCCCTGCCGGAACTGCGGAATCTGCGATGCCTGCCTCGGACTTGTGGCACCTGACGGCATGAAGGTGTGTCGGAAGTGCCAGGAGACCAAGCCCATCGACCAGTTCCAGAGCCGTGGACCGAACCGTGGACCACGGAACAGTTGCAAGTCCTGCGAAAACAAGAAGTATGAATCGCTGACGTGCCACAACTGTTCGCGCCGGTTCTGGCGTCACATCAACAGCTCAGAAACGAACTGCCACGATTGCCGCCCGCTCGTTGGCCGCAAGTGCAAGCACTGCGGTGCCGAGTTCGTCGGATCGCAGACGCAGAAAAAATACTGTTCGCCGGATTGCCGAGAAGCGCTTCTCGGCGAGCAGCGGGCGGAGCGGTATCGCGCTCAGCGGCACGCCGCCCTCACCCACTACAGCAGCGGTACGCCCCAGTGCATCTGCTGCGGCGAAACCCAGCCGCTGTTCCTCGCCCTTGATCACATCGACGGTGGAGGACGGCAGCACAGGCTCGCCACGGGTGGCGGAGGGTTCTGGATCTGGTTGAGGAAAAACGGATACCCCGAAGGGTTCCGCGTCCTGTGCCATAACTGCAACCACGGACGACAACTCAACGGCGGAAAGTGTCCACACGAAGGACACTAACAAAATAGAACAACTCGGTAGACCCGTCGCATTCTTGCGACGGGTCTTCTTCATGCCCAACACCGGGGAGAAGCAATGGCGTTCAAGCGCAAGCGCAAGATCTACAACCTCGACTTCACCGGCACGGAGTACGAGGGTCTTGAGGTCAAGGTCCGTGGCCTCACCACGGGCGAGTACCTGGAGATCGTCTCCCTCAGTGCTCCTGGCACTGAGGGAGACGCGGAGACCGAGGGCATGCTGCGCATGTTCGCGGACCACCTCGTCTCCTGGAACCTCGAAGACGAGGTGACCGGAGAGGCGGTGCCGACGACGTACGACGGCGTTGTCACCAACGACTTCGTGATGAACATGTACGTCATCAACGCATGGACGCAGGCTCTCGCCACCGTTCCGGAGGCCACGGAAAAAAAGTCCGTGACTGGCGAGCCTTCCCTGGTGGAGTCGATTCCGACGGAAACGTTGTAACGAAGCCTGCGGAATACGCCAGGGCCGAACTCCTCATCTCCCTGTGTCAATTCTTCCACGTACTGCCCAGCCAGATCCTCGATGAGGACGTAGAGCTTCTTCAGCTGGTCGAGCTGTACGACATGGGCAAGGACAGAAAGGGCAGCCACGATGGCTGATGACATCACTCTTACTGTCCGAGTCCGGGACATGACACGGGGCGAATTCGCCGACATTCGTCGGCGAATGAATGGCATGGACGGCGACATCCGTGGCCTGGCGCAGACCAGCAACATGGCGTCCAACCGCGCCGACCGGCTCAGCCAGAGCATCCGAGGCGTCTCCGGACGCCTCGGACAGATGCAGCGCGCCGGAAGCCTGGCCGGGCACGAGATGGACTACATGCGGCGGTCCATGGGTCTCCTGGGGCGCGATCTCCGGCTGGCCGCCCGCGCAGGTGAAGTCACAGAGGAAGAGTTCCACAGCCTCCGCAACGAACTCGAAGAGTCCAGGCTGGAGTTCGACCGCCTGGACAACGAGATCCGGCGTCACAGCGCTGTTGCACAGCGCAGTGCACGTGAGATCGCTCAGGCGCACGCCGAAGCCCTGCGTGAGAACGCTCGACGTGATGCGGAAGAGGCGCGGCTCCAACGCGAAGCAACAGCGCGCAACCGTCGCGCAGAAGCAGAGCGCCGTCGTATCGCAGCACAGACGGCGGCACGACTCCGCCAGGAGGAGGCGGACTTCCGCCGCCACGTCACCCGCCTGTCCAGCATCGGGGACAACGACGAGGGAATGACGGGCCGGTTCCAGGGCCTCGGCGGAAACGACCTCAACCGCATGGCTCGTGCGCTTCAGGCCGTCAGCAACGCCATGAACGGCGTCAGCACCAGCAACGCGCGGGCGCACAGCACGGCACAGTCACTCTCCGGAGACCTGCGCGTCATGACGCGCCTCCTCGGAGAAGCGGCACGGAACGGGCGCCTGAGCCAGCGCGAGTTCAACGCCTTGTCGCGCGGTCTGACTCAGGCCGCGAACGGGGCACGTGGACTGCGGAGCGCCGGTGCCCTGACGCGCGGCGCCTTTCGTGACAGCTCCCGCGAGATCGCCTACCTGCGGGCACAGTTGCGCCTGCTGGGTGACGACGGGAGCGTTTTCGACAGGCTCGACTCCCGTCTGCTGATATTCCAGCACCGGATGCGCGACACCAGCCATCACAGTGGTGCGCTCCGCCGTTCCCTGATCGGCATCGGCGACGGTATGACCAGCAGCATGCGCGGGGCCGTTCGCGGCGTCGGCGGACTGCTGGGAGCGCTGCGCCAAGTGGGCAGCGTCATCAACGTCAACCGACGCTGGACAGCGATCCTGATCGCCGCGCTGGTCCTGATCGGTCCTATCGCTCAGGCATTGGGCGCCCTGCTTGTCACGGCACTTGGTGGCGCGTTCATCGCCCTGGGAGCTTTCGCGCTACGCGGCAGCACACAGGTGAGGTCCGCCTTCAGCCGGATGAAGGACACCCTGGACGATGTCCTGTCGGAGTCCGCTCTCCCTATGCAGTCCGCTCTTTCCGATGGTCTGGATCAGGTGGGAGCCTCCGCTCGACGGATGCAGCCCGCACTGACGCGCGCCTTCGCGGCGTCCGCGCCACTGGCCAAAGACTTCATGGGCGGTCTCACCGACCTGATCGAGTACGCGCTGCCCGGATTCGAGCAGGCGCTGAGCAGGTCCGGCCCGGTGATGGAGGGCTTCCGATCGGCCATGGGCATGATCGGCTCCGGCCTCGGCGACATGTTCGCGTCGATGACGGAAGGCGGCGGCGCCGAAGGTCTCAGTAACGTCTGGAAGACCCTCGGCACAGAGGTCAAGAACCTGCTGGTCAACTTCGGCCAGTTCACCAACGCCATGTCGCAGTCCGCAACGGCAACGGCCCTGCTGGTCGGTGTCTTCCGTGCACTGTCCGGGGTTCTCCACCTGGTCGAGGGCGGCATGTCGTTCCTCGACCGAATGTTCGGCGATGTGCTTTCTCAGATCACGGGCAGCATCGGCGGCGTCGGAAAGTTCGAGCAGCGCATCGACGGCCTCGGCGGCGTCTTCCGTTCCACCGGCTCAGACGTCGACTCCCTCAAGAACAAGCTGTCCCAGGTCGACGAACGCATCGCGAAGATGAAGGAGGCACGTAACAGCGACCTCGCTCTGGGCGACAACGGGGCCGACTTCCTTGCCGGTGTCGGCGCCACGGACGAAGACCTGAATGAAGCCCTGAGCGAGCGTGAGTCCCTGGCCAGGCAAGTCGCTGAAGCAGAGGCCACTGCGGCTGCCGAGACACGGAACCACGCCAGCTCCGTCAAGGAGCTGATCGGGCAGATCCAGGCCCTGGCCGACCTGAACCGTGGCCACCTCGACGCTCAGGCGGCGCAGGAACAGGCCATCGCCGACGCGACGAAGAAGCAGAACAAGTGGGGCGAGTCGCTGTCGTGGACGAACGGACAGCTTGTCCGCCACGGACAGGCAGGCCGTGACGCCTACGAGATGCTGTCCAACATCGCACGCACCACGCGCGAAGCCACGGACACGGCCGTCGATGCCAACGCCCCCTGGGAACAGATCAACCAGCGCTGGAAGGACGGCCGGAAGAGTCTCATCGAGATGGCCGACGGCTGGGGCCTGAACGAAGAGCAGGCCCAAGCACTGGCGGACCAGATCCTCGGCATCCCCCCGTCAAGAGACCTCGTCGTCAAGGCGGAGACGGCCGGAGCCATCACCAGCCTTGATGCCGTCATCGCGGCGATGGAAGCGACACCGCACGCGGAGACCATCACGGTTCAGGCGCTCACCAGTGAAGCTCAGCGGATTCTGGAGGACCTCGGGTACACGGTCACCCGCATGCCCGACGGGTCATTCAAAATATCGGCAGAGACAGGGGCGGCCAGCGCCGACATAGGCGCCGTTCAAGGAGCACGGGACCGACTCAGCGGCAAAAAACTCTCGTTCTCGGCAGCGGTGGGCAACGCCCTCGGCCCCATTGCCGCAGCACAAGAGGCACGGAACCGACTCAGCAACAAGAAGATCTTCATTTCGGCCGACGCCTCACAATTCCATGGCGCCGTCGGCGGTATCGTCGGTTCCGTTCTCGGTACGGCATACATCAACGTACAACGCCGATACGACAACCAAGTGGCACGGCCGTTCGGTGCACAGGGCGGCTCCGCTTCCTCTCTCCCGATGAGGCGGTTCGCCAAGGGCGCCAGCATCTCCGGCAGCGTTCTTCAAGGTCCGGGTACGAAGACGTCGGACGGTATCGTCGCGCGCCTCTCCCGAGGCGAGTTCGTCATGCGCGCTGCCGCCGTCGACAAGTACGGCGTTGACGCCATGCGGCGCATCAACATGGGACTGCTTCCGAAGTTCGCCAGCGGTGGCAGTGCGGCAAAGAAGATGCGCGAGGCCCGCGACGATCTGGTCCCGTATCTGACGGTGTCCCGGTTCGGCCAGTTCGCTGGCAACAAGAACTCCGAGTTCCTCTCCGCCATGACGAAGATGGACAGCCGTCAGGATCTGGTTGACGACCTGAACCGGATGCGCTCATCCATTAAGAAGTCCACCAGCGGCCGGACCGAGTCCCGCCTGCTCAAGCAGCTGGACTCGGCGGGCAAGGGCCTGCTCAAGTACCAGACCAAACTGTCGTCGGTGAACAAGTCCTTGGAGAAGGCCAAGGAGAAACTGGACGGCCTCAAGGATGCCGCAGCGCAGCTCAAGGAATCCGTCAAGAACGGAATCATCAGCGAGCTGGACCTCACAAGGTCCGCGTCCCGTGAGGACTCGCAGGTCACGCTCAACACCATCATGAGCCAGATGACCGGCGACTCCAACAGCGCCAAGCAGTTCCAGTCGGTCCTCGCCACGCTCAAGAAGCGCGGGTTCTCGGGACACATTCTGGAGCAGGTGGCTCAGGCGGGTGTTACAGGCGGAGGACTGGAGACGGCAACAGCGCTGATGAGCGCTTCGTCGTCCCAGATCAAGCAGATCAACGCCATGAACCAGAGCATTCGTCAGTCAGCTGACGATGCAGGTGACGTTGCTTCTGACGCCTTGTACGCGGCGGGAATCAAGGCCGCCGAGGGTCTGGTCAAGGGTCTCACGGCCCAGAAGAAAGTCATCGAGAAGACGATGATGAGTATCGCCAAATCCATGGAGAAGGCGATCAAGCGGGCGCTGGGGATCAGGTCCCCTTCCCGCGTCATGCAAAAACTCGGACACTTCACGGCCGAAGGCTTCGCTCTCGGTATCGAGAAGAACAGCCGTCCGCAGCACTCCTGGGATTCGATGCTCGACGTTTCGTCGGGCAGTTCCGGTGGGGCGAGCCACACCAGTGCTCGGGCGGGTGAGCCGATGATCATTCAGCTGAACATCGGCGGTAACAACATCGGCGAAGTCATCATCGACCCCCTGCGCAAGTCCATTCGTCATCGTGGTGGAAACGTTCAGGCGGTCCTCGGAAAATAAGTGATTCCAGGGGAGGAACACCGTGGCTTTTCCGGAGACTCCACTTCCGATCTCTGTGGAAATTAGCCTCGACGGCACCACGTGGACCGACATCACCGGCGACGTTCGTTCCGCCGATCAGATCGAGATCACGCGTGGTCGCTCCGACTGGGGACAGCAGATTGACCCTGGGCGGTGTTCCTTCTCCCTGGACAATCGCGATGGCAAGTACAGCCCTCGCAACCCCGAGAGTCCGTACTACGGGCAGATCGGACGCAACACGCCCGTTCGCGTCTCCATCAAGACGGGAGACGCGGCGCTCTGGCTCCCTGGACAATCGTCTGCGGATACCACCGGCGTCCTCGACACTGCTGCTCTGGACATCACTGGAGACATCGACGTCCGCCTGGACGCGACGCTGCTCAACTGGCATCTGGCTGATGGAGTGGTCGGCTCCGGCACCGCATCCATCCTGACGGAGCTGATGGGGAAGTACACGACGAGCGGGGATCAGCGATCCTGGGTTATGTACGTCCAGAACGGCGCGCTCACGTTCGCGTGGTCGGAAGACGGCACTGGTAGTACGGGATACACCGTCACGTGTTCCGAAACGCTCCCCGTCCCGCCGACCGGGCGTCTCGCTGTACGCGTCACCCTGGACGTCGACAACGGAAGCGGTGGCTTCACCTGCCAGTTCTACACCTCTGACTCCATCGACGGCGTCTGGACGCAGCTAGGCGATACGGAGACCGGCGGAGCGCCCACCAGCATTTTCAACAGCACCGCAGCTCTCCAGATCGGTAACGCCTACAACGGTGCGACGTACGAGAGACCGCAGGGTTACGTTCACGCGGCAGAGGTCCGCAACGGGATCGACGGAACCATCGTCGCCAACCCTGTCTTCGCGAACGAGGCTGAGGGCCTCGCGTCTTTCGTGGACGAGGCGGGTCTGACCTGGGTGTACGACGAGGACGGCAACGCGGAGATAGCCACCCGTAAGGTTCGGTTCGTCGGAGAGATCTCTTCCTGGACACCCGAATGGGACACCGGAGGCTTCGACGTTGTCACGAGGGTAGAAGCATCTGGCATCCTGCGACGCCTCTCCCAGGGTGCCATCGCTGCAAAGTCTCCTGCGTATCGGGAATTCACGTCTCCCTTTCGCGAGAACATCATCGCCTACTGGCCGATGGAAGACGGAAGCGATGCGACGAGTATCGCTTCCGCTTTTGACGGGCATCCCGCCATGACGATCACCGGAACTGTCACTCCTGCCGCCTACAGCGACTGGGCAGGCTCCGATCCTGTTCTGACGATCGGGACCGGGTCTCTCAAAGTGAACGTCCCGGCGTACACGGAGACGGATTACATCTTCACTCGCGTATTCGTGGCGGTACCCGAGGCCGGAGTCGCTGCTGAGCAACGTCTGTACTCTTTCACGCAGACCGGTACAGCAAAGCACTGGTCGGTGTTCCTGAACACCAACGGATCACTGAGTCTGCGCGCGTACGACGACGACGGCACGGAGATCCTGAACACTGGCTACTTCCTCTTCGCCATAAACGGGAAGAAGAAGAGCCTGGGTATCGAGTTGACGCAAGACGGTAGCGACATCGACTACCGCGTCATCTCTTACGACCTCACCGACAGCACGCTCAACAGCTACAGCAGCAGCGCCATCTCCGGCACGCTCACCGGCTACACCGTTGGGCGTGTGACGCAGTTCCGGTTCGGCGAAAACGGCTTGATGAACGACACCGCGTTCGGTCATCTTGCGCTGTCGGACTTGAACACGGGGCTCAATAACGCCACCAACGCCCTAATTGGGTGGGTTGGCGAAACGGCTGCCGCTCGCGTTCACCGTTTCGGAGTCGAGGAGAGCATCAACGCGTACACCACAGCATTCGGTGATCAGCAGATGGGTGTGCAGTCGCGCGGAACCATCATCGACCTGCTGCGTGGTGCAGAAGAAGTTGACCAAGGGATTCTGGGTGAACAGCGTGACATCCTCGGCTTGAAGTTGGTGCAACGCACCAGCATCTACAACCAGACATCTTCGCTGACCCTGGATTACGAAGGATCTGACGGTCTCGTATCGCCCCTCGACCCGGTCGATGATGATCAGCAAGTCACCAATGACGTGACTGTCGCAAGAGAAGGCGGCTCCTTCGCTCGCACCACGCTGACGACTGGAGCCCTGTCTACTCAGACACCACCAGACGGCGTCGGACTGTACGACACGTCTTACACCTTCCACCTCTACGACGACGACCAGCCTCCACATCACGCAGGATGGCTGCTCCATCGCGGTACGTGGGACGAGACGCGGTTCCCGCAGGTCACTGTGGATCTGGCCAGCGCTCCGGAGTCCATTCCCGATGCTGTCCTGGTGGACATCGGGTGTCGTATGCAGATCACCAATCCTCCCGTCTGGCTTCCGCCGGACACGATCGATCTGCTCGTGCAGGGCTACACGGAGACGTTCGACCAATACCACTGGACGATCAGGTACAACTGCACGCCGTACGGTCCGTACAACGTCGCGTACGAGGCGGAGTCTCCGCAGAGCCTCTACACCCACGTGGACACCGACGGCAGCGAACTGGTGGAGGATCTGACCACCACGGAGACCGAAGTCGACGTAAAGGTCACCGAAGGTCCGGAGTGGGTGATCGCGGCCCCGTCCCTGGTCACGAACTACGACTTCGAGGACAGCATTACCGGATGGACCGGTAACGGATGCACCGTCGAACGAGTGGTCACCCCGGGCATCCCTCCGTTCCTGGGTGAATGGTCCATGAAGCTCACCCCGGACGGAGTGACAGAGTTCCCCAACGTCGGTTCGGACATGACTCCCGTTACCGTCGGGAAGACGTACACCTTCTCCGGTTGGCAGATGTGCGAAACCACGCGCAGCGTGGACTTGAACATCAACTGGTTCGACGCCTCCTTCGGCTACCTGTCCACAGACTCGGCCACCGAGTCACTGACGGCCGGGGAATGGACATGGTTCCAGTCGTCGGCCACCGCCCCGGCGAGCGCGGCGTACGTCAACATTTCTCCGACGGTCCCCGACTTCCCCCCTGCGACCGACGTTCTGTACTCCGACATGCTGACGCTCCGTCTCACCGTGGAGAACGAACTTCCGGACGACTTCCCGTTCGACATACGGGTCGGCGGAGAAGTCATGCGCGTCACGGGATGCACCCGCAGCGTCTACGACGATTTCAGCACAGCGGTTGCCGCCGGTTCATGGGGTACGGCGGACTCCGGGCAGACCTGGTCGGTATCCGGTACGGCATCGGACTATTCCGTGACGGGTGGATACGGCGCCATCACCATGTCCGCAGTCAACTCCTCACGACTGGCACTGGTCACCGCCCCCAACGCCGACATTGACATGTACGTGGATGTCACCACTGCCGCAACCGCGACAGGCGCATCAATTTTCGCCGGACCGGTCGTTCGGGCCAACGGAAACGTCGACCTGTACATGTGTCGGCTGGAATTCACCACGACCAACACGATCACGGCAACCCTGCGTGAACGCGTGGCTGGCGTGGAAGCGCAGCTCGCCACATACACGGTGCCATTCAGTCACACCCCGGGAACAAATGTCCGTGTCCGGTTTCAAGTAACCGGGACCGCCATCAAGGCACGCATCTGGCAGCCGACTGGCCTTGAGCCAGGAGCATGGCAACTGTCGACCACGGACACATCAGTCACCACATCGTCCAGCGTCGGCGTACGCGCTTTCGCAGGGTCAGGGAACACCAACGTCGGTCCGCAGGCCAGGTTCGACAACTTCAAGGTCGTGAATCCGCAGACCTTTACTGTGACTCGGTCCGTGAACGGGGTCGTCAAGGCACATTCGGCCGGAGCTGACGTGCGCCTCGCATATCCCGCCATTACGGCACTGTAAGGAGCCGCCCGATGGGTGTCACCCCTTGGCAGGCCGGGCAGCGAATAACCGCTGCCCGGCTGAACCAGATAACACCGACATGGTCTTCATGGACACCGACATGGACCACGTCGACCGGAGCGAATACACCCAGCATCGGCAATGCGACGGTCAGCGGATCGTACTGCCAGACCGGGGACGTTGTGTTCTTCCGTCTGGAAATCACCTTCGGAACCACCACGTCATTCGGAGGGGGCGGGTCGTCCGACAACTGGCGATTCTCTCTTCCCGTGACAGCCTCCACGACCGCATTGATCGTCGGTTCCGCCGAAGCACAGGACACCGCGACCGGCGGCACGCCATCCGCCGCGCGCTATCCGATGCGTTGTCGCCTCACCGCCACCACCGACCTCGAATTCGAGACATCAGGCGGATCGACCGGCGCTGCCGGTGGCTATGCCGCCACCTCCGTCGGACTGATCGACGCCGTCACACCGTTCACGTGGGCCAGCACGGACTCGATCCGCGCTTTCGGTCACTACCAGGCAGCGTAAGGAGAAGGCGTGGCTGCTCCCCTGTCTGCCGATCGGCTCGTCTCTGCACTCCGTGACGAAGGCGTGCAGGTCGTCGAGCGCACCGGTTGGCGCTCCAACAACCGCAACCACAAGGGCAAGTGGGACAACCTCAACGGGGTCGTCATCCATCACACCGCCGGATCGGACAGCCTGAGCCTGTGCTTCAACGGCACGACCGCTCTGCCCGGCCCGCTCTGCCACACCCACCTGGCCAAGGACGGTACAGCGACGATGGTCGGCTACGGCCGGGCCAACCACGCCGGAACGTTCGCCCAGAACGCCCACGATGCCGTTGTCGCGGAGTCCTCGAATCACCCCCGCCCCGACAGCTCGGAGCCGGTGGACGGGAACCGCCACTACTACGGCATCGAGATCGAGAACCTCGGCAACGGCAGGGACCCGTACCCCGACGTGCAGTACGAGGCGGCCGTTCGCTGGGCGACGGCGATCTGCCGGGCGCATGGCTGGTCTGCGGATTCCGTCATCGGCCACAAGGAGGGGACACGTCGCAAGATCGACCCCACCTTTGACATGGACACATTCCGGGCCGAGATCGACGAGCGGCTCAAGCACCCGGCGGACTGGTCCCCGGGAGACGAGGAGGACGGCTTGTCCGGCATAACCAAGGACGACGTCTACAACGCTGTCTGGCTCACCGACAAGTTCACCGCCCCGGACACGGCGGCCGACAGGGACACGAACAAAACCTGGCAGCCGCAGAGCTACCTCAAGGACGTCGGTAACCGGGTACGTGCCATCGACGTCCGTACGGCCGCACAGCAGACCACCATCGACGAGCTGGTCAAGGTAGTTGCCCAGCTGGCCGCGAACGCGGAGAAGATCGACGCGGATGCCCTCATTGCCCGCATCAAGGGCGAGATCGAGATGGTCACCGTGCGCCTGGAAGTAGCCGACAACTAGGAGTCCTTCATGAACGTGTACTTCCGCGACCTCGCCGAACGCGTCGTCGTGACCTTCGCTCAGGGCTTCCTGGGCTCGCTCGTCGTGACCGAGCTGTCGGACAAGTCGGCGTGGCTTGCCGCTGCGGGTGGCGGCGTGGCCGCTGTCGGTGCACTTCTGAAGGGACTCGTCGCCAAGAAGGTCGGCAACAAGGACAGCGCCTCCCTCAACGGAGGCGTGTAGTGGCGAATTCGGAGGCATGCACCTTGGAGGACATCCGTCTTGCCCTTGAGGTCGGCCTCGCAAGGATCGACGGCCGACTGACATCCATTGAGAAGCATTTGGACCGAGCGGACGCGGACATCGCACAACTGGAAACGCGCGTCACGCAACTTGAACGCCGCGTATGGATGGCCAGTGGCGCGGCAGCACTGGTCGGAATGGCCGTACCGTATCTTGCCCAGGGGATAGGCGCCTGACATGGACGTCTCGTCCGCCGACCTGGTGTGGGGCGGTCTGCTGACCGCAGGTGCAGCGTTCGAGGTCTACGCCCTGGCCAACGGGCGTGACGGCGACACCCTGTCCGAGAGGACGAGGTCATGGTTCCAGGTCCGCACGCGGGCCGGAGCAGTTGTCTTCGGGGCCGCGTGGTGCGGGTTCGCCACATGGTTCCTGGTCCACATCCTCACGTGAATTCGCGGGTGCCTGGCAGAATTGCCAGGCACCCGCTTTTTGCGTTGGACCAGGGGAGAACATGACAGACATAGAGTTCCGCTCGGACGTCACTGTCGAGCTGGTCAAGCACACCGCGTCCGACGCCGACGTGCTGTACGCCGCCCGCGTCTCGACCGTCGGCGAGCAGTCCCTGGCCGAGATGGACAAGGACCCCGAGCGCTCCAAGGGCCTGATCAACTACCTGATGCGGGACCGGCACGGCAGCCCCTTCGAGCACAACTCGATGACCTTCTTCATCAGCGCCCCGATCTTCGTGTTCCGGGAGTTCATGCGGCACCGCGTGGGCTGGTCGTACAACGAGGAGTCCGGGCGATACCGGGAGCTTCAGCCGGTCTTCTACGTCCCGGATGAGGACCGCAAGCTCGTACAGACTGGCAAACCGGGGAAGTACGAGTTCACTGACGGCTCGCAAGAACTGCGCTATGCAGCATGCGGCATGATGACCGGCACCTACATCACCGCCTACGAGAGCTACCAGAAGATGCTCAACGCTGGCGTCGCCCGCGAGGTCGCCCGCTCCGTCCTCCCGGTCGGTCTGTACTCCTCGATGTACGCCACCTGCAACGCCCGATCGCTGATGCACTTCCTCGGCCTGCGCACACAGCACGAGCTGGCGAAGGTCCCGTCCTTCCCGCAGCGGGAGATCGAGATGGTCGGCGAGAAGATGGAGGCCGAATGGGCCCGTCTCATGCCGCTCACGTACGCCGCCTTCAACGCCAACGGCCGCGTCGCCCCATAGGTCGACACGGCCGAATCGTCAGGCTGCGTAGTTCGGCCAACGTGTGGGTCGACTGGCGACCTGGTCGGCTGCCAGGGACGGGACATACATGTCACCGAGCACTAGTGCACTGTGCCCGCACCAGTTGCCGACGTCGATCATTTGAGCCCTGTTCGTCATCTCCCACTTCTCGTCGGAGAGCTTGACGATGACATCACCACAGACGAGGGCGCGATGCGCTTGCAGAACGACCCATCGCGCCTTCTCCTGGGCAGTGGCGTTGATTCGACTGCATTGCGCCGCCATTTGCCGCAGCTTCCGCCACTGTACGCCGGGAGTGACAGGCCCGATGTAGGCGACCCGCTCGCCCTCCACGATCTGGCTGACGTATGCGAAGGTCGGGCCGAACATACTGAAGACCGTAATACGCCCTTGTCCGGTCACCACAGTGGCTGTCATGGCTCTCCCCTGTCAGTCGGAGTCCGCGAACCACGGACCCTATCGGCCGCCGGTCAGCAGCCGTCTCCATCTCCACAGCAGGCAGGTGGGTTACATTCTGCTACAGCGCCCCACAGCATCCGGTCGACCTGGAATCCCGCCCCTTCGATACACCCGGTGACGTGGCCCATGATGCCCTTGTTGCGGACCGCTCGGTTGGGTTGGTGGTGCAGGAAGTACCCGAAGTGCTGATTGCAGAAGTCGGCGTACCAGTCGGTATGCAGAATGAGGGTGTGCCACCCGGGGTCGACCATCGCCGAAGGCGACATGGTGCCGCCAGACCTCGTGGCCCCCATGACGTAGACCATGGCCAGCGCCTGGTCGATGACTCGGTCGGCCAGCTCGGGGAGCATCTTGTACTCGTCCGCGCAGAACTCGGACAGCATCTTGAAGTCCTCATCGAGAACGAGGTCACGCCCACGGCGGACGGCTACAGCGATGGGCCTCTCGGGCGCAACTGTCACAACTGTCTCCTTGCGGTCAGGTGTCGTCGAGCGCGTAATCACACAATCACTATGAGTGACCACTTTGATGCGTGACCGAAGCTACGACATACGCGCCGCCGCCGAAAATCCCCCGTTCGGGTCATACAGTCAGTCGTCAGGCTGCCTTCGCAAGCACGTCGTACGCCCGTATGAAGTCGATAGCTCGGTACACCCGAGGCTGTCGCCCTCGCTTGTCGACACGGTCCGGACGTCGGGTACCTACCGGCTTCAGCTGCATCATGACGACGAGCTGCCGAACCTGATATTCCTTCAGCACAGGCGGCCCCAGAAGGCGGGCCGCCTCTCCTATGGTCCAGAGCCGGTCATCCGCCTCGACGAGCGTCAGCCCTGCCGTCGTCCACCCTCGCCGGGTCATCCGTCTCCCTCCGAGAACGGCTCCCAGGTGAACTGCATCTGGTCGCCCACTACTTCATAGTCTGCCCGCCAGCGAGGACGCACACCCGTATCGGTAATACACTCGGGATTTACACAAACAATGACGCCACTGGCCGGCTGCCAACGCATTGTTTGGTATTCGCACCAAGGACAACGCAGTTCTTCTTCGCCCGGTGAGCGCGGAATTCGATGCAGTCCGAGGTCCGGGTTGAATACGGCGTTCGCCTTGCGTGCCCACCGGTCGAAGTAGTTGAGGACCCCGATGACCGTCTGATCGTCAACCGTGTGCGAGAAGTTGACGATCGAACGCATCGCCATCTGCGTGTTGCCGTCGGACCCGCCGCGCCGGACTCCACGTATCCCTGTGACCGCTGCCTTGAGGTTGACTTCCATTCGCCGGACCTCGGCGTAGAGGTCGCCGATCAGCCCGGCAGCCGTACCGTGCCACGGAATCGGTGAAGCTGTGAGTTTCTGGCGACTAATGGGCTGGCCACGACTGGGTTCCTTATAAGGGAGCATCACTTCGAGAGCGCAATACAAGCGCCACGCTGTTTCTGTGCTGCTCTTCAGGCGTTCCCGAAGACTCCCCGGATCAGCATGCATGGCCGCATTGTAAATGCAGAAACTTCAAAGAGCCTCCTCCGTGACCGTATTGGTCCGGGGGAGGCTCTTTCGTTTTTAGTCAACTCGGGTTGGACAGGCACCTCACCGCGTAACGCTTGGCGAGGGTGAAGGCGAAGGAGCGATCCGCCCTCGCGTGCTCCTGATCCAGGAGGCTCTGTATCTCGGGGTCGTCCATCACGTCGGACCCGAGGAGGTTCAGTGTGTCGGCGTACACTTGCTGTTCTCGTGTCATGCCCGTCACCCCGCTTCAGCGCAGTGCTGATTACTCGGATTGTACGGCTGTCTCGTTCTTTTCGTCAGCCTTCTGCGCGACCGCTTCACGTAGCACATCGAGGGATACGCCTACAGTCGTCACGTATGTCTTCGTCATCCGAAGCTCAACGTCCGCATGATTTCCCACCCAGAAGTCGTAGATGCGCAGCGCTTCTGCGGGGTCCGCGCGATGCGTGGCGATGTCCGTCCACGCACCTCCCTCGTGTCGGAACTGCGGCAGCCACAGCTCCCGCGCATCAATCACGTCACCTGAGTCGAGAACCTCGTCACTCATGGCTCCCCTTCCGAAGTAGTACAGCGGTGGGGTCATCGTACGGGGCGCCATGCATACACGGATCGCTGAGGTGAATTTCGGTCATGGCCCGCCGGACGAGTGGCACCCAACCGTGCGCCCGCTCATGCTGGTTGACCTCCGACCGGATGACCCGCTCCTCCTTGTCACGAGCCAGCAGGGCCACCAGATCGTAGTTCGCGAAGTCTCCGAGCTGCGTCCTGTTCAACAGTCCGACACGGGCCACCTCGGTGCCCCGTTCGAAGTCTCCGCCGGGCCACACACTCACCGTCACAACCAGCATTTGCCATATCTCCTTCGACTGTCCCGGTGAAGCAAGTGGACACGGAGGGATTCGAACCCCCAACCTTCTGGACCTGAGCCAGACGCCTCTACCAATTGGGCTACGCGTCCGTGACCACGGCAGGACTCGAACCTGCGACCTGCGGATTAGGAATCCACCGCTCTATCCAACTGAGCTACGAGGTCTTCGTGGGACCAGTAGGAATTGAACCTATCTTCGGGGAGCTGCTCAGTCCTCCCTTTAGCTACCGGCGGCCCCCTGCCGTCCGGCCGACGCGTGGGCATGCATCAGCCGGACTCTGGGCAGATCACCAATTCACTCGCAGGATGTAAATTGGTGTCGGAGTTGGCGCTAGAGTTCCTTCTCCGTTGTGTAAGAATCTACTGCATTCAGGGTGTGCTGTCCAGTTCCCAGGGCCAGCTGCCATTCACTCCGGATTCCAGAATCGGAATGAGTTGGAATGCCTTGTCGGTGAGTCCGCCGAGGTGGAACCGCGCCTCGTTCCCGGACGGCATGGCCGCCGCCGAGTAACCGGCGAAATTCCACATGAATACAGGGACGTGCTTCGGGACGAGGTCGTTGACCTCCGTCTCACGCATGCCACCGTAGCTCCGCCACATGTTCGACGGAAGGGACCCGGGGCGGGTCTGCTCGTCGGTGAGGATGACGACCCGGTCGTGCCCGTCGTAATGCTTCTTCACCGCGCTCGGGATGTCCGTACCCGGGTCCCGGTAGAACTTGTCGACCAGCTTCAGCACGGACGTACCGCGCTGGAAGGTGATCACCCGCGAGCCGCCGCCGAACTCCACGAGCGTCGGCTGCTCTGCACGGACGGCCAGCGCGGCGCCGAACACCGCAGCCTGGTCGGCGCGGCTGATGTCCGACTTCTTCAGCGTCGGGAACCAGTGGTCGTACTCCGGGAACATGGACGGCGACCGGTCGACGAGGATCAGCGTCCGGCCGTCGAGCCGGGGGACGTTGACCAGCGAGTGACCAAGCGCCTGCTCCAGCGGCCACGCCCACCGCAGGGAGTCCTTGGTCGCGCGGTGCGCGGCGAGGAACCGGAACGGGAACTGCTTGGACCGGGCGATCTCCTCGGGGTTGGCCAGGCGCTCCATGACCGTCATGGCCACCTCGTCGGAGACGCCAGCCTGGTCGAAGTTCCGCAGGTTGCGGATCAGCGCCATGATCCCCATGGAGGGGATCATGGCCTCCCAGACCTTGCGCTTGTCGACGCCTACTTGGCCCGCGAGGGACAGCGCGTCCTCCCACGTCATGCCCGCTGCACGCAGAGCGTCCGGCGAGCACAGCAACGAGTGCGTCTCAGCCGCCCGCGCTCGGAACGAGGCGTTGTTGCGGATGATATCCAGCGTGCTGGGGATGTCATCCCCACGTCCGTGCCGCCGGTTGAGGGCGTACGAGAACAGCAGGCCCTGCCATGCGGCCTTCTCGGGGGACGGCGTCGGGTGCGTCAGATCCAGCACGTCGGCGAAGCGGTACGCCTTCGAGTCCGTGTCGTACTTGAGCAGCGAGCGCTCGCTGTACAGACGCCGAACCGCGTCGGCGACGCCGCGCTTGACCGACTGCGGGATGTTCCGCCCGTACCACGCCGTCCAGATCGCGAGGATCTCGCCAGGCTCGTCGGGACGCTGGCATACGACGTCGATGATCTGACGGTTGGTGTACTTGGTGGTGCGCGGCTCCTGCGCTTCCGCATCGAGTCGCTCGTGCACGTACTCGACGGCGAACATCAGCGATGCCGTGCGCATGTGACCCTCGGACCGGAGCCAGCGCGCGAACTCGAATCCCCAGTCCGGGTCTTCGATCGCGATCGTACGTACCAGCTCACGAAGCCGGTTGTCGCGCTTGTCGGCGGACTCGTAGAAGCTGCCCTCGCCGCCGTGGAACGCACCGGTCGCACGCAGGAACAGCTCCGTCTTGGCATCACGCGTGTATCCCGCGCCGCCTTCGAACGTACGGGTGTTCGCCTTCTTCGTGGCAGTACCGATCGGACTGCTTACCGTCGCCACCGCAGGCTTCGCCCGGTGTCCACGCGAGTTGAAGCGCGCCATGTCTCCATCTTCCTTCCTGTCGCACCGGTCGTGCCGGTGGTCATGCGGTTCCTGAGATCAGGGGTGCCGATACGGGGTTCGGGTTTCTTTGAGAGAGAAATGAAGTACCCGTGGTGGCTTCGCACCAGGAACCAGTGGGAGTTGACGGACTTGAACCGTCTCGCACCGGGTGCGCCGGTGTTTTAGCCGTGTGCCTGGCCAGGGCCTCCCGGGTAACCCCGGCTTGCGCCGGGGCAACGAGGACATAACCATCGTCAATGCCAGAGTCCTCGTTTCTCCGACGACTGAAGTCGAGTAGGGACGTCGGAGCCGATTATGTGCCGTGGATGCGACGGGACTCGAACCCGCGCCGTGAGCCGAGCTTGGAAAACGCGCTTCCCTACAGACCCTGCGAGAGCCATTCGGTGCATCCGCAACCGTCTCGACACGCCGCCCGTCCGTTTTCGGGCCGCTCTACCTTCTGAGCTACGCACCCTTGTACTGTCCGAGATCAGATCGGAAACGCGAGCTGCCCCCAAGTGGGCAACAGGAGCGAGCCTCTTGCGAGGGACTCCCGGGTGGGGTCGAACCATCGATGAACGCGTCGTCCTGCGCACCGGACATCTGATTTTCGTGCCTGAGATCAAGTCGACGAGGCGATCGTAGGCGCTCTTCCAGACTGAGCTACCGGTCAGCTCTGCCGACCGAACGGGATTTGAACCCGCGACCTCCCGCTCCCAAGGCGAAGAACTCCTCATCTGCGCACCAGGCACAAGTTGTACGCGTCCGAGATCAGTACGGCGTGACGGCGTGATTTCACCAAAAGAAGTAGCCGTCGTTGCCTTCGCACCGGACGCTTGCGCACTTTTGAATTGAACTGTCTGAGATCAAGTCGACAACGGAAACGTAAGTGCTCTACCAACTGAGCTACCCACCTTTTTACCAGCGGGCGGGGACTCGAACCCCGGACCTCTTCATTAACAGTGAAGTATCCGTCGTCTGCGCACCAGACAGAAAAACTTCCGAACGAAAGAAGCAGCTGTACCCTTCGCACCTGTCGTTCGATGTGTTCAACCTATCGGGTCCCCGCCCTCAAGGTCAAACGCTTTTTCCGAATTCCCGCTACGAAGCGAGCGGAGTCCAGAACCCCCGGCTGTCCACCTGGAACAGAGGGATCGTCTCGATCGGGGGGTTCACGGGACGGCGGATCACCTTTCGGCCGGTGTGCCACCGTTCGACAGCGTCGAGGTCGAAGAGATACTTCACCTTGCCGGGTCCCAGCTCCACAGGACATCGCTCGGGGAAGCCGTTCGTGTCCCGATGCTTGTGCCACTTCGCTGCCAGTTGTCGGCTGAACGGTGTCGGTCGTTCCGGGTGCCGTGCATTGAGGAGACGCGCTATGTCGGCGAATCCTCCGTACGTGGTGCCCATTCCAACCGGTTCAGCGGGACGTTCAGCAACCGATTCCGTCATCCCAACCTCCCCGAACCGAGCGGTGTTGCGGGAGCAGGATTTGAACCTGCGACCTCCGAGTCATGGCCCCGGCGCGCTAACCGAACTGCGCTATCCCGCTACGCGGCCACCGCTCCCTGAATGATACGACGAACAGTTCGAATGAAGGGTGTGGGGGTCCCTTCTACCTGCTCACTTTTCGATTACGTCGCCGGAGACGCACGTGACGTCGGAGGGGGACAGCGAGGCGCCCTCGATGTCCACGCGAACCCAGGACGGTGTACCGGTACGAGGAGCCCCGTCGCTCTCTTCCCGCCCCTTCGTGGATCCGCTCAGCTCCTCGTCGGTGCATCCGACGGCGGACAGAGCGGCAGCGAGATGATCAAGAGCAGCCCGCGTCCTGATGATGAAGCTCTCGCGCTGCGTGATCCACGCCTCGCGCTGCTCATCGTCCTTCGCAACCTTGGACGGAAGCTCGGCATACAGCTCCTCAAGACCCTGGAGCGCAGTGGACATGTGGTCCTGTATGTAGTCCGTGAGCTTGTCCGGATAGCACGCGAGGTTCCGGTAGTCAACCCCGCCGTCCCGCTCCTGGGCGCGCACCGTGTGCAACCATGAGTCGAAAAGCACGCCTTTTTCCACTTCTTCCAAGTTTTCCAACCAGGGTGCCTCACACTAACAGGCGAGGCACCCGTGCGGAAGGTTGACGAGGGAACGACTAGAACGGCACATGAGGAGCCATCGGATCGGCGGTCGGAGCGGGTGCAGCAGGGGTCGTCGCGGTGGCGACAGCAGGCGCCGCCGGAGCCGGTCCGGCTTCCGTGAGAGGCGGCATGATCTTCTTAACGTCCTCACGCTCCTCGCCGTTCCAGACTCGCGTACCGACTTCGATACGACAGGTCTGACCGACCAGGTCGGCGGCCACCTTCTGCGGCGCGGGGTTCTGGCTGAAGTACGCACCGTCCAGGCCCATGGCCCGCATGTGGCGGAAGAAGAAGCCGAGCGCGTTGGCGTTCTCCGGCGAGATGACGAAGTTGTTCGGGACCTTGCGCCCACCGTGCGGGCCGCCGACGATCTCGAACTTGACGACGATCATGTCCTTGCCCGCGCTGGTCGTCTTGGCGACGCCCTCGACGATGCGGACGTCATAGGTTCCGGGCGGGCAGTTGCTGAAACCCGCGTCCTCGGCTGCCTTGAGCAGGTCAGAGAAATTCGCGCTCGCCATGTTCACGCCACCTCGTTCGTCGTCGCCGGGACCGCGTCTTCGCGGACCTTGCTGAGCATGTCTGTGATGTTCGGGTTGTCGATGAAGTGACCGAGTCGCCCTCCGACTCGCTCACCGGTCTCGTAGCCCTGAGTCGGGCCGACCAGCAGGCGCCGCACGATGGTGCCGTCCTCCGCCGGGACGGGCGCGAGATACGCCAGCAGGTCCGTGTAGTAGGGGAGCGTCGTCTTCAGCTGCCCCTGCACATAAGGGTGTTGCGTCCCGTCCTGCCGCTGCTGCGCCATCGCGATGAAGAGCACGATGTCGAGGGGCCTAACGGGGTTGGTCGTCAGGTCACGGAACTTGCGGACCAGGTCGGACGCCTGACGTAGCAGGGTGCCCCAGTCCTGAAGCTGCATCGGGTTGGTGCCGACGAGGGAGTCCACCATCCGCTGCTGGACCTCGGAGATCGAGTCCATGACGACCGAACGGAAGGGGTGCTTACCGGAGTTGAGCCACTCGTACGCCTTCTGCACTGCGGTGAAGGAGTGGACCGGCACCAGCGCGGTGTCCCATGATCCGTCGGCCTCCGGAGGAGCCTCACGTATCGGATCCCACTTGATCTTCTTGCTGGGGGTGAAGCGTGACCCCATCTCCGCGTCAAGCACCAGGCGCGGAGCTGGAGTGGTGTCGCCGAGCGTGGACTTGCCGCCCTTGCTGGGACCGTAGACGATCATCGAGAGGCCGTCGTCAGCCATCGGAGCCCTCCCCGATCACGGGAGAGGTCACGCCGAACGCCGCCTTCACCGTGTCGATCAGGTCGTTGTTGCGGTAGTGGTAGGGGTCGAGCTGTATGTAGTTCGCACGCATCGCCGCGTCGGCACGGGAGCCGTCGTCGAACAGCGGACAGACGTGAGTGAAGGAGCAGTCCCACTTGCAGCGGTCCGTCATCGGGTTCGGATACGCCGCCACCCTGTGGTCGACGACTCCCTGATTCAGCTGTCGGGTCACCCGGTCCATGTCATCGAGGACACCGCGCAGACGCATCATCATGCTGTTGTGGTCGGCCCCGTTGTAGCCGATGTGCACCTGCTCGTAGAACGGTCCGTTGGCTCGCGCCGTCCGCTTGGAGCGGAGCAGCATGGCGTAGATGGCGCCGTCCACCCGCATCCCGTCGGAGGCGATCGACAACAGGGCCGAGTAGATACGCATCTGCTCGTCGAGCACGAGGAGGTCGGCCTTGTGCAGGGATGCGACGGTCTTCCAGTCGCGTACGCACAGTGCGCCGTCCATCCGCCGCCTGACGATCTGGTCGAGCTTGCCGGTGACGATGGCCATCTCGCCGCTGGACAGCAGGATCGGCACCTCGACGGCACGCTCGACGGTGACCGCGTCGTACTCCTCGTCGATACCTGTCTCGGCGGCCCAGTCCAGGTACCCGGAGACCATGATCATGGCCCAGTCCTGTTCGGCCGTCAGCTCCGCTGCCGCGTCCGGTCGCCGGTCCCGCTCGAAGTCGTAGATGATCCCGATCGCCGAGCACGGGTCGATGTCGTACCCGTAGTACGCCTCCAGCGCGGCATGGATACGCGTTCCCAACTGCGCGGCTCCGGTCACCGGTGCCGTCAGCGGGTTCAGCCCCCACCGGTAGTGGTACGTGAGGGCCCAACTCCGGCGGCACCGCCTGAACTTGGCGATCTCCGACGGGCTGACCTTCAGCACGCCACCAGCTCCCCGCGTTCCGTCATGGTGCGCTTGCACGTCTGGCAGCCGAAGCCGAGCGGCGGCTTGTCCGCGCAGGTACCGCACAGCGGGCCCTGCATGAACGTCCCGAAGCCGACCTCGAAGACCTTCATCGCGGCCACGACCAGATCGAGCGGGACAGTACGGAACCGCCCGTTCTCGAAGTTCGCCAGCGCACTGCGGGTGATCGGGTATCCGGCCTTGGTCAGCTTCTCCGCCAGCAGTTCGGCACTGATGCGGCGCGTCTTCCGGAAGGCACGGATACGGATCGCCGCCCGCTCCGACACCTCGTAGGGCTCATTCCTCATCGTTCCTCCGGAAGATCTCGCTGATCACCGTCTTCACCAGGTCCAGCGCCTGGTCCGGGGTGAATCCCGCACGTACCCACGACATGTACAGCTCGTGCTGGGTGACGGCGCCTTCGTCCATGCCGACCAGGGGGTCGCCCGACTCGCTCATACCGTTCCTCCGTGGAGGCGATGAGGGCCGCCGCACTCCCAGGTGAAGAAATCTTCGGCGCACATGCCCTCGTCCTCGTCGGCGCAGCCACAACCCGGCCACTCCTCCCAGTGCGTGCCTTCGTTGATGCACCGATGCAGATCGGATCCGTCACCGCTGGCGTCCACGTAGATCTGGCACCGCCTGGTCGCCGGAGGGTGCATACCTTGCGCCGTCATGCGGCTTCCGCCTTCAGCACAGGGGCACCGACCGCCTGCTCAAGGTGCAGCAGGCTCACGTACTCCTTGAGGGCGCTGACCGGGATCCGGCGGAGCGTACCGATCTTCACGCTGCGCAGGTCACCTTCGCGGATCAGCTCCTTGGCCTTGGTGACCCCGATCCCGAGCGCGGCGGCGGCTTCCTCCGTGGTGTACAGGAGCCGCTCGACCTCATTCAGTGCATTCATGCTGCGACTCCCAGGAGCTTCGCCAACGTCTCGCGGTCGCGAACGACCTCTTCCATGCGGATCTTCTTGGTGGCCAGCAGTTCTTCCTGGCGTTCCTCGACGGTGCCGGGGGCGACCTGCTTGATGATCCGGATCGCGTCGTGCCGCTCGGATCCGATGCGGTGGACCCGATCACGGGCCTGCTGGTTCTGGATCTCGGAGTCGCTCTCCTGCATGAAGAGCATCGTCCGGGACCGGGTGAGGGTGATCCCTTCGGCTCCGGCTCCGAGCGTCAGCAGGACCACGCGGATCTGTCCGTTCTGGAACCGCTGTACCGCCTGGTCGCGCTCGTACTGCGACTGCGCGCCGGTGATCAGGCCGTGGGAGATCTTGAGCTTGGTCAGCTTCTCGGCCGCCAGCTCGATCAGCTGCCGGGAGACGGCGGCCACGACGAGGGGCTCGTCGTCTCCCATCTCGTCGAGCAGGTCGACGAGGTCGTCCACCTTCCCCGAGGGGGCGAGCAGCTTCACGTTGATCGTCGGAACCTCGACGATCCTCTCGACCAGTTCGCCGTTCTCCCAGAACTGCTGCTTCTCCCGCCGGACCCCCGGCGACGTCTCCCCGCACGCGGCTGCGAACTGCTTCAGCCGGATCAGCTGACTGAGGGGGTTCGGCGCCACGACGAGATCGTCAAGCTGCGCGACCATGTCGCGCTCCATCTCGTCGTACGACTTCTTCTGCTTCGCCGACATGACCGTATGCCGGATCTGTACCGGAAGGACGGGGGGCAGCTGGGGGAGAGCTGCTTCCTTCGGGATCCGTCGCATCAACGGGTCGACGATGCGGAAGAACTCGTCGCGATGTTCCGGCTTGAGGCCGTGAACTTCGAGGGCGCCGAAGTGATTGAGGGAAATGTCGGCGAAGTAGTCGAGGTATTTCGTCTTGGCCGGGAACCACACGGGGTCGATGCCGTGAAGCAGGGACCACAGGTCTCCGACGTGCTGAGCCACCGGCGTACCGGACGCGAGGTACCGGAACTCGGCGTCGTGCAGGACCGCCCATACTGCGCGGGTCTGCGAGGCGTTCGGGTCCTTGGCCTTGTGCGCCTCGTCGAGGATGACGGTCCGGAGCCCGAGCTTGTTCAGCTCCTTGGGCTCCTTCTCCTTGTCCTTGAGCGCGATGGTTCCGTACCCGGCGAGCCGGGAGTGGAGCCTGACGGCTTCCCAGTTCAGGATGAACACCTGCGCTTCGGAGGCGAGTTGCTTCCGACGCTGGGTCGCGTTGCCATCCACCACCTGGTACGTGACTTCCGGAGCCCAGGTTGACAGTTCGCGAGCCCAGGTTGACAGCTTCAGGCTGTTCGGACAGACTACGAGAGCCGGAAAGGGGTTCTCGCCCAGTTCCTGCAACACCTGCAAGGTGCGGATCAGTTGTGCCGTCTTGCCGGTACCCGGAGGATCGGCGAGCAGAGCCCGTCGACTCTTGACAAGGAATGCGACACCAGAACGCTGGTAGCCGAGGAGCTTCATCCGCCGCCTTCCATGCGTGATTCCACGAGGTCGATGATCTTTGCCACGGGGTCGTCCGGGGACAACTCCATTGCGTGTCTGAGTTGGAGTGCGGGACCGATCCTCGCCCTGTAAATCCGCCAAGACCACTCGGCGAGGTCGGTACCGATTTCTAGTCGCTCTCCGAAGAGACCACGAAGGACCACACATGTCGGCCAACTGAGCGGCGCCGTCCAGTATCCCCCGCGCTTGTCATAGCGTGCTCCGGGGACCTGTTGAACCAGGTGACGTTCGTGGTACTGCGTACGGATTGCGACTCTTCCGTCAACTATCTCAGCGACAGGCACACCATCTCCCTGTGTGCTGCGCTTGAAGAGCGCTCTGAGCTGCTTGTTTGCTCAGGTGGCGAGGTTACCACGCGCTGTGTATCCCGGGAAGAGCTTCGCTCGTATCGCGTGTGGCATGGGCTGACGCTTGAGCAGATCCGCAAGAAGGTGCTGAGCGGCGTCATTTGCGTGCCCCTTGCCGGGCTTGTACCAGCCGAGCCGACGAAGCCACACGACCTGTCCGAGGTTGCGAGCTGACGACGGTTGCGACCGGAGCACCGGCACCTGGGATCCGTACGCCCAGTCGTCGAGAACCCTGATCGCTCGCTGCGAGTGCGAAGACGAACTGGTCCTCGCGCCACCGGACGTGGCGATGAACTTCTCATACCCCAGCACCATGCGAGCGGCATGGACGGCGCCAAGCTGGTCGAGCTTGCGCACGAGGTCGTCGGGTCCGTACTGGCCCGACTGGAAGTCTCCCGCCGCGACGTCATACCAGGCCAGGCCGGTCATGAGACCGGGGTCAGCCCAGACGACGAGGTTCCGCTCTTCGCTCACGACGATCCTCCTGCCACGCGCGTCACCAGGTGCCAGACCAGGTGACCTCCGGGAGTAAGTGCTGTACCAACATACGTTGCGCCGGGCTCGACCGGGTGTCCGGTGCCGTAGACCCGGTACTCCGTGGGGAGTTCCGTTGCTGACTCCCATGCCCAGAACTCCACCACGTCGGCGGATCGGCAGGCGACATGAAGTGGGCGCCCGGCGGTGTAGACGGTGTGCCACTCGTCATCGACCGGGACGATGTACCTGAGGATCCGGGTCACGTCTTCACCCACCGTTCCGGCAGGATCGAACCGCCCGCCGTCAGAGGAACCGCGTAGTTCTCGCGGTCTGTCATGCACTCCTCAACGACCTTCAGGACTTCCTCGGCTTCCGACGCCGGAGCTTCGAGGAGGACTTCGTCGTGGATCGGGAGGAGCAGGTTGTCCCCGAGGCCGGACGCGTCGAGGTTCACGAGCGAGCGCTTCATGTACTCGGCGGCCGGTCCCTGCGTCTTGTAGTTCAGGGCGGTGTAGTCCTTGCCCTGCTTGAGCGGGATGAAGCGGCCCGACTTCAGCCGGACACCGGCTCGTTCACCTCGTGCGCGCATCTGCCTGGCCGCGCTGATCAGCTCGTCCGAGATCCGGCGCATGCCGGGGAAGTTCTCGTTGAACAGGGTCTCGATGTGGACCACGGTCTCGATAGGGATGCCAGCCGTCTCCGCGAGTTCCTCCGGCCCGGCGCCATACGCACGGGCGTACACAAACGCCTTCAGTGAGGTATAGCGCGGATCCTTCTTCGTGATCTTCTCGCCGTACATCTCACGGCCGATGACGAGGAACACGTTGGTGCCGGTGGCGTCGGCCTCATGGATCGCCCGGATGAGTCCTTCGTCGGCCGAGGCGTCGGCGATCATCCGCAGTTCGATCTGGTCGAGGTCGCACGAGAGAAGGACCAGCCCGTCGCGCGGAACGAACGACCCCCGGATCATCGCCTCGTCACGGGAGAGCTGTTGGAGCGGTGGTTCCGACACGGACATGCGACTGGTGATCGCGCCCATGACGTTGATGTTCATCCGCAGGATGTCCCCGGCGTCCCGCAGGTTGAGGAACTTGTGCAGGTAGTCGCGCGGGAACTTGTCGGCCTTGCGGACGGCGAGCAGGTACTTGGCCAGCTGCTTGACGGCATCGTTCTGCCCCTGCTCCACGTAGAAGCCGAGGGTCGCCTTGGTGAACTGCGGCTGGCCGGTCCTCGTCCAGAACAGGACGTCCTGCCCGAGACGTTCGAAGGCCCGGCGGATCTGCCCGGCGGACACGGGGCTCGTGATCTGATGAGCCTTGATCAGCCAGTCCCGGATCTTGCCGCTGGTCTCCTCGTACGTCGCGATGGCCCGCTCGACGTAGGGGACGTCGAGCTGCATCCCCTTCATCATCATCTTGGTGCAGATCCGGTTGGCCGCGCGCTCCAGGTCGTACGCCTCCGGCGCGGAGGCGAGGACCCGTGGGGCCAGGTGGTCATGCAGGTGCGACGTGATCACGGGATCGAGCGCACTGTAGATCCAGTACGGCGGGTAGTTGATGGGCACCGTAGCCCAGTTCCACTTGTTCGCCGCCATGCCCTCGTCGAGGGCCTTCTGCCCGGCGACGGCACGCCGGTCGATCAGCGAACTGCCCAGCGGCTTCAGGCCGTTGGCCCGGGAGGGGTCATCTATTCGGGCCATGGTGAGCGTGTCGTGCATCCGCTCCCACGGCACGTCGTACCCGGCCTTGACGGAGAGGAACTTCCAGTCATGGATGCCGTTGTGGGCGGCCCACTCACCCTCGTAGGACTGGAAGATCTCCAGGGCGACACCGCCCCATCGCTCCCAGGGGACAGCCCAGCCGGTCCGCTTGTCTCCGAACTGAACCATGCGCAGTTCAGTCTTCCAGGGCGAAAGCCCTCCGGACTCGGTGTCGAACGCAACGATGCCGTCGTGTCGTTCACCAAGCCACCGCTTGAGCGCCATCGCGTCGTCGATGCTCTCGACGAGGTGAAGGCTTACGTCAGCGAGTGGTGATGTCACATGTCTGCCTTCCTGCCTCAGAGCAGGAAGATAACACCGGATCTCGCCGGATGGGAGATTATACGTTCGTCAACCCGACCTGTCAACCTGGGCCGGAAATGAGGACCGCCCGTCGAGCGGGGGGATGCTCGACGGGCGGCGCTTCGGGATGGGCTACTGCACGGGTTCCCGGAGTCCGAGGATGTAACCCCTCAGAGACTCCGCGCCTGACGAAGTACCTTCGCGATCTCCTCGTCACGCTCCGAGGAGATCTGGAGCAGCTTCAGACTGAGCCCGTTGCTGCCTCGCTCCCTCCTGCTCCGGCCATGCAGAACCTTGACCACCTCCGAGGCATCGACGCACCGGAAGAGGGTCGGGATGTCTTCCTCCACGAAGACCACGGTGGTCGGCGTCATGTCCTCAAGATCCTCCGGGTAGCATTTCGGGCAGACCTTAAGCTCGTCCCACCGCCTGCTGTCACCCTTCAGCGACGCCACCGTGCGTGGCTGGCCGCTCTTGCAATCCCCACCGGCCCGGTGGTACATCACGCTCCGGCCTACGACCTGGAGTGCGTACGCGTACGCCGAGCCGTCTTGCAGGACGCGGTACAGCGTGAGGTTCGTCCACCGATGGTGTCCGTACTGTTCCGCTTCGACGTTGGTCCAGGAGAGGTCGGCGACGAGTTCCCCGTAGAACTCAAGGGGACCCACCTGGTCTCTCACAACGATCTTCCGCGCTGCGCCCGGTTCGTTCTCATTGGTCACTGTCATCAGTCTTCCTTCTCCTTCTCCAGGCGCTTTCCGGCTTCCTCCCGATTACCCGACACGATGCGGGGCGAACGGTGAGTTCCTGGCGCTTCTTTTCTCCTTCTGACCGAACAGTAACAGACAGGTTGCACCTTACAAACGATCACCTGTGGAACACTGTTCAACGAACAGCGCCGTCAACTTTCCGTCAACTCAGGTCCCTTGACGCTACGGATTCCCGGCATGCGCGCCTCCAAGTAGGCGAGGAAGCTGTCCCTTGGCGCATTCTCTTCACGAAGTTCATCGAAGGGCACAGGACCCTCACATCCCTCCACGTGAATCCACCGGACTCGGGGGCGTCCGTCGTCGTTGACGTACGTCTCGTAGTCACAGTCATCGTTGTCACACTCACGCGTCACGGTCCGCCGCCCTCCGCTCCCGGTTCAGCCTGGTCAGGGCCGCCGTCACCGCGAGATCCTGGTTCCGCGACCGTCGGAGTCCCAGGAGCAGGCGGTGCAGCACATCGTAACCCTGTGGGACCTCGTAGACCTGGAGGTCATCGTACGCCGGTCGGCGGAAGAACTCGGGGACATCGAGTTCGAGCGCTTCGCGCCGGAACTCCTCGGCCGCCTCGTCGTCGCTGAACTGCGCCACACGATCGACACCATCGAACACACCGAAAAGACCATCCATCGTCATTGTCACCTTCCACTTTCACCTTCTTGATCCCGAGGCTACTCGGGATCAAGAAGCTCCGTCAACCTGGCAGTCCTCTATCTGGTCACCGAGATGGCAGTTATCCCACGTTCTTTCGGTGACTTTAAGCCAGAATCTGTCCGGTCCGTACGGCTGGTCGTTCTCGACCAGTATCTCGTACTGCTTCTCCCCCGGCATTCCAGGGGCGCGCTTGTCGTCAACCGCCCCGGAAACACACCCAGTGAGAACGAAAAAGGCGCCAGCAATAGTGGCGCCTTGAACCATCTTCTTCATTTCCCCGGTTTTCCATTCGCCTGCCTATGCAGAATGATACAGCAAAAGCGTCCGAACTGGATCACACGTTCGGACGCTTCGCGGTGTCGGGTCTCCGTGCGCGTCCACCCGACGGCAGACATCTCTGGCGCACCCTGCGTGGACGGGACGGGACTCGAACCCGCAACCTCCGGCGCTCTACCATCGGCATATGCAATCGAAGGTGGCCACCTCCTCATGCGCCCATTGAGCTACCCGCCCATGTACGGTGACATGCATGCGCCCTCGGGCATGTCAGCCGAGTTGCCCCGGGCCCGTACGTAAGGAAATGGAAGAAAACCTACGCACGGCCACCAGTGACGCATGACGCCGTCGGGCACCGGGACGTCAGCCGGTTTCACCACAACCCGCAGGAGCTGGGGGCTCGGACGGGTGCTGCCCTGACCCGCCCTCATTCAGGGAAGGCGGGGGTTTTTCAGGCGGCGCATCCGCCGTCCGACGAGGACGAGGTGTCGCAGCTCGACGAAGACGAGGAGCTGACCGAAGCCACGGTAATCGCGACCACGGTCGCGGCGCTCTCGCTCGCGGCGCCGCGAGTGAACCGCTCAAGGCGCTTGCGCTCTTCCTCTCGAATCTCCTGCACCGTCTTGTCCTTCTGGTTGTCCGTCATGTCATCTCTCCCTTGTCGCCTTCGAGTTGAAGGTATCACGGCCTGTCGAGCCAGACTACCTCGCTGGCCCCGTTGTGTCCGCTGATCTTGACGAGTGGTGCGACACCGGGGTTGTGCCACACCTCGGTCTTCGGCTCGTTCATCGGGGGCATGTCAAGCCAGTGCGACACGCCCCATCCGTCGCTGAACACGACACCCTCGACGCGGATGCCCGTACCCGAGATGCCGGTCACGTCGACCTTTCGATCGAAGACGAACCGCCGGAACGCGGGACGATGAATCCCCTGCGGAAGCGGAACATCCGCTTCCTTGATTCCGTCCATCCAGTTCCGCGACTCGCGCTTGATCAGGAGCGCGATGATCAGGAGCGCGTTGAGGAAGACGGATACCGCCAGGATTCCGGTCATTACCTCTCTCCTTCACGGAGTATCCACATGGGGCCCTTCTCCTTCCGCCTGCCTCTTACCCTGCATCTGCGCATGACAGACGCACGTACACGGAGCATCACAGAATTTGCAAACAGCGGGCGTCTTGTTCCCGATCAGGCCACGCTCAGCCTGACAGTAATTGTGGTTGCCGTGAAAGCACGACGTCGAGAGGTAGATGTGCGGAGGACAGCAGTCGTGTCCCTCGTGGTCGATCTGAAGCAGGTCGCCCTTATGCCCGACCACGAACGGAGCCCACTGCCCGCGATCGGCGAGCAGGTCACCGTACACCCCCTCCGAGATGTGATCCGCAACGCGGTTGATCTGCTCGTCGGTCACCCCGTTCGGCAGGTAGACGCAGACAGTGAATCCCTTGGGGTACTTTTCCTCAGCCATGCCTCTCCCTACCTTCCTGCGGACATGTCATATGGTCCACCCCGGAACTCTCCAGGGAACCGGTTCTCCATGACCATGATGACGTGTTGGTTCTCTTCGAACGCAAGACGCTGAGCAATCGGCAACGCCTCTTCCAGCTCATAGCGATACGCGCCCGAGCCACGCACGTGGGCCCAGCCCTCACCGTCCCAGTACACACCCATGACGCCACCTTCATTGACACCCCATCGGCCGTCATAGCGATTTACGCCACGACGCACCGTGTAGTACCGGTGCTCAACATCGGTGTGCCAGTAGTCGAACCGGAACTCGGATACGTGGGCCAGCTGCCCGGCTGCCGTCAGGATGCCTTCCACAGATCCCACTTATCCACCTTGATCCCCGCCCTGAGCGCTGCGGCGGCGCAGCCACTGGCGCCATGACTGCCATGAGGATCAATCCGTCGACAGCGGGTCGATGTGCACGGGCCGATGAGGGCCAGACACTCGTGCGCACCCAGGGAAACCATGTAGCCGTTCCGTCGCGGACCGCACCCCGGCCACGGGCCGAAGTCCTGCGTGGGGTGCCCTTGAGCGGGATGCCGTTCGTAGTCGACCGGCATACCCGCATTCTTCATTTCGACGGCCCACTCGTCGGCGAACGCGTCACCACCGGTCGGGCATGCGCCATGCACCACGACGAGGCGCTCGTACTCTTCGTACAAAGCGATCGTCAGGCAGTCGTCGAGCAGCTGCCGCACCAGGAGCCGGTCCTTCAGGTCCCGGCTGGCTGTGACCAATACACGGTAGTCAGCTGTCATCTCATCACCTTCATACGTACAGCCGGGGCACTGATGTGCCCCGGCTGCGCTACGTCAGGATGCCTTGGGCATCTCGTCGTCGTCGTCCACCAGCAGAGAGAGGCAGACATTCTTCGACGGATCGATCTCGACGGCCGTCATCGGGACGGGCATACGCTGGTGGTCGTACCGGCTCACCAGCGCGAAGTCCGACTTGTCCTCCATCAGCGCGTTCCACGTACGGATGATGTAGCAGAGCTGCTGCCAGTCCGGCACGTGCGGGACGTCACGCTTGCTGCGCGCTTCCCGGTCCGTCTTGTCCTTCATGATGCGCCGACGCAGGACCATGATCGGGTGGTCCTTGGGCATCTCCGCTCCGTCGCCGAGGCGGATGAAGAACTCGGGAGCGACGGTCGGATCGGCCTGCATGAGCAGCCAGTGCGCCGTGCCGACCACCGACTTACGGATGCCCGATCCGATGAAATCCCCGTGAACCTGGACCGCCACGTCCACACTGCGCCGGAGCTCGGGGTGCTCCTTGAGGAATCCCTCCAGCGCCGCCTTGGTCATGCCCGCCCGCTTGAGGGTGAGGTGACGGTCGCCGATGGTCCAGGCGAAACAGCGCGCCGTGACCGACGAGAGGACGTCCGTCTTGACCTCGCCATCCATCTGGAGGATGTCCTGGAAGCGACGCTTTATGCCGCCGTCCACGGTACGCCGGGCGGTGGGGTCGAGTCCGTAGATGACGTAGGTGAGGAACGGCTTCCCACTCTTGACGCAGGACTCCAGCCGGTGCTGACCATCGATCAGGACCGGCTTGCCGCCGGGGACGTCCGGGTCCTCTCCCTGTCCGAGCGGACGGGAGAAGGTGATGGTCGTGCCGTTGAGGTCGAAGCGGTCATTGGTCATGTCGGCGCTGTAGTCGTTGATGCCCTTGCCGCGCTTGTTGCGGTTACGCCAGTTGTACCGCAGCCACGACTGGGCGACCGCCGGAGTGATGACGATCGGGAACGCGGGGCTGGGGCGGTCGTGCATCTCCGGGTCGAGCGGCGCCACCGGGTACATCCAACCGTCGACCTCGATCTCGACGTTTTCCATGCTGTCTCCTTCCTAGCGGGCCCCTCGTGATGCCCTTACGCATCATCTGTCAGCCGGGCCCTTTGTCTGCAAGACGTTCAGTTACGTCCCTTGGTTCTACACAGGGTACGCAGGCGGTGATTGAACTCTAACGGCAGTGCCACTGGAAGGCCAGAGTCACCAGCGGTTGACGGCCAGGCCGTCGCGGGTCGCCTGGTATTTCCTGTCCTGCTCCACCTCGCTGACCAGTCCTTGGCTGGCCAGGCGGTTCAGCAGATGCAGGGTCCAGTACCTGCTCTCCCACAGGGGAGTGTCCCCGTTCGCCCACGTGCCGCCTCGCGCGATGAGCTTCCTGAGAACAGCCTGTTCGGCACTGCTGAGTGGCTTGCTCCTAGAACCCATACTTCTTCCACTCCCCCCGGTTGTATGCCGCACGCCACATGGATGCCGTGCGGCGGTCCATGTACAGGCGCTCCCCCAACTGCCGAGCACTCAGCTTGTCTTTGAGCGCGACAAGCGCTCGACGGGCATCCATGCGCGACAGAACAGGGAACGGTTCGTCCCCGTCGACCACGCGCTTCAGAGCCACTTCATCGTCGTAGGCGGGCCGCCAGACGTGACGACGGGAGGTGATGTACACCCCTGCACACTGGTCGCCCACCTCGTGATAGATGGACCGCCAGAATTCCCTGTCTTCTTTCGCCGTGGACATTTCGGCGAGGCGCCGCATGGCGCAGGCGAATCGAAGCGCCTGGTAAGGCTTCATCGTTACCTGCACCTCGATGGTGCTGTCTTCGTCCACGTCTCCCTCCTTCACTACTGGTTGGTGTTGCGGAGCTGTTCGATCTCCAGCTCCGTGGTGATCTCCGCATACGGGTCGAGGAGCACTTTGAGCGGGACAGTGTCCTCATGCCCTTGCTCCGTCTCACCGGTGCGTTGCTTTGGAATGCTCGGCGTCCCGAGGGATACTTCCGCGCCGTTTTGCCTGGTACCCCAACCCGTTACGTAGCAGGTGGCGATGCCATACCAGCGGAGCCAGCGGAGTACCGTCCAGGCGAACACGATGGCCAGCGGCATCAGCAGCCACGTCACCGCGCGAGAACGAATTCGCTCGTCGCTCCGGATGATGCTGATGTAGCGCAGGCCCTGTGCCCATCCGATGAAGAAGGGCACCCACAGCATGCTCGCAGGAGGGAGATTGCTGTACGCAATCGGCTCGACCAGGAGCAGCCAGACGGTGACCATCTGGACGAGGAACATCTGGAACCAGCGCAGCAGATGCAGCCAGAACGCGGGGCGCGCAAGGCTCAGATACTTCATCCGCCACACAGACCGGATCGTCGACCCGCGCATCCACCGGAGGTACATGCGGCAGAAGTGTGACCACTTCTCCGGCATCGCCGTGAAGACAACAGCCGATGGCTGCTGAACGGTGAGCCCACGCTCCTGCGCATAGAGGGTGAGGAGGCTGTCGTCCGAGAACATGACGGGGCGACCCATGAATGTCTCGTTGAGGTAGGATCCCAGGTTGTCGCGAACCACCTCCGCCCTGTATGCAGCGAGCGGGCCGGAGTTGACCATGACAGCTCCGACGGCGGACTGCCCGGACCGGTCGACAAGCTGCGTGGTGGTGAACCAAAGGTCCGTGATCCGCGCCAGCAGATTGGCTCGGTTGTTGGTGGCGACCACGATTCCTGCCACCGACTGAACCCGAGGACGTACGAACGGGGCGATGACTTCTGCCACTGCGGTAGGGGCAAAGCAGCTGTCGGAGTCGCAGGTTATGTAAACGTCCGCGTCAGGGCTGACATCCACCCCCCGCGCCTGCGCGTGGCGCTTTCCGCCGTTCGGAACGCGTTGCCAGGTAGTGGCAACCCCCGCCTTCCCCGCCTCGCGTTCCCACCACGCCCGTATATCCGCGTAATCCCCGTTCGTCGAACCGTCGTCGACAATGTGGACGGAGTCAGGGAGACGCGTCTGACGAAGAAAGGACTTCAGGCACAGCTCGAAATACCCGGGGTCCTCGTTGTACGCCGGTACGAGGATCGCTACGTGGAGACTGTCGAGCTGCCGCTTCTGACGGGGCGTCGGACGGTACGGACGTTCGAAGTGATACATGAGGGTCTGCGCCATGAACACGAAGAACAGAGCAAGCCAGACCACGGTGAGGCGACTGGCCGTACGCTCGTCCCAGTCGGCCGCCGCGATGGCGTGATGAGCAGACCACAGGGCCGCCAGACCAAGGACAGCGATACCTATCAGTACCGTGCCGGAACGGTGCTGGCGCGCAGCCAGCACCGTGGTCCGACGGCGTTTGCCGGTCACACCTCTCCCACACCGCGCCCGCGCCGGAAGCGCATGCGCACCAGAAGAGCACCGGCGACGACGAGCACGGCGGCGGCGGTGATCATCCACCCACCCACGTAGTAGGCGGTACCGCCCACCACGACCGTGCCCAGACCGGTTTGTGCGAGCTGTCCGTTGTCGGACATTACTTTCCCCTCCCTTGTGCGGCTACTGCCGCTTCTTCTCAGCGTCACCCTCCGACGCTGCCACTCGCCCGTTGACCCGGGCGATGTAGTCCCCTACCAGCTCGACCGCCGTCCCCTTGAACGGGACACCCTCAGCAGCCAACAGCCGCACGATAGCGGAGAGTTGATCGGTCGCCTCGTTCATGATCGACACCGTCTTGGCATGCTCGATCGCGCGGCGCCGGTCCAGTACGGAGGTCTCCTCCATCTGGTGGCCGCCCAGTTCGGCGGTGATGCCCGCGACTACCTCATGGGCTCCCACCTCGCCCCGCTGCCAACGCTCACACCATTGCAAAAAACGGCGCTCACGTTTGTCGCGCTCCCAGACCATCCCCTCAGCTCGGCTGATAACGCCTTCCAGCTTCTGCTCGTTCTTTACGAGCTTGCCTCGCAGCTCTTCGACCACCGCGTCGAGGTCACGGGCCCGTTGCGCTTCCTCCGCCTTGGCGGTGGTGGCTCGACGGGCCAGGTCGTTCCATCCCTGTCTCCGCGCCTTGAGTGTCGCGACCTTGCCGCGTTCGCAAGCCAGTTCGTCGCGCAGCCATTGCACACCGTTGAACTTGCTCAGCTCCGCCAGGTCGTTCTGCGCTTCGTTCAGCCTCGCGTTGGCGTCGACCAGCGCCCAGGTGAGATTCGCTGCCGACTGATACCAACGGTCGGCTTTCGCACGCAGGGCTTCCGTCTGCTTCTGCTCCTGACGCAGACGCTCACGCAGACGCTCGTTCTGCCTCCGACAACCTTCTACCTCGGAGGCGCTGTCTCGTTCCACGTTGTCTCTTTCCTCAGACGCACCGCCTGACGGGTCGAAACCTACCACACGCTGAAGGGCGCCGGTCATGTGTTCTACACACTCGGCCGGAGCCCTGTGTCAGCTGCGAAGGTACCGCTTGGCCAGCGCCTCGAACTCGGCGGTGTCCACCTCATCGAGATCCACGAAGCCGAAGCGCTCCACGTACCCCTCGACCAGCGCCAAGAGGTCGTACAGCGCAGCCGTGTCCCCGAGCCGGTCCTCGATCGTGATCTCCAGGACCATACGCCCGACGTCCTTGAAGTGAGTCACTCCCCCGCCTCCCGCAGCGGCTTCTCGAAGCCCCACGTCTCGTCGACGATCTCGGCGATCTCGGTCAGCAGGGACGCGCCCTCACGGTCGCTCTCGTCTCGGTCTTCCTGGTTGCGCTGAGCACTGCCGCCGTAGGTCCGGATGACGAACTCAAGCCTCGCACGCCGGTCGTACCACTCCTTGGCCTCGACCAGCTTCTGTTCCAGCTCCTTCGAGATGTGGTGCGTCGGCTCCTCGTCCGCCTCTGCGCACGACATGACCGTCTCCTTCCGCTCTTTCCGTCTGTCTCGTTGGACCTATGCTGCCAGATCCTGCTTGCTCACGCGGCGTCTCAGGCAGATCCCCCACGTGGTACCCCAGTGCCTCATCGCCCGGCGTGCGGCCAGTGCCTCGACCTCGGCGGCCAGGTGTGTGGGGTCGCCCCAGTCAGGGGACTGGTCGACGATCGCGTTCTCCCCGTTCCGTCGAGCCTCCGCCATCGCGTTGTGGAACAGTTCCATGTACCGCTCCGGACTGACGGACTTGGCGGCCCGGCTCTGCGCCCACTCACAGGACGCACTGAATCGTTCACCGAACGGGACGGTACTCATCGCATGGTTCATGCGCTTTTCCTCCTCGCCTCTTTGTGACTTGCTCGCAAGTACAGCACGAGCAACGCCTCTATGAATAGAGATGCGTAGATTGCGTGGATAACGGAATCCGTGGCCAGGAAGCCGGATGCATACCCGACACCGCCTATCGCCACGGTCGAGACTCCGTACACCAGCGGGGCAATCACAGGACGGTCGTGCCACGTCCTTCGCGTCTTCATATCGCTGCCCATCGTGACGGCTTCAGTGCCCTTGCGGCGGCTTCAGATTGACAACCGCCAGCAGTTCGTTGACGACGAGTGCATTTGACGCATCACCGGGGCTATGTGCGCGGTAACGGGACAGAACCTCCAGCATTTGCATATAGGCGTCGGCGCGCACATGCCGCTCGATGGCGGGCACGTAGTAAAACGCCTCTCCGGGGTCCGGAAGACCGTACTCCTTCCGCAGCCCGGTCACGAGTTCTCTCAGCGCGGCGCCGGTGGTGATGAAGCTGACCCCGCCGGAACCCCGAGAGACCGGCCGATCCCTGACCAGTCCGTAGAGGCCGCTGTTCTTGCCGCTCTGCACGGCGTACAGATTCGGCAGATCCGTGCCGCCGAGCAGCATGACCAGCCAGTCCGAGCGGGGAAAGATCTCGATCAACTTCCCGTCCGCCACGGCGTCGGCGATACGGCCAGACACCGCCTGCCGGGTCACCGTCAGGAACGAGGCAGCCGCTGCGCACAGGTGGCTTCGGGCAACCAGCTTGTCCGGGTGCACCGCCAGCAAGCTGTCGACGAACGGCAGCAGGTGCTCGTCCATCCGCTGCGCGGATGCGGTCAGTCCCATGTCAGTTGTCTCCTTCCGTTGAACAAGGGCCCGGACGCCGAAGCGTCCGGGCCCTCAACATACTCAGTCGGCGTTGACGGCCGCCATGAGGAGCTTGTCGCGGTTGCCGTGCTCGACGTGGACCTTGGCGTTGGCCTTCTTCATGAGCCACCCCTGGCCCACGCGCTCAAGCGTGGCGACGATGACACAGTTCTCCCGGCCCATGAGCGACGGGCGGATGCGGAACGCCTTCTCCGGGCGACCCCCATCCATGTCGTAGACGGTGAACTCGACGTTGTCGGCGCCCTGGAACCCCTGGTCTCCCATGCGCTTGTTGGCCTCCTTGAAGGCGGCCACCATGACGACGATCTTGTCGATCTCCTCGTCGATCCGCCCGAGGTCGAAGTCGATGGACTCGTCGTCGCCCTCACCCTTGCCGGTCTGGTTGTCGCCGGAGTGCAGGACGGAGCCGTTCTTGAGCGGGTCGTTGTTGTCGAGCCCGGCCATACGGACGGGCACGCCATCCTCGAACAGCACGGCCACAGCGTCGAGGTCGGCGCCCGCCCTCTTCGAGATGCGGCCGAGGAACCCGCCGTGTCCGCGCGTGGAGGTGTCCCAGGCGGCCCCGACACGGATCTTGCCGTTGAGCGTGGCGACCTGGTCCTTGCTCAGGGACGGGACGGTGTTCGTGGTCATGCGCTGTCTCCTTCGTAGTTGCGCGGAGTCTGAAGCTCCGCCTGCTGAGCTGCCAGATACAGCACGCTGTTCATCTCCCTGGGCATTTCCCAGTCGCCGACCAGCTCGGTGTCCGGGGTCTCACCGGCGTACACCAGCACCTCGCAGAAGCCTCGGCGCGGGCGAGCGACGACCAGGCGACCTCTGATCACTTTCTTGTAGACGCGTGGACTACTCAGCGCCCTCACTCCCTCGATTCGGCCTCTTGCTATCGGGATCATCGACGTGCCACCAAGAGATCCAGTTCAGTCGGTATCCACAGCCGAGCCCCATGTTGCAGCCGTACTTCACCGCACTCGTGATTGGTGAGTCCGCCAGCCAGATCTCACGCCCACACTCAAGGAGGGCACGGTACGCAGGGAGAGGACGACTCCGCCGTCTCATTGGTTGTCATGTCTCCTTCGATGAAGGAGCCGGGCCTTGTTCGGCCCCGGCTCCGCCATGTCACTTCGTCAGCAGCAGAAGCTGCGAGCCGACACGCAGGTGCCGGTTCAGCGACGTCGACTCGACGAAGACCTTGTAGTTCGGGTTGAGCGTCGGCTTCACCCGGCACTGACCGGCAGGCAGCCCAAGGAGCTGCCGGGCACCGTCCCCGACGTACACCTGATTGGTGTCCACGTCGACCACCGCGATCTGCTTGTCGCCGGTGACACGCTCGGACTTGATCAGCTCGTAGTACGCCATGCCCACCCGGTAGGGAGGGAAGGCGGCGTCCACGAACGGCTTGATCTCCACGTGCAGCGCCTTGTCCGGGACAGGACGTGTCTTCGTGGCCCGGTTGATCGGCTTCTCGAAGAACAGGGACTCGGTGTCCCTCGTCTTGGCGACGACGACGATCTTCCGGTCGCTGTTCGACAGCGGCGTGAGCTTGGCGTTCTTGATCGCGCTGGCGTCCACGTTCTCGCCGACGAACAGGGTCTTGGTCCCGCGCACACCCTTGGTGCGGTTGGTCATGTACGTGTCAGTGGCGGTTCGGATGGTGCTGACCGCCTCCTCCACGCCGTCCGAGGAGTTGGTGTCCCAGATGGCGATGTTGTCCTTCGGGAACCCGAAGCCCATCGCCTCCCGCTTGGCCATCTGGTCGGGCACGAGCACGGCCACGGTCCAGTGGTCCGGCATTGCCTCCAGGCGGCTGGTCAGGCGCTCGGCCAGGACATCCCGGGACTCTCGGTAGTAGCCGCCGGTAGTACCGCTGGCGTTCTCCAGGCCGTCGGTGAGGACGAAGGTCAGGAACGAGTGGTCGCCGTACCCTTCCCAGGTGTGCGCGAGGTCGTCCTGCGACTGCATCGTGGCGTCGATCAGAGCGGTCATACCGCCGACCACATACAGATCCTTGATGCTGGGGAGGCGGAGCACGTCCTTGTCGTAGACCAGGCACTTCACCTGGTCGTCGAAGGTGTAGATGGTGACCCGGGTTTCCTGGTTCAGCTCTTCGGAGCGCCGGGCGAGGTAGGCGATCTGCTCGTCGGCCACCTTGATCAGGCTGCGCTTGTGCCGCCCCATCGATCCGGAGGCGTCGAGCACCAGAGCTATGTGGTTGATGAAGTTCTGCTGATCCTTCACGCTTCTCCTTCGCCTGTCTGTCGGCCTTGAATTTTTTCATCCAGGGCCGGGTAAAGCACGCCCTTCGGGTGTGTTCAGAACCACCCGAAGAGTCCGAGGCACAGGCAGATGAATCCCGTGGCCCCCAGTACAAGCCCGACCATGACGAGCAGCACGTTGATGCATCCGTCCGAACTGGCGCCACCCTTGGTGAAACGATCGGCCGCACGAAACAAAAGGGCGGACACGAAGATAAGGACAAGCCCGATAACCAGAGGGTAAAGCCATGGCGTTGTGTCGAGTGAACCGATAAGACCTTCTGCTGCGTGTGAATTACTCACACTGTCTCCTTCTGTACGTGGAACGCGCACCCACCGGATGAATGGGTGCGCGTTCCATCGTGCCCGGCACCGCCAAGCAGCGGACACGGTGAGACTCCTTGCGCACTTCTTGGGCGGAGCCGACCCTCAATGACCTCAGCCACTCGCAGAGGTGGTGCTGACCCCCTCGCCCATCCCCACAGACGAAGAAGCAGCCGGAGCGGATGGACTCGAACCACCCTCGCTGAGACCCGCTACGGAGCAGCTAGCACCAGAGCGCTATCCCTGTCGTCTTATGCCTCAACTGTCCAACTGCGCGCCGTTGTCACCCGACGCACGCTCCGATGAGATCCCCACCCGGATCGGCGCCCGGGTGGGGAAGTTCTGCACTAGGCGTTGATTCCTTGTGCAGGTTTACCGCACTCTCGTCCCCCGACGAGATGCCGACAGACTAGCAGCGAATCGACAGCTTGTGTCAATCAACTCCTCGTCTTGTCGTACTACTTCGGGAGCCGGGATTCCGCCTCCTCGATCGCCGGTCGCAGGCCGGGCAGACGCTCCGCCCACCCCCTCAGTTCACCGAGATTCCGGGTGAAGATCTCCCGGTTCTGACGGGGACCACGCGCGCCCGCCAGTCCTTCAACCTTGACGTGGCCGGTGGCCAGACACCCGTACGTACCGCCGGTCACCCGCTTCCACGGCTCGCCGAGAGACCGCTTCCACACCAGCGTGAAGGTGTCGGGGACGATCTGCCCCGCCCCGGTCACCCTCCGAACGGAAGTCATGTCCTCCGGCTCGTACTTCAGGAGCAGGCGGAACCACTCCTCACCGGTGTGGCTTTTCTCCTTCGTCAACAACGTCATGTCTACTTCTCCTTCTCCTTCCTCAGCACACGGAACGACTTGCGCCGCACGTAGTACACAGCCCGGTCCCTGTTGCCGAACTTCCGAGGCACGCCCACCGGCCACAGCTCGTAGGCCACGCCGTCGGGGTAGAACTCCGCGATGTCCTCCGGCATGAACTGCCGGTACGGGTGGTCGTCGGGGCTGTCGTGCTTGGTGATCCTGTATCGACCATGCCCCTCGCTGCCGAAGTACTCGATCAGCGCACCGATGGGCACCGGCCCGTCGCCTTCGGTGTAGTCGGTCTCACTCATCGCCGTCCTCCGACTCCAGCTCCCAGCCCCTGAAGTAGGTGACGGTTCCCTTGCCGAGAGAATCCGTTCCACTGGGGAGCAGGCTTGCCAGGTTGGCGAAGCCTTCGGGGTACGTTCGTTTGTCGCTGGAGTACGTGGCGTAGGAGATCAGGGCACCGAGTGCCATGAAGAACTGCGCCATCTGCTCGTCGGTCAACCTCATCGCGAAGCTCATGTGGCCGCCATAGCCGCCGTACATCCCCGACGGCCAGTCGTAGACGACGTCCTCCGGGTCGAGCCCGGCATCGTCGAGGATCTCTTCCAGGGTGTCTCGGGTCAGTACTTTCTTCACGTCTCCATCCCTTCTCTCATCTGCATCAGCTCCATCAGAGCCTCTGCCTCCTGGTGGTGCAGCATGGTATGACCGGCAATCGCCCAGGCATGCGCGCGACGGAGTCCGTCGAGCGGCATGTACAGGTCGTGCTTCAGGGCGAAGTCACGCAGCCCCGCCGGATCAAGGATGCGGAGCAAGTCGTCACCACACCGGGTGACCAGGCCGTTTTTCTCCCGGAAGAACAGCCGCTGCCGCAGCCGCGCAGTCTCCAGCCGCTGCGTACCCTTGCCCTTGACATCTACGAGAATCTGAAGACCGGGCAACGCCGCACGCAACAGTTCCCGGTGCACCATGGGGATATCGATCGTTCCCAGCAGCTCAGCCATCGCAGGCTGCTCGCCAGGTGCCATCTGATCCCAGAGCGGATCGACGTCTCTGTGATCGTAGAGCCAGTACACCTGATCGTCGGTCACTCGTCTCCTTTCGGTGCGTACTCTGCGAGCTTCCCGCCCAGGGGAAGCCCCTCGGCCGCGTACTCCTCGGCCAGGTACGTCATGAACTCGTCGGGATGCGCGTCCTTCAGTCGACGGATCGCCCGCTCCCCTGCCACCCTGCGCCGTTCAACAACATCAGGGGATCTGCCCCTTCCCTTGTCGTTACGGAGGCATATGTGGTTCTCGCGGGTGAGGTTCTTGGCTTCGGCACGCCGCTCCGCCAGCCCGCTCTCCACCTTCCGGATTCGCTTGCGCCACTCCCTGGTCGCCGCGTCCTGGAGCCCCCGCTTCTCCGCCATCTGCGCCCCGAGATCAATCTGGAACGTCTTCAGCGCATCCGCCCACCGCAACAGATACACAGGGGAGCGCAACTTCTCGGCATCTTCCTCAGCAGCGCGTCCCACCACCTCATCCCGGACAACCAGCGCGAACGTCACATCGTCCACCGGCCCGTCGCCGAGCGCAGGTTCATTGACCTTCGGCCCTTTCCGGCTGGTGAGATGGATCCACCCGCACGGACAGTTTTCGTACGGCGCGAGGCTCTTGTTCAACGCGTTGCTGGCACGACGGGCGGCGGGAATCGCCGCCTCCATCGTGGCGTACCTGGATTTTCGCGGAGTCGGGCACAGCGCCCCGTTACCTTCTGTCATGTCACCTTCATCCTCGTCTATCCCTGGTCAAAGATCTCCGGGCGCTCGGCCTTCCACTTCTGCCAGCCCTCACCGACCTCGCCGGTGCGCGGGTCGACACACACGTAATCCATGACCTGCACCAGCGTCATCGCCTTCTGCTGCGGACGGCGACCCCTCGGAGAGGGCGGATACACAGGGGGCGTGACCCACGACGGTCGACGGTGCGCCCAGTCGTCGCGGGCGTACTTGTGCAACACAAGCGTGTTGTACCCGGGGAACCAGTCGAGAGGCTCCTGGTCCATCTCCGCACCCTTGATGGCTGCCTCCCACCCCTGCCGCACCATGGCGATGTACGACTGGATCATCCGCACCTCGACCTCGGTCGGCCGCTGCGGACTGTCCTTGTCGAACGCCGCGAAGTACCCCCACATCGGCCACGGCGGAGTGACCGGGATCCTGCGCGCCGTCAGCGGATCCTTACGGTCCGCGTCGAACTTCCACCGCGTCATGCGCCCCTCACTCCCCTCTCAGATCCTTCTCCGTTATCCACCTCGCCAGCACCGCCAGGGCTACAGCATGCGCGATGTTGTCGGCGGCCATCCGGTGAATCAGACGAAACCGGTGCCTCTTGACCGTGTCCAGCTGGATCCCCAGACGACGTGCCGTCTTCCCCGCAGTCTCACCCCGTGCCGCCCCGATCAGCACCTCAAGCTCCCGATCGGTCAGAATGCACGGGAGCAGTGTCAGACGCACGCGGGGATCCTGCAACATGCGCCTGGACAGCCGGTTGTGATGGTTCAGCTTCTCGTCCGGCACCATCGCCCAGCCTTTCTCTATCTCCAGAGCAGTGTCTTTGTCCACCTGCCAGAGGACCCGGCGCCGCCATCGCAGCACCGGGTCCAGGAACCTGAAGATCACGCTTCCGGATTCCGTTCACCCTCCGGCGGCATAGCCTTGGTGTCGGCGTCCTTGCACTTGGCGTTGGTGGAGTTCAGGTGCCACCACCAGCCGCCCTGACGCTCGAAGCGCATGATGCGTTCGCCACAGTGCACGCAGTGCACCTTCGGCTGGCCGACGAGGTACATGCCCAGCCCGTGATCCAGGATCTCCATGAGGACCGGGACCACGCCGCCACTGCTGCCCACGTCGAAGTGCAGGTCCCACTCCTCGATCGGTTCCTTGGGGCGTCCCTTGTAGCCCGACAGCGCGGGCTCGTGCAGCCACGCCCGCACACGCCCGTCATAGCCGTCGGCGGCTCCCAGGATCAGGGACAGGCGTCGCGCCGTCGTGAGCAGATCGGGGTTACGGCGCCGGATCTCCGCGCGCTCCGCCTTCTTCCGCTCCTCGCGCTCCGCCTTCTCCTGCTCCTCCTTCGCCTTCCTCTCGGCGGCGATCTGCGCGACAAGACGGGTCACGTACCCGGTGGTGACCAGGTACGTGGTGTTGCCGGGCCCGTAGCTGCTCGGCGGATTCTTCTCCTCGTCCGTCGACAGGATCAGGTACGACGCGGCGTAGCGTCCGTCCTTGTACGCGTGCTGCTGGACGATCCGCAGGTCGCGGATACCTGCTTCGGTCGCCTCGGGCAGATCCACGTAGAACCTGCTGTTCGGCTCCAGCTCGACCAGCTCACCCTCGTCGCAGCCGATGCGCAGGTACTTCTTCGCCGTCACCTGCGAGATGCCAAGGCGTCCAGCGACACGATCGGCGACGTCCGTCACCCGCACGATGGCGGGCTCCTTCTCCCCGAGGATCTCCTTGGCCTGCTCTACAGCGGCCATCACGCGCCGCTTCACCGTCTCCTTCATGCCTTCCTCCGCTTCTGCGTGGGCTGGACCTCGCCGGGCAGAGCCCACGACCCGCCCTTGGCGAACTGCCCGGGGGCCACCTCGGCACCGAGGTGGTACTTGGTCCGTTCCGGGTTGTAGCCGACGATCCGCGCACGGTACGCAGGGCCGCGCACCGAACTGGTCGGCGTCACGGTGACCGTGACACCCATGGGAAGCATCTCGTTCATGGTCAGGCCCTCCCGTCGATGCTGTACCAGGCCCGCTCACCGTTGGCGGAGATCTCGTAACGGATCATGTCGCCGTCGTCACTGGACCGCTTGGTGCTCACCTTGTGGTGGGTGCCGGACCAGGTCAGCACCGTGGCGGACACCGACAGATCCCCGTAGTGGGCCCACTTGCACGCCTGCGCGTAGTCGTCCAGCGTCCCGGAGACCAGGGCGCCCTCCACCTTGAAGGCGTAGCGCTCCGGCTCCCCTTCTCCATCGATCACGTCTCTGTCTCCTTCGCTTCCTTCTGTTCGTGCACATTCAGCACCTGATCCGGCTTGAGGTAGCCGAACCGGAACGCCACCCCCACCAGGTGATGCCTGTTGTTGACACCGAAGAGGCAGAAGAGCTGATGCACTCGATACGCCACCTGACCGACTGTCAGGTCCATGTTCCTGCCGATCTGGGCGACAGACTTTCCGTTGGCGATCTCTGCCAAGATCAAGCGAAGATCGTCCGTCAGCTCATCCGCTATCGCCAGCGCTGGCTTGTATGTCATGTCTCCTTCTCAAGGCAAAAGGGTGGCCAGCGAACTGACCACCCCTGCGCCGTTGTTGCGCAGTCTACCGACAACCGCGCAACTATCTACACACCGCTGCCGGACAGCGCCACACTGAAACCGACGATGATCACCGTCACCGCCAGCACCACCAGCACGTAACGTATACCTGTCACGTTCCTGTCACCTTCGCTTCCGTTGTCACTTGGTCCAGTCGATGACGACCGCAGCTTCCTGAGCCCGCGTCAGTGCCGTGTACATCCACTGCCGGTACTCGCGGGGACCCTGATCCACCACGATCACCTTCGGGAACTCCGAACCCTGCGCCTTGTGCGCGGTCAGAGCATACGCGTAGTCCCACAGACGCGAACCCTTGGGGCGATCAGGGGAGTTGAACGGAAGTTCCTTCTCCGCTCCGAACTGGGCGACAGGCACAGCGCCGGTGTAGATGATCACCGGCTCGTCCTTCGTGGCCAGCGGATGATCGTCGAGTTGGATGTACAGCTCCGCCATGACGCTGCGGACCGACACCTTGACCACCGTGCCGGTCATCCCGTTGTGGACCCGGGTCATCTGCGCCTTCAGGCGCGGCGTCCCGCCGTCCATCTCCACCAGGTCCGCCTCGTAGGGCTGGCCTCCGAGGGACACCACTCGATCACCTTCGGCAACAGGGCCACCGCCGGTCCGGGAGTCGTGGTAAACCCGGTTGAACATGGCCCGCATCTTGTTGGTGTAGGTGATCAGCGCACCATCCTCACCAGGGGTGAAGCGGTTCAACAGCTCACCGACCCGAGGATCCGGGCGAACCATCCGGACCGTGTCGCCCTTGCCGTACGACGACTGCGACATGAACCCCTTGATACGGACATCGTGAGCCGCCAGCAGAATGCCGGAGTCGGCACCCTGCCGGTGAATCTCCTTCAGCTCCACGTCCGGGTTCATGATCCACGGATTCATCGGCTCCTTGATCGGCGGCAGCTGGCCGCTGTCCCCGACCAGGATGACCGGCACACCAAAGCGGCGCACATCCTCGACGTGCTGCTTGGACAGCATCGACGACTCGTCGATCACAATCACGTCACGGTGCCCGCCGAGATGCTGCCGCCGTTCGGCGCGAAGCTCCTGCGTCACCTTGCACTCGTGCGTGCCGCCGGATCCGCAGGGCAGGAAGGACACCGGGCACTCGCACGCGTCCTCCTTCCCGCAGGTGCACTTGGTGTTGACCTTCATGACGAGCCGGTTCGTCGCCGAGCACCGGTATGTCGGCGTCATCTGGTAGACCACCGAGTGGTAGGTGCGCACCCGTTCCGCCTGCGCCGACGAGAGCTTTTTGCGCAGCACGCCCGCCGCCTTGTGGGTGGGCGTACCGAACATCACCTCGCCGCCGATGGTCTCGTCGAGCACCCGCATCAGGGTCGTCTTGCCGGACCCGGCCCACCCGCCGACGGCGAACACCGGAGCCAGCGCGCCGGTGCCGTGCGTATGCGGGAAGCTGGGGCAGTCGGTGGCCCCGTTGCAGTGGATCCAGTTGCGAGGCTGGCGCTCGTACCAGTCGAGTATCTGATCGAGCGCCTTATCCTGCTCCGGGCTGAGCGTTGTCACGTGTCTCCTTCTACTCTCTCATCACGTGCCTGCCGTCCGACTTCCGCACCAGGATGTTCGTGCCTGGCACGTTGTCGTACGGGTCGAGGTTGCTGGCCGCGCGGCGCAGTTCCTTCGCGCCGTACAGGTACAGCTTGTACACCTCGCCGTGCTTGTCGCCGTACTCGACCTCGATCCTACGGGCCTGCGCCCGCAGCACCTCGGCATCCCTGTGCGCACGGTCGTCAGCCACCTGCTGAAGCAGGTCACCGACACGGCAGCACTCGAACGTGCCGTCGCACCCGAACTCGTCGTGCAGCCGATTCCTGGCCCAGCTCACGTCCGCCTCACCCCCTCTTCCTGCGGCGACGGGCCCGGTGTTTGCGGGCCGTCACCTCCACATACCGTCGGGTGTAGGGGTAGACCGTGTTCTCGTTGACGATGCGCCGGACCGTGCGGTCGTAGATGCGCCGGAACTTCGGCGTCATCTCCAGCCGCAGGTCCCGGTTGACGCCGAGCGTTCCGTCTTCGTTCTCCGCGAAAGCGACATCGAGGTAGTCATCCCAGCTGTTGATCATCCGTCCTCCTCATCACACTCTCCCGGCTCCGTCTTGGCGTCGTCCTGCATCGCGCTGACCGCAGGGCGGAGCTTGTCCTTGACGAACTCACAGGCCGCCGCGACGTGAGAGGCGCGCAGCTCCGCGCCCGCCTTCTCCAGAAGGTACGGCTGCTGACAGTTGAACAGGCCGTCCTCATCCGCCTGACGGACACCCGCACACCGAGGCGGTCCAGCAGGTACAGCACCGTGTCGCCGGAGAACATCAGCTTCCGGAACTCCTCCTCCGGAATCGTTGCCCGCAGCTCACGGATCACACGAACACGCTCATCGACGATCTCTTCGTCGAGTCGCTCGCTGACGTAGTTCAGCAGGTCATCGAGCATCGGCGGTCGCTCAGTCATCTCTCCTCCTTCCTGTAGTAGGCCATGCCAAGGAGTGCCGGAACGGTCAGCGGCCACACCACGATGACGATGGACAGCACCATGGAAGCCCGCTCGGGATACAGGAAAATCGCCGTCTGAATGTAGTCCGGGATGTCCTCGTTGTCGTTCAGTGCGAGCGGTACGGCGTGGGTCAACAGGCCCACGCCAACCAGCCAGCCGACCATCACGATTCCGTAGACCAGGTCGACGAGGGACACGTCAGCCGTCGTCGTCGCAGTCGTCGTCCCCGCCGTTGCATCCCGTCAGCAGGGCTCCGGTCAGGGCCACACCTGCCAGCGCGGCGAGCATACGCTTTGTCTTCACTCTTCCTTCTCCTTCTCTCACTTGTGTTGTGTCCGGGCATGCAGCGGACCCCGCCTCGGGGACCACGCCCGCCTCTCCCATCTCACGTGGGAGATGTACAGCACGATGGAGACGATCAGCACGGCCAGTGAAAAGTAGATAAGGCCGTGGATCGTGCACCAGCCGATCAGGATTTCAGCGATCACATCCACAGATCCTCCACCAAACAACCATCAGTTGTCCGTCGAACAGCCAACGTAGCAGCGCCCGTTGTGATGGGTGCAGTAGCTGTCGTAGACGAACCACCGGAAGCATGGGAGCCCGTGACGGTGTGACCGGTGCAGGCAGTACCGCCACATGAACCCGCCCACCCACACCGACCGGTCATGTCGACCGAGCAGGCGCAGGTGGGCGATGAGACTAGATGTCATCACGGGTGAGCTGGACACCCACGAACGTCAGCTCCTGGGTATCCTTGTCGTAGGAGCGGGTCACGCCGGTGATGATGAACTCGATGTCCGCCCAGATGGATCCCTCCACGGACTCGCCCCAGAACCGGACCGTCTCGCCGATCCGGGGGATCTCCGCACGCGGAACGTCCAGGTAAAGGGTCTGGCCCATCGAGAAGAAGGCCACCTCAATCTTGTTCTCTTCCATCAGACTTCCTTCCTTTTCTCACGCTCGCTCACGCATCCCACCGCCCGACAACCTGGCGGTACCGCTCGGAGCGGTGGTACAGGTAGCGGTGGAACCGGATCCCCATCGCCCGGTGGTTCAGGGTGTACACCTGGAAGATGTAGTCGATGGTCCGCATGTCCTCGTCGGACAGCTCGACCCTCCACCGGGAACTGTTGACGTACTTCGCCCCGTGCAGCCGTCGCACCAGCGTCCGGGTGTTCGGCTGCTGGCACTCGACGTCGCCGCCGGTCATGTTCAGCAGCAGCTCGAACATCCCGGTCGTCAACTCGGTCGGCTCCGTCGGCTCTTGCGTTTCGGCTGTCATGTCTCCTTCTCCTTCGCTGTATCGGTGGGTGTCACACCAGGCCGTACGCCTTCTCCTCACGGCGCAGGCGCAGGCACATCTTGCGTGCCCGCATGCCGTGGTAGACGGACCGGCGCCGATAGAACTTGTGCAGCTGATCCATTCCGGGCAGATTGGCGGTGCTGATCGCGGGCCAGATGTCCGACCAGACCACGTCCCACCGGGTACCACGAGCCCACACCTTCGGGGACGCCGTCTTGTAGGCGTCGCCGTGGATGATGTTGACCCGTGGGTCCTTGGTGTAGTGAGGGCCGACCAGCTTGATGACCCGCTCGTCGGACTCGACGACGTCCACATGCTTGACGTGGTCGTAGGACAGTGCCGCCGTCAGCACCATGCCGAGGCCGAGGCCGTTGATCAGGACCCGCTCCGCCTTCTCGAACTCGATGGCGTTGACCGGCTCGACGTGGTCCTCCTTCTCGGCGTCGGTGTCCGACATCCAGAACTCGTCCGACTTGTAGTCGATGAGACGGGTGTACATGCCGGGCCTGGTGCCTCGTCCGTGCTTGATCTCCTGCCGGAGGTTGTGCCGGTCGAACGGCTTGACCTCGAAGCGTTCCACCTTCAGGCCGTCGACCTCCCCTTCGGGTACGGTCAGGGTCATGCGGGCACGCGGGCCCCTGTAGTCGCTCATTCCTGTGTCTCCTTCTCTTTCTGCGACTGGGCGAGGATGGCGTTGTGCACCAGGTTCTCCAGGGTGCCGCGCAGCAGCAGCGCACGGACGATCCGCTGGCCGGTCTCGTCCGGGTATCCCTGCTGATCGGCCATCGCCCGGTCCAGATCCCCCACCAGAGCCGTCAGCCGGTCCTGGCAGTTGCGCATCACAGCCAGCGCGTCAGGGTCAAGGTTGACCTTCGCCGCCAGTACGTCGACAGCCGTGGGTTGCTTGTCCATGTTGTTTCCTTCTGTCACCAGGGCTGGGCGCGTCTGCTCCGCAATCCTGGTGATGATGTCCGCCGGGTCCACGTTCAGGTAGTCGCACCAGTCGAGGAACCGGTCCATACGCAGCCGGTGCCGTGACGCTTCGAGGTTGGTCACCGTGGTCCGGCTGATCCCCAGCGCTTCCGCCACGTCGTCTTGCGTCTTCCACCTGATGACACGCGCAGTTCGCAGCTCCTCGCCGACCGCTGTGTACACAGCGTCGGCATCCCGTCTCCGCACACTCATGTTTGTATCACGAACGTCGCTTGATGCGCAGCGGCCCCAGTTGCCACCGCGCATCCTCCTGATACGCGCGCACCACCCAGCACGCGCGCGGGCTCGCCAGGATCGTCCGGTCCACCTCCATCGCCCCCATGATGAAGCCGCCAGGAAGATCGATGTGGCTGTACCAGAACCAACCAGGCTGGCCATCGAACCACGGCTCGATCGTCAGCGTGACCTCCGCAGCGATGCGCGGGTCATAGAACTGAACTGCCAACAGCTCGGGGCGAACACGAATCTTCGACACACCCAGACGCTTGATCCGGCGTGCCACATCGTACAAGCCGCCCAACCGGAACGCCGCCTGCTTGGGACCGGAATCGTTGAACGTTCTCATGTCCCCTTGCCGCCCTCTCTGATGGGACGGATCAGGTCCGTCCACACATGAAAGCCAGCGGTGTACACCGCGAACATGGCACCCGCCAGCCACAGGCTGGGCGCCTTTGTCAGGTGCATGCCCTGCTGGATCAGCAGGAACAGGCCGCACACCGGGATCAGGCCCCAGATGAACTTGTAGTCGTCACTCATCGCCGGGACTCCTTCGGAGCGAACGCGCGGTCGTCGTTGCTGTTGCTCATCCACTCCGTGTACTCGACAGCGTCATCGCACTCGTCGTCATCGCTGTAGTTCCGGTGCGCATGGGGATCGCCGTCCTGAGCGTCATGTTCCTTGACGCAGTGACGCCAGCCACCCTCGTAGCGGAAGTACCGGTGCCCGCACGTGGAGCTGTAGTACTCCTCACTCACCTCGTTGACTGGCGACAGCAGACGCAGCGGTCCGAACACCGCCTCGACGATGCGCATCGCCTCCTCGTTCCCCATCGGCCCGGCCTCGGCGATGACCATCCTCACGGCCTCACCGAAGAAAAACTCGGGCACACGCTGGAAGCCCCGCCCTTCGAAGTACGGAACATCATTCAGGTTCTGCATGCCTCTCCTTCTGGTACGAGAAGAGGGCACCCCCGTGGGGGCGGGGATGCCCTCAGTCTGTGCAGGTCAGTTGTTCGAGGCCAGCCACTCGTCGCGGCTGACGTCCAGGATCTTGCACTCGCCCTTGTCGACGCCGTCGAGCTGGTCGGAGGTGAACAGATTGCCGAAGTTCTGCGTGCTGGACTTGCCCGGCTCCAGGTTCTCGACCGTGGCCAGCAGCGCGTCGACCTTGTTGCCCTTGTCGTCGAGGAACTCGCCCTCGACCAGGTAGTTCGCCCGCTTCTTGCCGTTGTTGGTGATCTTCACCTTGGCCTTGACGTCCTTGCCGACGAACTCTTCGTCCACCAGCTTGCAGGACAGCAGCGTGACGTCCTCCTTGGCGGCACGCTTGTCGTCGGACTCGTCCGCCTTCACCGCCTTGTCGACCACGGCACCACCCACGACGGCGCAGCCACCGGCGACCAGCAGCCCCAGCAGCGTGGCGGGCAGGCACCCGAACAGCGCGATCTTCTTGCCGGTGCTCATGCCCCGCCGGTGCTGCGGCTCCGGCTGCGGCGCCTGGTGTCCGGGGTAGGTGTAGCTCATCTCTTGCCTTCTCCTTCGTTGCCTACTGTCGGTATATCTATCAGGTGAGGGGCGGGGAGCGGCACCTTTGGCGACGGCACCCAATCAGCCCGATGCCGTGCCGCTCCCCCTTACCCGGCTGCCCGGCCCCTTCGGTCAGTAGCGCCGACGGGCACGGCCGTCGACGATCGATCCGGCCTGGTACCCGGGATGGCCCAGCACACCGTCGTTCATGTTGACGTACCCCGCGACAGCGCTGCGCGTCGGGCGCACCTTCCGCTCGCCCCACGGCAGATCCGGGTACAGCTCCCGCGCCTTGCGCAGACGCTTACGGATCGTCTCCGGGGCGGCATCGAACTGCGTGGCGATGACCAGAAGAGACTTCCCGCCCAGCCACAGCTCGGCCACCGTCAGCGGCGCGATGTCCTTCCGCTCCGAGGGGTGATTCATCAGCTCAACCGCCGCCCGTGCATCACGTACATGTCGCCGTCCAGGCCGAACTCGACGAACCCGGTCCCGGCGCCGTCCTCGGGGCAGCTCTCGTCCTGCTGGTGCAGGTACTTGTGGAACAGCGGGGCGTGCACCTCAACCGGGTAGACGCACGGGTCCAGGCCCTCGAATTGCTCGGCCGGGATGAACAGCAGCGCGTTGCACCGCTCCCCTGTCGCCTTGTCCACGACGAACGGACAGTCGGTGTCGACATCCGCCAGGCTGTGGACGTGCCACTTCGGATACCGCCTGCGCCACGAGTGCCCGCACCCTGCCGTGAAGCGGGTACCGTACTGTCGCCTGCTCATTTCTCCCTCTCGCGCTGCCGCGCCGTGCTGGCGACGACCGCGCTCAGCACCTCACCCGGCACCAGACCCAGCACCTCACACCAGCGAGTGAACAGATCCAGCGACAGCCGGGTACCCCCACGCTCGTAGTACGTGACCGTGTGCTGCCTGACACCGAGGCGCCGGGCCACCGCCAGCTGCGTCAGATTCCGGTTGAGCCGCGCACCCTTCAGATAGGCGCGGGCCCCCGCGTACAACACGTCCGACTCCGTCGTTCTTGTCACCTGTCTCCTTCCCTGCACCGAACATAAGCCCGGGGCGCCACCGAAGTGACACCCCGCCAAACTACCGCACCGTCAGGGCAACTCGACCCCGAGCCGCCTCAGCTTCGCCCGCACCCGGTGCAACCCGCGCGTATCGCTCGGCGTGCCCGGCGCGAACCGCGAGTCCTTCTCCCGCCAGTGCGGAGGAGTCTCGATCTTGTAGTGGCCGTTCCGTGTCTTCGACACCACGAACCCCTGATCATGGGCTGCCCGAAGCATCGACTTGATCTCCGGATGCGCGACCCTCAGTATTCGCCCGATCACTTCCTTCTGCTTCGGGCCGGACAACTCTTCCATGTCACCTCGTCTCCTTCCGTTCGTAGAACTCGTCACGCACCCGGTGCAGCCACTCCTCCACCACCCTCTCGTCGGGCCGGTCGGGCAGCACTGTGGGAACGCTGTTGAAGGTGTGCTCGAACTGAAGGAGGAGCAGCCGGGCGTGGTTCAGGTCGCCGAGAGCCACCCTCGAACCGAACGAGAACACGACATCCGGGTTCTCCAGCTTGATCGGCAGCTCACCCCTGGTCCACAGGCACAGCCCCTGCATCAGCAGCCGGTACATGTGCCGGGCGTGCTTCGCCTTGCGACTCGACAGATGCACGTCGCTCAGATCCTCCAGCCGGGTCAGCTGCTGGGTGGCATAGCCGAGGTAAGCATTGCGCACCCGAGTTGCCGACAGGAACGCCGACCGAATGTCGATCAGCTCCTGCCCCAGCGGGGTGAGCGTCTCGTACCCTTCCAGCCACAGCAGCTCCATCACCGTGGGGTTGCCGTTCAGCGCGAGGCGGCAGAACTTGCCCGCCTCATGCACCGTGATGTCGGGGTCCGTCTCGACGATGGACTCCTGCGGCTTGCTCAGCCCGTGGAACGCACGGGTCCGGGCGGCGAACACGCCGAGCCGGTCAATGTCCGAACCCTCGTGCGCCAGACCGTAGGCCGTGGACCCCACGACCCCGGACAACAGGACCTTCACTCTGCGCCCTCCTCCTCCGCCATGACCCAGTGCAGCACGTGCAGGGGATCCACATCGACGATGCGACACCACTCGATGAAGGAGTGCAGGAGCATGCGGTTGTTGGCCATCTCGTAGTGCGCGACGGTGGTGTAATGCACGCCCATCCGTTGCGCCACTTCCCTCTGCGTCATTCCCCTCTGCCGCCTCAGCTCGGCCATGGCCTGTCCGAGAACCAGGTACAGGGGTTCGACACCCTCCCTCATATCATGTCTCCTTCGCTCTCCATCGCGTTTCGCTCCGTCGCCTCGCACCGCAGGACTTGCAGCGCGTCGAACGACCCGAGCGCAGGTTGCCTGCCTGCACCGTGACCTTGCTCCCGCAGGAGCACTCGCACTTCCACAGATGCTGCCGCGACGGCGTCGGGCCGACGTAGTACAGCACCGTCCACTCGCCGAACTTCCGGCCGTTCAGATCCTCCGGCACAGGGCCCTTGGGCATCGGCGGCTTCACCGGCTTGGGTCGAACAACAGGGCGTCCGGCGGCCTTCTCTACGGCACGGGCTCGGTTGGAGCACCCTATGCAGCGAGTCGACCTTCCGGATCGCAGGTTGCCTGCCAGAACCGGGCGCTCCGTTCCGCAGTCGCACCGGCACCGCCAGGTCGTCTGGTTGCCTTTCCTCCCGGACCGCTCAAGCACGGTCCACGCACCGAACCGCTGCCCGACCAGGTCCAGCGGGGTTCCCTTGGGCACACTCATCTCCTTCCACGTGTCTGCAATACACAACGTACCGGCGCCCCGAAGGACGCCGGTACGTTGTGTAGTTGCTACTCGTAGCCCTTGCCCCGCAGGTCCGTCTTCGCGATCAGCTCACTGGCCTCGTCGATAGCGGGCAACAGGTTGCGGGCGCAGTACTCCCCGAAGAAGTACGTGCTGCCCTTGATCGTGTACAGGTACCAGCCGAAGTCCTCCTGCGTGCCGCCACGCCTCTCCAGCTCGTAGGTGACACCGAAGACTGTGGTCTGGTAGTTCCCGTTGTCCGAGCAGCGGGTCCATCCGAAGCCGTTGTCCGCCTCGATGTACCGCTCGCCGTCGGCCTGCTTACGCCTGGCCATCAGCTGAACTCCCTGTCGCTGAAGTCGTAGCCGTCGCTGAGGAAGTGCGACTTCATCAGGCTGCGGTACAGATCCGACATGCCTCGCTCCCTCCACGACCGGCGCTCATCCGGGAGCGGGTTGAGGTGACTGCGCAGGTGCTGCTTGGACTCGATCAGGTCGAGCAGCTCCTCCTTGGTGACCCGCACCCCGTACTCGTCCTCGATGTGACCACCAAGCCGCAGATGCGCTTCGAGCCGGACGGTCCACGCCTCGTACGCCGCCTCCCGAGGACAGTCCGGAGGGATGTAGAACCCGAACCTCCACCCTGCCGACGACTTGCCGAGATGGATCAGCTCCGCCTCGGTACAGTGCGAACAGCCGTTCTCACACCCCGGGGTCCTGATGTAGTAGTTGGTACCCATCACCTACCACCTCCAACGAAGCGCCAGCGCCCCGGACCGGCCGGATTCAGCCGCCCCTGGGAGACCCACCCGCCGCTGGCCAGATGAATCCCGTCATCGTCGGCACTGTCGATCACCGCGACCCAGTCCGGGAAGATCACCTCATCACCCACCTCGGGCTCCGGGTCGGCGGCGTCCACGCTCCTCTTCCAGCCCTCGATCTTCTGGTACAGCTCCTCGGCCGCGCTGGGCGTCCAGATGATGGGGGTGCTCCCCTGCGCATACGTCTCAACGAACCACTTCACGAGGAGCCGGACGTCATCGGCGGACAGCTCCCTCTTCCACTGCACCCGGCCGTCGCTCACCCCAGCACCACGTCCCGGTTCAGCTCGACCGCAGCGTTGTGCGCGTCGGCCGCATCGGCGTGCGTGGACTTCGGGACCAGCCGGGACACCTCACCGTTGCGGAAGGCCGACCAGTGGCCGTACTCCACCACCAGGTAGTCGTCCGACGGGTTGGTCAGACTGTTCGGCCGGATCGTCACGTAACTCTTCATGTCTCCATCTCCCTCTGCTCACCACGGGCCAGCATCTGACGGATGTACTCCGCCACCTCCACGTGCCCCCTGTCCACGGACACTTCGTGCAGGTACTGAAGCCCCCTGGTGTCGATGTCCAGGAACTTCTGACCGAAGGTGTCCCGGCCCTCCCGGACCGGGATCTCCAGGAGGATGGCGATCCGCTTCAGGATCTCCAGCACATCCATGCGCGGGTCTGTCATGTACCTGTCTCCTTCTCTACTCGCCGGTCACCTCGGCGAACACGGCGAACTCCATCACGTACATCCGCTCGCACTCCGGGCAGTCGAACTGCTCGCCGCCCCGGTCAACGGGGAACCACTGCCCGCACGGCTCGCAGTAGATGCTCTGCCGCTTGTTGATCCGCTTGACGTTCTCGGACAGCGGCACTCGCAGCACCGCCTTCTCACCGAGCCGGAGCCGGTGGACCAGCAGACTGCGCAGCGTGCGCCCCTCCCCGTCCGCCTTGCCGCGCCTGCTCAGGAACATGGACAGATCCCAGTCCTTGTCGGTCAGCTTCATGTCTGCCGTCTCCTTCCAGTGTCTTGTCAGCTCTCGTCGAGCAGCATGACCTCGTCGTACGTCACGTCGTCCCGGTTGTCGAGCACGTCCCACGCGCCGGTGAACGCCCGGGTCACCTCGCTGCTCTTGTACTTCGACTGCTGCACGACCCAGTCGTGCAGCTCCTCGTCGTCCGCCAGGTCCAGGATGTGCGACGGCACGTCCACCTCGACGATGATGGACTCCTCGCGCGTGGTCTCGACGGTACGCCGGACCTCGATCTCCACCTTCGGCATGTCAGCTCTCCCCCTTCTCCAGCAGATCCCTCGCATCGAGCACGTCGATGCGGGTCTGGTGCAGAGCGCACCGCAAGCGCAGCAGTTCATCCTCGGCCGCCGGGGACAGGGCGGCTGCGTCCTCCAGCCATCTCTCCGCCTCGACGATCTTGATCACGGCTTGACCGATCGCCGCCCGCGCCTGCTCGTCATTGCTGCCATCCTTCGGCATTGCTGCCTCCCTCTACCAGGACTCGGCCGGTGTGCCATAGCCCTCGTGGTGATGGTCCGTCATGCACGACGCACACAGCGCACGTCGGCAGATCCGGCACCCCGTACCGGAAGTCACACCGCACCCCCGGCACACGTCGGGCAGCTCGCCCACGTACGCCGCCTTCGTACGCCACACCGAAGAGCATCCGCCGACCGTGCACCACACCTCCGAGTACTCGGACGGGGTCCGCCGGTACCCGTTGAAAGCGGATGTGTTGTGGTTGCGCTGAAGCACCACCCAGAACGGACGGTGCGCCTTGACCTTGCACGCGTTCCCGCCGCTCATCCGCACCACCCCTTCCCGTGGGGCACCGGCCGAAGCCGATGCCCCACACCGTCAGTCAGTCGTCCTGCCCGGTCTCCTCGACCGGCGCCGGATCCTCTTCACTCTGGCACTGCTGATCCTCCCGGAACTGCGGTCCCTGCGGAGGCAGTTCAGTCATCGCTGACCGGGCTGCTGCTGGGGCCCCTGCGGTCCCTGCGGAGGGGACTGCGGTCCCTGCGGAGGGGTGGGCTGAGGCTGCTGCTGCGGACCCTGCGGAGGCAGCTCTTCGGACATGTCTCTTCTCCTTCTCGTTCATCTTTCTCCATCCCCGACCCCTTCCGGGCCGGGAAGTCTGTTCGCCCTGCTTGTCAGCGGCGTCGCTGCTCGGTCAACTCCGTCAGGAACGCCAGCTCATGACGGTACCGCGCCTCGTCACTCAGCTGACCCGGCGGGTGATCGCACGGAACACCGGCAGCGCTACCGGCACGGCGGGCCAGAACACCACGATCAGCACGCAGAGCGCCTTGTAGAAGCCGAGGTCGTCCGCATCCACGGGTTCGTCCGAATCCAGTGCATCAGCCCCACCGTCATCACGACCGCACCGAACAGGTAGGCAGCGATCACCCAGAACCCAAAGCTCTCGAACATCTTGCCTCCTTCTTCTTCCTCTCATATACGGACAAAATGCCCGGTGTTAGGACAAACAGAAGGGGCGGCCCACCCGACTCGGGATTCACGGCCGCCCCTCACATCACACGGACTGCGAGAACGGCGACGTCCCCGGAGTCTGCGTGTCGTTCTCCGCCTGCCAGGCGACGAACCGGCGGACGTTCTCGTCCAGCCGGTTCAGGTGCCGCTCCGGCGAACCGGACTCCCGGCACAGCTCCCCGTAGAACTCCAGCACCTTCACCGCCAGCTCGTCCTTCGCACGGAACACCACCACCGGCTCGTCCTCGCCGATGTCCGCGTTCTCCAGGCTGACGCGCCCATACTTCAGATCAACTGCCATGTCCACCCTTTCCGGTACCCCAGGGCGGGGACCCTCCCCCGCCCATGCGAAAGGGGCGGCCTGCCCGAAGGTCTCATGGCCGCCCCTTGAAAGCGCAACCCCATCAGGAGCTATGATCGAGACTCCGAGTTTGCGGCTCGGATCCTCACTCCCGAACAGAAGCGGGAATTGCGCTGATGCGTCTACGGTATCGCCCTTACTGCTCCACCTCCACTGTCGCCACCTCAGTGACGGGTTCGTGCACCACCACTACGACCGTGGAGGTCGCGCGATGACGGATGTTGACTCGTTCTCTTCTTCTGACGAGGTAAACCCGCCAGCTTCAGGTGCGGAGTCGACTTCTGTCAACTCGCAGGATGACGTTAGCACGGAGCCGGGAGAGCGTGTCAACCTCACCCAGGAATCCGTCAACCCGCGCATCCCGCTGACCCGTTCGGCCGCCCCCGGTGCAACCGGCTGGCTCGACGGCGATGGCACCTTCCTCCTCGGCCCCTACCAGGGCACCCGGATGGTCGACTGGGCACTCGCCTACGCAGAGCGCGGCTGGCACGTCTTCCAGATGCGGCCCGGCACCAAGGGCTTCTTCGCGAACTGCCCCCGCTGCCGAGAAGGCGGCGACCGGTACGAAGCCGACGCCCACACCAGCGGCAAAGACAGCTGCACCGCACACCCCGAGGGCTACGGCAAATGCCACGGCCTGTGGTCCGCAACCCGCAACCCCGACGTCATCCGCCAGTGGTGGACCGACAACCCGCACGCGAACATCGGCATCAACTGCGGAATGTCCGGCATCGCCTGCGTCGACGTCGACATCAAACACCACCAGGGCAAGTACGGCGACCGGTCAATCCAGTCCCTCGAAGCCACATACGAACCCTTCCCCCTCGGACCCCGAGCCGTCACCGCATCCGGCGGCTGGCACTGGATCTTCGCCCTGCCCGACGGACACGAGCTGCGCTCCTCCACCGGCTCGACCGACGCCAAGGGACGCAAGCACGGACTCGCCGACCACGTCGACATCAAGGCCGTCGGCGGACTCATGGTCGCCACCCCCTCCCTCGTGTACGACGACACCAAGGGCGAAGTCACCGGCCAGTACCAGTGGGACCCCACCGGAGGGCAGACCATCCCCGACCTCCCCACCTGGGTCGTCGGCGAGATCGAGAAGCGGGAAGCCCGGCCGAAGCCTGCCCCCTCGGTCGCCCTGCCCTTCGGGCCCCGGCCCGACGCCGACCGGGACGAAGTCCTCACCCGCGTCAACGAACTGGCCGACGAGGTCGCCAGCGCCGGACAGGGCGGACGCAACGAGACCCTCCTGCGCAACGCCCGCATGGCGTTCCAGTACGCCGAGGCCGGACAGATCCCGCACCGTGAGGTCGAGTTCATCTTCGAGCAGGCATCCCGCGTCTGCGGACTCGACGACTCCGAGATCCCCCGCACCATCACCAACGCGCGCAACTACGCCACCGGCAAGCCGCGCGCCTGGGCCGCCCGCATCAAGCCCGAGCAGGCACAGGCACAGTACGACCAGTGGAAGAACGTCCCCGCACCCCGACCTGCCCCGGACGTGCAGGTTGAGCAAGTCGAGCAGGATGCGCGACCCACGCCTGAGCCGGAACAGGAAGTCGAAGAGGAGTTCGAGAGCCGGGATGCGTTCGCCGAGCGGATGAACCGGATCGATGATCCGAACGTCCGCAAGAACGAGGCCCGCAGGCGCGTCAAGCAGCTCGCCCACAAGGGGGCCGGGGAAGAGGAACGCCAGGAAGAGCGCGACTTCCTCAAGGCCACCTGCAAGCTGACCGCCGGGGACTTCAAGTCCCTGTACGCCACGGCACACAGAGACGCCACGCGTGCCACGCCGGACGGCAGCGACGGCCGCCCGGTCTACGTCATGGGTGACGAACTGCGGGAGTACAGCAACCTCGTCGAGCTGATCGAGAACGGCGTCTTCCCCGAGACCTACGTCCGGGACGGCAAGCTCGTCCACGTCCAGCCGGTCAGCGGTGTCCGCGTCGCCAAGGGGAAAATCAACACCTCGACCTACCAGGCCAAGGACATCACGCCCCCCACCCTGCGCCGCCTGGTCGCCACCTACACCATCCCCTACCGGCAGACGGAGAAGGGCACCGACAGCCCGCTTCCGACCCGCGCCCTGTGCGAATCCATCCTCGACAACCCGGAATGGGACGGCGTCGATACCCTGCACGGGCTCATCGACGCACCGTTCGTCCGCGCCGACGGCACCATCTGCCAGGACCACGGGTTCGACCGGGCCACCGGCATGTGGCTGGCACTCCCGTCCGGCTACGTCCCGGTACCCGACAACCCCACCGGCGAGGACGTCAAGAGTGCACTCGACCTCCTGATGAACCAGGTGCTGCGCGACTTCCCGTTCGCCTCCACCGCAGACCGGGCCAACGCTGTCGGCATGCTGTTCACGCCGATGATCCGCAACATCACCAACTGCCCGGTGCCGCTCCAGCTCATCAGCGCACACACCGCCGGAACCGGCAAGACCCTGCTCGCGCAGCTCGCCACCGCAGCACACGGCGGCGGCGACTACACCTTCCCCCGCAACAGCGACGAGGAACTTCGCAAGACCGTCACGTCCATCCTCATGGACCAGGCGTCGCCGGTCGTGAACTTCGACAACATCGCCACCGGATCCACCATCGACTCCCCGGCTCTGGCCGCACTGCTGACGATGGAGGTATGGAAGGACCGCGTGCTCGGCGGCAACACCACCGTCACGCTGCCCAACGACAAGATGTGGATCGCCACCGGCAACAACCTCAAGGTCAACACGGACATCTCCACCCGCACCGTGCTGATCCAGCTCGACGCCGGGACCGAGAACCCCGACGAACGGCCGGTCGAGTCGTTCTGCCTGGGCGACATGCTCCAGTGGATCGGAGAAGCAGAGAACCGGGCGGCCCTCGTGCGCTCCCTGCTCATCCTCATCCGGTCCTGGGCGGCGGCCGGAATGCCGAAGGGCAACCAGACCATGCGGACCTTCACCCCCTGGGCGCAGGCCGTCGGCGGGCTGCTCGCACACCACGGCATCCACGACTTCCTCGGCAACCGCGAGGCGGTCAAGGACACCGACGAGGACAAGCAGCAGGACGCGCTCTTCCTCCAGAAGTGGACCGAGCTGGTCGGCGACGAGTGGCTGTCAGCCTCGGACCTGATCACCAAGTACCAGACCATGGACCAGGCCCGGTACACGACGTTCACCGGCGGTATCGGCATGGACCAGTGGCAGGGGTCGTTCCCCGTCCGCCAGAACGGCAGGCCGTACAGCGCCGTCGGGTTCGGCAAGTGGCTCGGGGCCCGCAAGGACACTCCCCGTCACGGGTTCGTCCTGAGATGGCGGAAGAACCCCACGACCAACAGCTCCGAGTGGAGAGCCGAACGCCTCGAACAGGCTGGCGAATCTGCACCGGAGCAGCAGGGATTCTTCGAGCCGCACCGGACGTAGTCGGGGTGCACACCCCCCGGAGCACAGGATGACCAGCTCCGGGGTTCGTCCGGCATGCCCATCCCCGGAGATAGCGGCGATCCCATCCCCGGAGATGGCTCTTTCCCTCCCCGTATGCCCTCTGACCTGCGGTTTCTCTACCTCCGGAGATGAGAACACCATCCCCGGAGGGTGTCTCAGGTGCTGTTTTCCGGGTGTCATGTCCTCGACATCCGGGGGAGATGGATCCCCGGCGATCCCACCTCCGGGCCACCTCCGGCTCTACCTCCGTGACACGTTTTCGCAGGTCAACTACCTACTACTACTCTCTACTCTCTTCTATCCGGAGATACGGAGATAGATATAGAACCCCTCGTGTATGTGGAAGAAAAAAATTTCTCAGAGAGAGGGGAAATGTTTTTTTGTTTTACGCATGTAGGGCGGAGGGGGGTCACTATCACCCCCGTACCTCCGGAACGGCAGGGAAAAGCTGCCTTGACCTGCACTGATGTGCTCCGGAGGACGGCCCGGAGAAGGAAAACCGACCTCCGGCACCACAAGTTACTGCCAGGTAACGCACCGGTGCAGTAGTGTCGGGGGTGTGACAGTGACAGTGCTGCCTGCCGCCGTACACCGGCCCGCAGGCAAGGGAAGGTTGAGAGCACGGATGCCGTACGCACCGGGCAACCGGCGCTGGATACGGGAGGTGCTCGGAGACAGGGTCCGTCCGGACTGGGACGGAGTGGAGAAGGTCTGGAAGATCAGCCGACCCCACCTGATGACGCTGGCCGAGGCCATGGCCGACCGGTTTGGGGAGGTGGACATCTTCATCGACAGCCGACCGCTGAACCGGTGCGACGCCCGGTGCATCGAGGCGGTGGGCAGTGAGTGCGAGTGCCAGTGCAACGGACGTAACCACGGAGGGCTCGTCGCCAGCACCGAACACTGGGTCGAGGTCGGCGAGACCACGCTGGTACAGGGCGGGGAGATCAACCGTCGTCACTTCCGGCTGCGGAGGGACGGCACGGTGACGTCGTTCCTCAACTAGCCCTGCATGAGCGGAAGATGTGAGAAAATGGAACAATGACGTACAAGACGTATAACGAAGCCCTTGAGGCTGAACGCTCCCGACCCCGCCCCTCCCCGCACCTGTGTGCCGAATGTGTACTGGATCTTGTGCAGGAGAGGTCACCGATTTACGACACGGATGAGGATCGTGTAGCAGATGTGGCAGCTCACCTGGCCGACGTCACCGGTGGACGCGTGTCGGCCCGGGTGGTCGTCAACGGACAGATGATCGATCTGCGTGCTGTCACGATGATCAAGGGCACACTCGTGTGCGGAAAGACCCTCCACATCAACTACGCCCGTGGGAAGGCGATGCGCGACAACTGACGTGATGGGCGCCGAGCCACCCGGGCAAAACACGGGAAGCCCGGCGCCGGACTGTGGGAAGGTGGAGCGCATGGACTTCGGATGGGCGCTGCGTGCCATGAAGAACGGCGAAGAGGTCCGGCGTGAGCGCTGGGCCCCCGAGACGAGGCCGAACGGAGCCGAGCCCACCCTCTACAAGTTCGTGTACCTGGAGTACCGGGACGGTCACGAACCCGAGCTGATGCACCAGCGGCACAACGGGCAGCGCGGCCACTTCCACCTGCTGAGCGACCACCTGCTCGCCGAGGACTGGGAACTGGCCGACGACTCCGACGAGGCGCTGCGGACCGCAGCCCAGCGCGCACGCGAGATCATCGTCAGGCGGTAGGCGTGCTTCCGTGCGACGAATGCGGACAGCCCCGCATCCGCTGGGGCGGGGTCTGGCTTGAGCACAGCGACAACATGCACAGGTACGTGCGGCACCGGATGTACCGGAACCTCTGGATGCGGCTCGGACGGCACGTGTGGAGGAAGGCGACAGGCGAATGAGCGAGAGCAAGCAGACCCGCACCGGGTTCCGGTACGGCGTCATCAAGTCACAAGAACTCGTAGACCAGGCACAGGGCGAGTTCACCAGGGAATGCCCCGAAGAGGGGTGCTGGCTCATCATCCAAGGCGGGAACCAGGCCGTCGCCGAACACCGGCGCGTGATCCACGGGGCGCAACCGAACCTTTGAGCGATAGGATGAACGAGTCATCTGACCACACAGTCAGGGGACGACGAGGTGGACCCGGGCCTCCGTGACCAGTGGCCCGGGTTCCGTCGATAGGATGGCAGCGTGCTTCTCAGTGACAGGGACATCCGCAACGAGATCGAGGCCGGGCACATCACGGTCGATCCGTTCGACGACGAGATGATCCAGCCGTCCAGCCTCGACGTCCGGCTCGACGCCGACTTCCGGGTCTTCGAGAACCACCGGTACACCTGCATCGACCCGGCCATCGAGCAGAACGGGATGACCAGCCTCGTCACCGTGTCGCACGAGCAGCCGTTCATCCTGCACCCCGGCGAGTTCGTTCTCGCCTCGACGTACGAATGCATCGAGCTGCCGCTGGACATCGCGGCCCGGCTCGAAGGGAAGTCCTCACTCGGCAGGCTCGGGCTCATCACCCACTCGACAGCGGGATTCATCGACCCCGGTTTCGGGGGAACCGTCACGCTGGAGCTGAGCAACCTCGCCAACCTGCCGATCAAGCTGTGGTCCGGGATGAAGATCGGGCAGCTGTGCTTCTTCCGCATGCAGACACCCGCCGTCGCCGGATACGGGAGCGCGGAACACGGCTCCCGGTACCACGGGCAGAGCGGACCCACCGCCTCCCGGTCGTGGCGGGGATTCAAGCGGGTCAGGATCTGAAACGGCGTGGCTCCCTGAACAGGGGCCACGCCATGCCAGGCTGGCGAAGCATCACCTCACCGCGCCCGGCCGGGTGGTGCGCAGCCGTCCGAGGAGCCACGTCCCTGGGCGGCTGCTTCGGCGCGGCGGCCTAGCGCAGCGCGGCGATCTCCTTGTCGGGGTTGCCCTCACCGGCCTCGGCGTACGACTTCACCCGCGCGGCGACCAGGTCGTCGCTCATGTTCATGAACAGGGCGTGCGCCTTGTCCTTGTTCAGACCCAGCAGGCGAGCGCCGACCGTCATGTACATGCGGTCCTGGCCGTACCTGGCGCCGTACCCGTCCTTCGTGTTGATGCCCAGGTGTTCGGCCACCGCGTACAGCACGTCCAGGGCGACGTAGTCCCGCTTGCGGGTGACCAGCCCCATCTCCTTGGCCTTCAACCACACGGCCCAGCCCGCCACGCAGCGGGTCGTACCGCACGAGCCGGTCGCCTCCGTGTCGTCCTCCTGCCAGTAGTTCTGGCGGTGCAGCTCGGGGAAGGCGGTGATGAGCTTGTCGATCTCGGCGAACATCTCCCGGTTGACGGGCATGTCATGTCTCCTTCAGCGGAAAGCCCGGCACCATGCGGTGCCGGGCCGATGGGGTGGTGGATCAGAACTTGTCGCAGTTCGGGTTCATCTGCCGGTCGTTGACCGAGAAGCCGGTGTCGTCCGGCATGAAGTCGGCCACCGTCTGAGTGCCGTTGCCCTTGAAGATGTCACGGAGGCGGCGGGTTGCCCGCATCGCCTCGTCGATCGCCTCAAAGGCGGCCAGCACCCGGGGGATCTCGCGGCGCTCGTCATCGGGGAAGCGGTGTTCCAGCTCCTGCCGTGCCCGGCTCAGCATCTGGTAGACGTTCTCGGCGCCGCACTCGGACGCGAAGCGGTCGATGTACGTCATGGTCAGATCCTCTCGACCACAACGGCGGACTCGCCACGGCGGCGGTGCTCCGCCAGGTGGGCGGCGAACTGCGCCTTCATGCGCTGGTCCGCCTCCACCTCCGAGCCCTTAACTGTGTGAGCGCCGGGGGTCCTGTGCCATGCCGGGATGTGCGGCGGGATGTGGTTGCCGTTGGCGTCGTGACGGGCGGTGGCGGGGAGAGGGAAGCCCTCGATCATGGTCATGGTCAGCGCTCCACCGGCAGTGGCTGCTCGTAGTCGGAGAGCGTGACCGTGGAGACCGGCGACATGCCGTGCTGCATCCTGCCGTCGGTGGTGGTCGTCACCACGTACATCCCGACGGCCTGCGCCGGGTCGGCGAGCGCGTCCCTCCACCACAGGTCCACCTGCTGAACGTCGGCGTCACGCTGGAAGCCGACCACCCGCTCCATCCCCAGCAGGGACGACGGGACGACGACGGTTCCCTCCTCATCGCCGATCACCGCCCACGGCAGCACGCCGTTGGGCAGGGAGGACTCCTGGAGCTTCAGGTAGGTGGGCATCAGATCTCCTTCGTGTCGTGTGTCTTGGAGTGGCGGTGGAAGTTCTCCTCCGCCGAGCCGTCGTCCGGCCACGTGCCCGTCGAGTACGAGCACATCCCGCAGTCGATGGCGATGCCCTCGCCGGGCACCCCGTAGTAGAAGCTGGCCTGCGGTGGATGACCGGCGGCCAGCAGCCGCTTGTTCCGGGCACGGAAGGCAGCCCGGCGTTCGGCGGTGGGGCGGGCGGTGGACTGCATGACGGCCAGCTCGATGTCACTGCTCATGGATCTCCTTCAGGGGAGTGACGGTGACAGACCCCGCGTACTCGAACGGGATTTTGTCGATGCGCTTGAGGACGTGCGGACCGCAGACGTAAGCGATGCGGTCCTCGCCGAGCCCAGGCAGACCGGACTCGTTGACCGTCCAGGCCAGAGTGAACTCGGCGAACCCCAGACAGGCGCGTTCGATCACGCCCGTGGGCTCCTGGCAACGGGGGAGGTGCGCGTGCTCGGCATCCTCGATGCGGGTGGTGAGTGGGAGATGGTAGCGGAACTTCATGTCAGTCCTCGTGGTCGACGCCGTGGATGCCGGTGCCGCCGCATCCGCAGGAGCGGGTCGAGTCGGCGTCCGGCAAGCGGCCGGTCAGGCGGATGGTGTAGGTCATGGAGTCGAAGCGGGACTCGTAGTACCGGCCGTCGGCAGCGGGGGTGTCGAGCGTTTCGGACACCACCTCGACGGCGACCACCGGGTCACCGGTGCGGCCCTCGACGCTGCCGGTGCGGATGTGCACCACGCCGATACCGTTCGGCAGTGCGACCGACAGCACCTCCTTCGGGCCGATCGTCTCGTAACGGTAGGTGCGGGGCATCACGACTCCTCGGTCAGGACGTACACCACGTTCGACGGGGAGAAGATCATCCGCCCCGTCTTGCGGTCGTCGTCGAGCAGATGGACATGCAGGATGACGTGGCGGCGCTCCCCCACCAGGTTCTTGATGTTGATGGGCGGGGCGTACACCTTCACCGGACTGTCACCGTCCCGGCGCAGGGAGAACGTATCCCCCTTGGAGATGGCGTCGGCGAAGTGGGCGTGGAAGCGGGGCATGGTGGTCTTCATCAGGTCTCCTTCGATGTGTCGGTGTCGGCCTGACGCAGCAGAGCCGGAGCCTCGGCGCGGCCCTGCTCGGTCAGGCGGTACAGAACCCGGGCCGGGCGGCTGGGGCTCACCTTCCGGGTGATGCCGACCGCCCACCCCACGTCGTAGGCCCGGCGCAGCGTGTCGTACACGGTGCCGTACGGGATGTCGAGGCTGCGGGCCAGGTCCTGCGGCCACACAAGGGAGTCGGCCTCCACCAGTGCGGCCAGGACGCGCAGCCGGACAGGGGTCCAGGACCAGGCGGGCATCAGTCCTCCTTCGTGGAGTCGGTGATCAGGCCGATCTCCCGTGCGCCCTTGTCGGTCAGCAGCGGGAACGCCCAGACGTAGCCGCAGTTCCACCCGCCGTGCGGGTCCGACGGACCGCACTCGTCGCCGTTGTGGTAGCCGGTGCGGAACACCTCGCACGACCACTTGCGCTCGAAGCGGGCCAGCAGACTGGTCAGGGCGGGGTCCGGCTCGGAGATGGGCTCTTCGGCGGGCGGCTGCTCGGGGTGGGGCTGTACCCGGTTGTTGGCGTAGTCGCAGTCATCGGTGTGCTGCTCGGCGCACTGCGGGCGGCGCTGCGTGAAGGAGCGGCACTCCTTCAGCCACGTCAGGCCGATCTTCTCCCGCCAGGCGTCGAGGTCGTCGTGGTCGGTGCCCGTGGCATTGGCGATCACCTCAACCAGCATGACCAAGACCGCCGTCTGTGCCTGCGTGGCGTGGTACTGCGCCGCCTGCCGGTGGTACGCCTCCTCCGGGTCGCCGTACTCGTACTGCCGGGCCTTGTCGTGGTCGGCCTCGGCGAAACCGAAGCGGTCCGGTCCGGTGGGGATGGGCTGGTTCATGGCGTGCCTCTCAGTCGAAGAAGTCGAAGTCGAAGTCGAACCGGATCTTGCCCTTGGCCACAGCGACGATCAGCCAGTACAGGACAGGGGTGGCGATGCCCGCGATCAGGTAGAGGGTGCGGTCGCCGGTGACGGCGAAGGTGAGTTCGGCGGCCAGCAGGCCGAGCAGCAGGCCGATGAAGAAGTGGATCACCGGACACTCCAGGGCTGATGGAAAGGGAGGCGGGCCGGATGCCCGCCTCCCGGTGGTGCAACGAGAGGTCAGCCCTCGCCGTCGCTGACCTTCACGTAGGTGCTGCAGCCCACCCGGTAGCGCTCCAGCGCGTAACGGCTGTGCTGGTTGCCAGACTGGTCGTGCGTACGGACGAAGGCGTGAACCTGGAAGACCTCCGCCCACTCCTCGCCCGCCTCGGCGCCGTACGAGGAAGGCACGGCGTGGTACGGAACACGGGTGCGGACCTCGATCGTGTCGTCCGGCAGGGCTCCCTCCTTGAGCGCCTTGAGGGCGAGGTACTCGAAGTCGTCGCACCATCCCTCGTCGTCGGCCAGCTTGCGCAGCGAGGTGAAGGTGAAGGGGGCGTTCTCCAGCAGGGTGTTGGCGCGGTAGATGCCCTGGTCCTCGGCGAAGGCGCCGTGAACGTACGTGGTGAACGGGTCGTCCAGCTCGGACAGGGCCAGGTCCCGCTTCTGCACGGCCTCGGCCTCGGCGGTGCGCCGGGCCTCCCTCGCCCTGACGATCAGATCGCTCTCGGCGGCCAGGGTGCTCAGCATGCTGGCCAGGTGTCGGGCCATGGGGGTGCTGCCCGCCGCCTTGTAGATGGCGGATTCGGCAGCGCGCCTGTTCGCTTCGTGGGTGTCGATGACGAGGTCGAACGCCCGCTGTGCCTCGGCGCTCTCCTTGTCGTAGGTGGTGACGATGCTGGCGGTGTCGGAGCCGAACACCGTCTCGTTGGTGCTGTCGTTGTCGGTCATGTCCGCTGTCTCCTTCGGTGGTGTGATGCGGGAAGGGCCCGAGACGTGGCTGTGTGCCCGTCTCGGGCCCTGTGAGTGGTGGTCTGGTGTGGTTGCCTAGGTGGGGGTCTGAACGTCGATCAGGCGGGCGCTCAGAGCTTTCTTCGTGTTCATGTCACCCTTCTCAGAGCAGTCCGTTGATCGTGTGCACCGACACCTTGAACTCCAGTGCCAGCGCCTTGCAGAAGTCCCACCGGACAGGCGGGACATCCCCCTCCTGCGCCTGCTCCCAGCGTTGCCGTATCAAGTCACGCTGCGCAGGGGTGAGCTTCGGCCTGGACTGGTAAAGGGGAGGGGTCCCGGTGAAGTCGTACCCCTTGCCCGGTCGCCAGGTACTCATGCTTTTCTCCTTCACTGTCCGTAAACCGAAGAGGCCAGGCACCCGCAGATGCCCAGCCTGTTCGGTCGGCGGCCAACCGCTACTGCTCAGGGGTGAGCGGGATCAGCAGGCCCTTGCCTTCCTTCAGCCCCACCATTTTGAAGTTGCCGACGATCTCCTGAACCACGGCGGGAGGGGCGTCGTGCACCACCACATAATTGTGGTTGACCACCCCGGACTGCATCACCAGAAACGTCGACACCTTCATCTGCGAACGGCAGTTCATCAGATAGGTGAAGACCGCCTGCCGGTCGTTCATGTCATGTCTCCTTCACTTTTCGTTGCCCGAGCCCTGCTCGTACAGGGCGCAGACGGTGGCGATGCCGACTGCCACGATGGCGACCACCGCACACACCACCACCCCTGCCGTGAGGAGACGGTCCGGCCCGGACAGCATCCGCTCCCACGACAGCAAGGCGCCGAGCACGACGGCCACAGCCGCCGCGCTCAGCACCTTGTCCATGTCGTCCACGCCTGGTCAGTAGCCGCAGTTCGGGCAGAAGGCGGGCCAGTGCTCGTACGGCGGGTGAGGGTTCATGGGGATGACGTGCCAGAACCCGTCCGGGTACAGCCCCCACTCCTCCGTGTGGTAGACCGGACCCGCCTCACCCAAGGCGTAGCCGGTCCGGTTCGTGATGCGCACCCGGAAGGTGAAGTCCGCGTCCGGCAGCACATCCGTGATCGCGTACTGAACACCCTCCTGCCGGTTCTTCCCGTAGGCGGACAGCACATCCCGTTCCATGTGAGCAGGCAGGCCCGTCACCCCCGACCTCTCCAGCCGGGGGCTGTAGCGGTAGTCCGCCCACAACTCCGAGTCCTTCGGGTTGTGCGCCGCCTCGTTGGCGCACCCCACCAACGTGCCCGGTGCCTGGAACGGCGGACCGTACGGGTTGTAGTGCGTGTGCGTCGGAGCGATGGGCTCCCAGTACACGCCGAACACCCAACCACCCCCCTCGTCCTCGGCCTTGAGGCAGCGGGTGGTGTCCATCAGCCAGGACACCCGCCAGGCGTTGCCCACCGGATCGACCACCGTCTCGTACCAGTAGTCCAGCTCGATGGCGTGGTGCTCGAAGCTGTTGTTCCTGCGCGCCAGGTTCAGGGCGTAGGCGGTCACGCTGTGGTGCTCACCCAACAGCTCGGGGGTGAACTCATGGGACAGCTTGCCGACCATCTCGCCATACTTCAGGACGGAGACCGGTCCCATCTCCGGTTTGCCGTCCCAGCTGAAGTGCAAGGCCGGGTCGAGCTGCTTGAGGTACAGCATGGCGGCCAGCTCCGCCTTCTCCACAGTGGCGAAGGGCCGGTCGAACGCCTCGGGCAGGTCGCTGTACTCCAGGTCCGACCACACCTCCGTGCCCCCCAGGTCCTCCGGGTCGGTCGCCACCATCAGCTCGGTGCGCACATCCAGGGAGATGGTCGGCTCCGCCCCGGGGTCCGGCTGGTTGTTGGCCACGGGGCACGCATCCACCGTGATCGCACGACCCGCCAGACGGGAGTGCACGAACCGGCGGGAGAACGCCCGCCCGATCTGGATGTCACCGCCCACGTCGCCCGCCTCGATGATGCCGAGGCCGTCGTCCTTCCAGACCGTCTCAGTCATGTCGTCCGTCTCCTTCGGTTGTCAGAGCCCGATGTCCTCGATGAACCCGTCCCAGCCGGTGAGCTGACCGGCGGCGAAGTGCTTGCACACGTACGCCACGGCCACCTCGTAGCTGACCAGGCTGGGCGGGACGTGCAGGTTGTCGGCCGTCCAGACGATGGCGTGCACGATCTGGTCCGGGTGTGCGTTGCGGATGATGTTGACGATCACTTGCTGGTCTCCTTCGGCTTGAGGAACGCCCGCACCCGTCCGGTGCGGTAGGTGGGCTTGATGCTGTAGACCTCACCGTCCTGCACGATCTTGTCGGCGGCGTCCAGGTAGACGGCGTCCTCACCGCCCATCCTGACGTGGTTCATGTGCGCGCACTCGATCCAGTACGTGGACAGGCGCAGGCGGGCGGCGTCCTCGCTGTCACCCTTGTAGAACACCTGCACATCACTCATGGCGGCGTCCTCGTCCCGCATCGGACGGCGGGTGCACTCCGGGTCGAAGTGCCAGGTCGCCAGATCCTCGGCGATCCATCCCGTACGCGCGTCGATCTCGTCCTCGCTGCCGATCTTGCGGGCCACGATCCACCCGACGTAGTCCGACTCCCCGCTTCCGCCGTTCTCCTCGTGCTCCGGGTCGTCCTCGCTCGGGTGGATGTCCACCGTCAGCGCCACCCAGTAGCCCGGCTCCTCACGGATGCGTTCCTCCAGCCCGCCGCCGATGAACTCCGAAGCGTGCATGATCGGACCGGCGTACTGGTACTGCCCCGAGTAGCCGGACAGCACTTCCCACCCCTGCTCCCGCAGGTTCTCCACCATGGCGTCGTCGTGCTCCTTGGAGATCTGCGCCTCGGCAAACGGCCCGTCGTAGTCGATCACCACCTCCGGGGCGTGCACGTCCAGGTGGTTGAAGCCCTCGTCGGTGTCGATCACCCGGCCGTCCGGCATGACGGCGACCACGTGGTCGAACCCCATCAGGTCGGTGATCGGCCGGTCCATCATCGGGTTGCGGTAGGTGCGCATGATCAGCCCTCCTGTCTCGGTCAGTTGAAGCGGTGGTAGAAGGCGGTCCCGCCGTGCGATCGGAAGGTGTCCAGGCAGGCGTGGCACAGGCGCTTCACCGTTGAGGCAGTCCGCTTCACGTCGGCGTCGGCGTCGAGTACCGGCCAGGACAGATCGAACGTCCCCTCTGCGGCGGGCGGGTTGTTGTCGTGCACCTTGCTCTGGCACTTGGTCGGTCCGGTGTCCCGCATGCTCAGTCCTCCTTGTAGTCAGCGAACGCTTCGAGCGCCGCCTTCTCGGCCTCGTCGTAGCCGATGTATCCGCCGCACGAGTCGGCCGTCTCCCACGTGATCATGGTTTCCGGCGTCGACTCGTCGTCGTCGAACTCCTGCCCCTCCTCCGGGACCCACTTCACCGACCGCTCGATGACGTAGGCGTACACCTCACCCTGCGCCCAGTCCCGGTAGCGCTTGATCTCGAAGTTGATCAGCTTCTCCGGCGACCACGTGGTCTCCGCCGCCTTGTCCGGCATCAGGTACCAGAAGGCCCAGGCCCCGTCGTACGGGCGGTCCTCGATCACCGTCACGCCGTGGAAGATCTTCGCCCAGCGGACGAACAAGTCCTCGGCGCCCGTCCGTCGGATGCAGTCCAGTGCGCGCGTGGAGTAGTAGTCCCACCCGTACTGGAGCGGGCCGCCGTCCTCGTCGATGTCGATGTACCGCTGCTGCGTGGGGGTGATGACGTTGGCCAGGGGGGTGTCGTCCCACGTGCGAGGGTTGAAGTCGTAGGAGTCCGGCTCCATCTTCAAGTACACCCGGTACCTGCCGTGCGCCTCGATGATCTCGTTCATGATCAGATCTCCTCGTCGTCCTCGTACTCGGCCTGGATCTTGGCCCAGTCCCGCGTCAGCTCCTCCATGGTGGTGAAGCGGGTCGCCTGCACGAACCCCATCGAGGTCTCGCACAGGATCACGCCCGCCCCCATCGGACCGTCGAACGTACCGGCGTCGGGGTTCCTGAACAGGGCGAACCAGCAGTCCCCGTCGACCGAGTTGCCGCACTCGTCGGACTGCCCCGAGTCGAGCGTCCAGGAGTGGACCACCTCGGAAGCGGCGTTCGTGAACTTGGAGGAGTTGCCGGGGCAGGTCAGGAACCCGCCCGTGCGCTGGTCTCGGATCTCACGGGGGCAGGTGCCGCCGATCATGGCGGGGCACTCGATGCCGCACGACTCCCACATCGGCCAGGTCAGGTCGGTGATCTCGTGCAGCTCGATGCTGTAGCTGATGGTCATGATCAGTTCTCCTTCTTCGGGTCGATCACCGTGCAGTAGGAACCGAACGCCTCGCCCGCGTCGACCTCTCCGGTGTAGCCGAGGGCGGGCACGTAGACGGTCACGCGGGTGCCGTCGATGGACCGGATCCACCCACGGGTGGACCGGTGCGGGTTGATGTGCCCGTACATGTTGGGCGGGTAGAACCGGGCGAAGCGGCCGATGTACGGACGCAGGGACTCGGCGATCTCCTCCGGCGTCCGACCGTGCTGCGTGCGCAGGTAGACCGAGCCGTCCGTGGCGGTGTGCGTGGTGATCGTGGTGTCGGTCATGATCAGTGCTCCTCGAAGGGGTGACGGCCGAAGTGCTCGGCGCGGTAGTTGGTGGTGCACGTCGTGCAGTGCTGGAAGTACCGGCCACGCTCGTACACGTACGGGTTGGGGGCGTTCGTGTCGCAGTAGGTGGCGGGTTCGCCGACCGTGCGGAGCAGGTGGATGTCCAGATTGTCCGGTCCCGTCAGGGCGAACTGGTCACGGGGCAGGTAGTCGTGGCCGGTCCCGAAGTACACGGTCAGGGTGGCCGCCACCGTGTTCGTGTTCGGGGCGTCGGGCATCTCGCCCGTGGCCAGACACCGCCACCCGCTCACCTGCCGGGCGACGATCGCCCAGGCGTACGGAGTGTCGGGAGTGATCAGCAGACGCGTGTTGGGGTAGCCCTCCTCACGGTCGAGGAAGTGCCGGATCGGGTAGGGCGCCACGTCGTCGCCGTTGATCAGTTCGCCGGGCTGCATGCTCATGGTCAGTTCTCCTTGGGCAGGGTGAACGAGTCGAGAACGGAGTCCCACTTGCCGGTCAGGATCGACCGGACAGCGTCGATCGCCGGAGGCGTGGGGTTGGTGATGCCTTCCAGGTAGCCGAGTACCGCCGCCACCCTGTGCTGCGTGAGTGCGAGTTCAGCAGCGTGTTCGTTCTTGATGTGCTCCAGAAGGGAACGAGCCATCTCGTCCGTCGTGGTGGCCATGATCAGCTCTCCTTGTCGATCTCGGTGATGGTGACCTCGATGATCTGGTCACGGGTCAGGCCGGGCCAGGCGATCAGCGCGTTGTCCTCGTCGTCGTCCCACATCTCGTGGTCGTCGGTGATGGCGTAGCGGTAATCGCTGTCCGTCTCGTCACCCCGGTCGATGATCACCTCCATGCAGAAGCGGGCATCGGCGGTGTCGGTGGTCCACGGGTTGGCGTGCGCCGTGTGGTTCGGGTCGCAGCTGATCTTGGCGTCGTCGCCCCAGGTGTAGCAGCCGTCGCAGTAGGCGTCGTCGCTACCGGCGAAGGCGTGATCACCCCACTTGACCAGCCGACCGCAGCAGGGGCAGGCGTTCGGTGCCTTGTCCTCGGTGTCGATGCGGAAGGTGATCCCCGTGCTCGTCTCGACGCACTCGGTCCCCGTGTCCTTCCGCGTGATCTGCTCGGCGTACCGGCTGGCCGTACCCATGTCCATGTGAGGGTTGTGCTTGCGCAGTGCCCGGTACGCCAGAGTGTGCAGGTTCCTTCGCTCAGGGCACGGGTCGAACACCGCCGCCTTGCCGAAGGCGGCACCGTTGACCGGAGGCAGGGTGAAAACCAGGACGTACATGGACGGACCTCTCATTCAGGCGGGGACTTTGTTCCCGTTCGGAACAAAAGACATTGTTCGTATTTGGGATACTAAGCATCACGGTTATAGCAAAAATGATCATGGAAATCCGGAGACAGTCCCCGCTTCTAGAGGCAGGGCGCACGATGTGCGATGCTTCCGGCACGTCTATATAGGAGGTGGGACCATGATCATCAAGGGATACAGCGGAGTTCCTCTCACCTTCTCTCCGGACATAGGGGAGATCGTTCTGGCCCGCCGCAACCCGGTCGACAGGTGGACACGGGCGGCAGTGACTCGGGCCAGGCGCAACAACAGGGGCAACCTCAAGCTCACCGTGTGGTGGTTGGAGGACGACCCGCATGCGGGCGTGGCACAGGATGGCCGGACACGCAAGCCGATCAAGGCGCACACCATCGGGTATATCGAGGTGCGGCGTGGTCCGGGCGTGCCCCCACTGATCAAGCAGATCACCAGGGACACGTCCGCCTCCGACTAGGCCCGCTCGACCAGAACGAACGGGATCCGGCGGTCAGGGTTGGCGATCATGCGACGGTAGAACCCGTCCGTGATCGCTGCCCGGCGTCCCTTCGGACGGTTCGCCGGTCGCCGCTTGTCGGCCATGCTGTCTCCTTCGGTTGTCGTGCTGTCGTGCGTCAGTCTCGGGTCAGCTTCACCCCCTTGTACTGCAACGGGGCCCGGTCCTCGATGGACACGGCAGCCTCCCGTGCCAGGCGCAGGTGGTTGAGGAGGACAATCACGCTGTCGTCCCGTGCCTCGATGGCGGCCTGTTCCAGCGGTTCGAGGGTGCGGAGCATGCCATCGAGCTGCACGCGCCAGGCTGCGCCCTCGCAGGTGTCCATGATCTGCTGCGTCACGACGTCGCCTCGACCTTCTCGAACCACTCCGTGAAGGTGCTGACCTCGATGGTGTCGATGCCGAACAGGGGGCAGGCGGTGACGACGAACGCGGTCCCTTCGGGGAAGCCGACCACCAGTCCCGACGTGTCCTCGATGGAGGTCAGGATGCGCACTGTGCGCTGGGTGGTCTTGTGCTTCCACGTTCCGCCGTACTCGTACGGTCCCTGGTTCATGGTTGTCTCCTTCGGTTGTCGTTGTCGGGTCCCCACCCTCGGGCCGGTTCGTCACCCCTCCTGCGGCTTGCCGAAGGTGATGATCACGCCGCCGGACGAGATCACCTGTACGACCTGTGCGGCGGCGATCTGGTACTGGTACTTGGGCCGGGAGTCGGTGAACACGGTCCGTTCGATCAGCCCCTGCGCTGCGGCCTGCGCCTCGGCCAGGTCGGTGGTCGAGTTCCACGGGCCGTACTCCCGGGCGTGCTCGAACACGTCGCTGGTGTTGGTGAACCCGTACCAGGTGAGGTCGCCCACCTTCTGGTAGTTGACGACGTAGTCGACCTGGATCTCGTGGTCGGTCACTGTGCGACCCGCCCGATGACGGCGAGGAAGACGTAGCCCATGTCCGCGTCGGCGGACTTGACCACGGTGATCTCCTGGTTGGGGTTCTCCATGACGGCGACCTTGCGGGCGGCGAAGTAGTGCACCTCGTGGGCGTCGTACCTGTGGTCCCACGGGTAGTCGGCCACGGTGCCGTCCTGCGAGCGGACGCGGACGCGCTTGTCCTTCGTTTCGGTCGGGGGCAGGGTGCGGGTCTCGATGCGGATGCTGCGCACTGTCGTGTCCTTTCTTGTCGGGTGAGGGCACCGACCTTAGTGGCCGGTGTCCTCGATGTTTCACGTGGAACGTTCAGTCGCGGAGCCAGTCGGGGGCGTCGGCGATCACGGTGATTTCGTCCTCTCCGTAGGCGTGTGTTGCACCGGATGAGTCGCCGTCCATGAGTACGCCGATGTCACCCGCGTCGTCGATCGGGTAGATGACGGTGCCGAACGATCCGACCGGCACGAACGGGGTGATGACGCCGCCTGCGTCAATGGTTGTGCGGATGCGCTGGCCGAATGCGAACGTCATCGGTCAGGCCGGGTACAGGCCGAGGCACCAGTGGGTGACCGGTTCGACGTACATGCCGTCGGGCCACGTCACGGTGTCGTCGTGGGACAGGAGGATCGGCCAGTCTTCGGGCCCGCCTTCGAGGGAGAGCACCCACATGGGGCCCTCGTGTCCGGGCTGGTACATGGCGGGCAGTTCGGTGTCTTCGAACCCCTGCGCCTTGAACCAGTCGTTGGCCACGCGTTGTGCGTGTTCGGCCTGGTCAGGGGTGAGGACGGGGGTGCCACCGTAGGTCGGCATTGTCATGCTCCTCTCAATGTTTCACGTGAAACAGTCAGGCGATGCCGATGCGCTCGGCCATCTCCTCAAGCCGCTCGATCACGGACTCGCGGGACGGCAGGCGCGGGCAGGTGTACCCCCGGTGCTGGCCGTCGGAGGTCGTGCCCTGGATCTGCCCGGCGTACTTGTCGTCCTCGGTCTCCCACACGGTGCCGATCGGCTTGCCGTTGACGCTCAGGCCCCACGTGGCGTTGTACCCGCTCACGTAGGGGCGCAGGGTGGTCGGCCGGTAGCTGATTGAGTGGTCGGTCACGTCGAACTTCGGCATGCGTGTCTCCTGTCTCGATGTTTCACGTGGAACAACGGTCGCTGAAGAGATCAGCGACCAGGCGTCGGGCGTCGATGCGGCAGGGTGCACACGCCGGACCCCTGAACACCTTGAACCGATCGCACAGGCGGCAGCGCATGCGCCAGTGGCGCAGTCTGCTGCACTTGCCCTGTGCGCAGCGTCGGCACCATCGGTAGCTCATGGCTGCTCCTGCCCCGGCTGCTCCCCCGTCACGAACACGACGCCCGGTCCGGGGTCGCCGTTGGTCACGGCGTAGGAGTTGCCGTCGGTGGCCGGTCCGTAGCGGGTGGTGTCGGAGGTGACGTCGACCCGCACGCGCGGCCTGCCGTCGGCGGTGGTCAGGCCGGTCTCGATCTCCACGGTGCCGACTCCGCCGGGCAGGATCACTCGCAGGACAGGCGGCCCGTCGGCGTCCATCAGGTAGGTGCGCACACGGTTGTTCACGGTCTCTCCCCTGTCTCGATGTTTCACGTGGAACCATGCATGGCTCCGGCACCACACCCCGGCGAGCGGGGTGCGATGCCGACGGCACGTCGATGTTTCACGTGGAACATTCAGTGCTCGGCGGCGTACTTCTGCGCCGCCTTCACGTACTCGTCGTAAGCGTCGCTGTCCTCCTGCCCGAGCCAGCGTGAGATCTCCGCGTGCCGGGCACGATGGATCTCCCAGTCCTCGAAGTCAGCCAGCGCTTCCCGGTAGCTGAGGCTCATGTCGCGCTGGTCGTCCGCCCATCCGGCGAACGTGCGGTACATGTTCGCGATGTGCGCGTCGGCCACCACGTGGGCCAGCGTTTCGACGGGGTCGGGGTAGATCAGCTTCCCGCCGTGCTTGTTCATGCCGTTGGCGGTGCAATCGCTGATGCCTCGCAGGTGCAGGGTGGTTCGGGTGTTGCCGCCGTTGAGGGCGGTCTCGTCGGTGTTCCGCACGAACACGACGTCGTACACCTCGTACTGGTCGTACGGTCCGGTGCTGACGCTGTGCGTCCAGAACCAGTGCGCCTGCACGTTGTCGTGCTTGATCAGCTCGGTCAGTGTGGTCATGCGTGTGTCTCCTTCGGTCGATGTTTCACGTGGAACATTCCGTGATCTTGGTCAGTCGGTGCTGCGCTTCGGGCGAATGCGCACCGGGTGAGGGACGTGCGCCACGCGGTACTCGTTGACCAGCCACTTGCCGTACTCGTGTCCCTTCAGGGTGTCGCCCGGTCCGCCGGTGTCCTCCTCCGTGACGGTTTCGATCTCCTCCCACTCCGATCCGAGACCGCTGGTGTACTTGCCTTCGATGATCCATTCCTTCACCGGCATGCGGTGTCCTTTCGTCGATGTTTCACGTGGAACATTGCGCCGTCAGGTCAAGGGAACACCCCGCCGGGGAGAGGTGGCGGGGTGCTCGGCTTGAGGTGACGG